ATAAGAGATACCGCTGGCCGTCGTCGGGGATAGTGGCCAAGCAATCCCTGAAGGTTTGGCCTACTACATGCCATTCATGCGGGCATTGCTTAATCTGATTGTCTTGGTAGATGAGTATCATTATGCAATATCCCGCCATAGTATAGACGGATTAACAACAGCCACAGGGATTCGCTGGTTCTGCTTCAGAATCTGCCGATAGCCTGTATAACTGATAATAGGCGCAAATGCCTTCTCGTCATAATCATTCATAAAGCTGCCAAACAGGCGGATAGGACGGGTATCAATACAAAAGGCCATATCACTGCAACGCAGAAATGTCGCACCGCTTTCAATATGAACGGCGAACCGCAGGTGGTTGCCATTAAACCACCCTTCTTGCACAGGAGTAGTGGTAAATTCCCATGCGTCGGTATCAAGGGGTAATGGCGCTTCCATACGACGCCATCCGTCTTCATCCAAGGCAACTTTGTTCCAATCAGAGAACAAGATAACTTCCATGCCGTAGTAATAAGCAAAGCGGATATGCCCAAGGCGGTTCTGATAATCCTGCCAAGCATTTTTGAATACTTCGTAGTCGCGAGGATTATCGAATCTTACAATATGTTCGGGGCTGATATACCACCCATCTTTGACAACATTCAAACGGGGGCTGAAGTAATCCTCCCCGTTCTTCCAATAACCGTTGAACACAGGGTCGGTATGCGCATACTCGAACTCGGCAAGGCGGAAAGCCCTGCCTTCATTTGTAATAACGCTGCCTTGCAGGGTAGGCGCGATAGTCATCAACACGCCAGCCCCGTCAAGGCTAAATCTGGTAATTAAATTATCATCTGTAGTTTTTACATCATAAGGAAAAGTAATCATACTTCCTCCTTCAGCATAGTCGCTAGGCGTTTACACATTTCAATAAAGATGGGACGCTGTTCTTCAGGCATCCCTTGAACATGGGAGTAGCGCATTACTTTGGCTTTGTTATCCCAAATCAGGCGGGCTTTATCGACACCCGGCACGAAGAAGCGGTTAGGGTATTTTCTCCATTGGTTGAGTTCACATTTGGCTACCAAATCCAAAACGCATTGCGGGATGAACTGGCTTTCATAGTCAACCTTGTACTGCTTGGCTTCTTCACGCTCAATAGCGGCTTCGGTCTTTTTAATCTCAGCTTGCAATCTGCGCAGTTTACTTTCCTGCTTTTCCCAGCGCTTGAAAGTAGCAGCACCGTTGCGCTTGTCATTTAGCGGCTGTCCGTTGGCAGATTTCACGTCATCGGCATGTTCTGTGAAAGCGGCATCAAATGCAGCCTGCTTCTTGGCAAGGCTATTCTTCAGGATTTCCAAACGGGTCATTTCATTATCCCTTTCAAATTATCACATGGCTATTATAGCAGATATTGCATTTAAATCAATAATTGATTTTTACAAATATGGGCAAGCCATAAATAAACTATAGCAATTCAATCATTATCGGAGTTTCACTATGGCAGCAAATCTTGGATTAGACAACTTTCTCGCCAATATGCAGGGCGGTGGCCTGCGCCCCAACCTGTTCAAAGTCATCTTGGCCTTCCCGGCTCAGGTAGCCAACCAACAGGCAGCCTTCAAACTGCAGTTTACCGCCAAGGCCACTTCTATCCCGGCTTCCAATTTGGGCGTGGCCATTGCGCCGTATATGGGGCGCGAAGCCAAGTTCGCAGGCGACCGTACTTTTGACGACTGGAACATCACTGTATTGCTCGACACCGACATGGTGTCCCGTGATGCGTTTACCGCTTGGTCAGATGCAATGAACGGCCACGTGGATAACGTCGCCTTGGCCGGATGGGGCAACCCTTCTAGCTATATGGGCAGCGGTGAAGTACATTTGTTGAACCGCGAAGGCGAAACCGTGAAGGTGTATAACATTAAAGGCACTTTCCCGACAGTCGTGGGCGAAATCAACTTGGATTGGGCTACCAATAACGCCATTGCCGAGTTTCCGGTAACTATGGCCGTAAACTGGTTTGAAGCGGTAACTGGCAGCAATAACGCTTAATCTGGTTTGAACAAGAAAGCCTGTTGGAAATCCCAACAGGCTTTTTATTATGCTTCCAGCAAATCCAATACTTCTTCAGTATAGGCATAGCGCCATTGGTCTTCGTCGTCGCAATGCGCAGTATGATAGGCAACGCCGGGCTGGAATATGCCGCTGTCATCTCTCAAGCATACTGCCAGTTCGGGTTGGATGAACAGCATTAAGATGTTTAACGATTGCGTGCCAATCATCAAACGCGGGTAAAGCTTTCTATGCAATTGGCGCAGGGCTATTCTGTCGACAGCATCTGATAATCCAACAACATCATACTGGCTGTCATCATTGCAAAGCAGATGCTTGTTATAGCCACGGCCTGCAATCTTGATTACCGGATAGGCTTCAAACGGGTTGGATTCGTCATATGGATGAATCAGTTCGCCGTTTTCCAATATCAGCTTGCCTTTAAGCTGGTTGGTTTTAATCAGGTAAATCAAAGCAAACGCTGCCTGTGGGGTATAACTGCCGTCATCATATTGCACATGGGGGCGTAACATATCCAAAGCAAATTCAGCTAATATCGGAAAGAACTCGCGCTCTTCGCTATCATATGATTCGCCAAGCTTGGCTGTACCACACTCTTCAGCCAATACGCAAATGTGTCTGTCATTGGCCGTTACAAACAAGTTGTCGTCAAAATCAATGGCAAATTTAATCATGATATATCCCCTTTAAGCCAATACCCAATCAGTGGCCAGTATATCGGCCTGCATGGGATAAAACGGTTTTTCATTTTCGTTAATCATCATGTCGTTTTCAGTCAGCCGGATAACCCGCTTGCTATCCTTGCGCTTAACGGGCAGGCCGCTCTTCATGGCTCGGATAGCCCAGCCAATGTCTAGGGTAACATCCAGCTTCCACAGTATAGTCTTGGCAATCTCGGTTTCGCAGTTTGCCAGTTTCAACAAGGCTTCTTCACGAGCTCTGGCATAGGCAATGTCGTCGCCCAAGCCGTAATTGATATACAGGTATTCGCCTGAAGCCGATAAGCCTGTACCGGATACTAAGGTGCATTGCATGCCGTGTTCGGTTTTGGTATAGGTTTCGGAAATCATATGGTCATTCAATGTCTGACGCATAACGGGCGTAATCAGCATAATAGTTCTCCATGGGGTTGTTATGGCTGCCATTATAGCGGGGATTTATCCTTGCATAAAACTTTTACGGTTTCTTTACAATACCCCATATTGCATTAAAATCAATATGCGCTATAATGATGCCGTGTTGAAAGTAACCCTGAAAGGAAACATGATGAAAATCGAAATTAGCCACTTGAAAGCCATCTTGAACTGCGCTGGTAAACAGGATACCCGCAATTATTTGAACGGGGTGCATATCAAGGGGGAAACCATGGAAGCCAGTAATGGTCATGTTGCTGCCCGCCTGAAATGCGAAGGTGCAAATTTCCCAGATATTATTATTCCTCGAACCATTGTTGAAATTGCCCATAAAGCCCACGTCGGTGCTGTTGAACTGATTGATAACTTAGATGGAACTTACCGCTTGGGGGATATTCATTTCACGCCCATTGATACGGGTATCTCGGGTTTCCCTGATTTAGACCGAGTTATCCCTGTAGTCAACGGATACGAACCTGTAGAACGTTCTTCAAACCAAGAAGGATATTACGGGATTGATTTTAAAGTGTTGAAACTGGTTATGCAAACCAGTAAACAGATTTACAAGCGCGAAGCCTTCCCGTTTACCAACAGCATGCTCAATATCAACAAAGGAAGCGCCTTGTACTTCCAGCTTGACAACTTAGAGCTTTGGGTAATGCCCTGTCGGATTAAAATGCCTATCCCCAAAAACAAAGCCGCCCAACCGCTCTTGTACAAAGAAAAGGAATAACCATGATTGATTTGCAGATGGGCTACAGCCCGCAAAACCTGCGCAATATCCGCCAGCAATACAATTTGACTCAAAAAGAAGTTGCCAAGATTGTTGGGGTATCCAGTTGGAACAGCGTGTCAAGATGGGAAACGGATGTTACCAGTACCAACCATTCAACCATGCCATATATCCGCTGGATGGCCTTGCTCGAGTATCTGAACAAGCAATGAAAAGACAGCCCGCATTAAGCGGGCTTTTACATATTCTTTACAATAACAATATTGCATTTAAATCAATATAGCGTATAATAAGAACCGTAGTAAGGCAGTACCAAATAACAAAACAGAAAGGAAACAGAAAATGAACTACAACGCAATCATGTCTCCCCGCGCCATCAAATCCATGCTGCGCAACGAACATGTTTTTACCGCCCACTTTCTGCCACGTATTATTGATGCCATTATTGACTCGGATACCAAATTCATGATATACAGCGACGAAATAAGCGAAATCTTTAAACATTACGGGATGCAAGAAGTTGATGCCCTAATGCAGCGCATCGAAGATTCGGGATATTGGGGAAAAGCAACTATCGATATGTGGGGGAATTGGGAAATCAAATTAAGCAATCCCTACCATGAACAAGGTTTGAAACAGCCTGTAGGACATAAAAACATCTTATCGCCCGCCCAAATCGAAAACCTGCTGAACGGAGATGCTTACTGGTTTTACGCCCACCTCTTGCATCGTATCATTGAAGTAATGGATAACGGGGATAAAGATTTCTTGATGAACCCTATCGAAGTTGAAGATGCCTTTGCTTGCTATACTGAAGAAGAGCTTGATGGATGCTTAAACCAGTTGGAAGAAAGCGGTTTCAATGCCGAACGGGTTGATAATAAAATCCGCATTAGCTGGAGTAATCGTTAATCGCTGTTGAAGCCGATAAAGAAAACCCCTTGGATTTCTCCAAGGGGTTTTAGTGTCCGCAAAGGTAGCGAAATTACAGGCCAACAACGGCGGCTTTGCGGTAGTAGATGTTGCTGTTTTTGCCCAAAACCTGAGCGTTGGTAGTGGTAAAGGGGTTCTCTACCAAACCGTAGCGGGTTTTGAAACCGATAGCAGGGGCAAAGGTTACGGTATCGGATACGCGGGCAATTTGCAGCGGAACGTAGGGGCAGTAGAACAGGCCGGCGTCAACCACTTCAGCGCCTTTATAGCCTACTACATAACCGTCATGTGCCAGCATCGGGTCAATGTAAACGCGGTAGCGACCCATGTTGCCGCAATAGGTAGTGCCAGTCACGTCTACTTCCAAGTTCTGATTCATGGCTTGGATGGCGGGAGCGAAATCCAGCAAGCCTGCAATCTGCAGGGCAGATGCAACGTTGGCGGAAGTAATCAGGATATTGCCTTTACCGCGACGGGTTTCTAAGGCAATGGCGTTGGCATCTCGTTCGATTGCATACAGCAAGCCTTTAAAGCGTTCAGCGCTCCAGCGGCCATCACTGTCGGTAGTGATGTTGAACGTGCCTTTGGTAGTGGCAAACTGCGCACCCGGTTTGGCGATTTGGTAGATGCTGCGCACTACTTCTTGGTTCTGTTCGAGCATCAGCTCAGTAGCCAAGATGTTGGCCAGTTCAACCTCGGCATCCATACCATGCACGTTTTTCCAGTCTTGGGCGATTTCCAAGCTGTAGTCGGCACGGAGTTGGCGGGTTTTCGCAGTTACTTGAACTTTCTCAATGGTGGCTGACATGGATTTCCATGCAGCGGTTTCACCAGTGGCAGTATCCATACCGGTGCCAGTTACTACGTCAGCGCTCGGGCTGCCGGTGTAGCTGCCTTCCAAGAAGGGGCTGGCATCGTCTTTTTGAGTGCCCGCACCGCCGTGTCCGGTGTCTACCTTGTTGTACAAGGCTTCAGCACCGTTCTTATCGGTATAGCGGGCACGCATTGCGAATACCAAACCAGTCGGCATCTGCATGGCTTGTACGCCGCAAATATCGTAAGCAATCAGGCGGGGTGCGAAACGGCGAACCATGCTTACCAGCACGGGGTCGTAGTTTGCAATGTTGGCGGTAGTGGTAGTGGCAGCTTCGTTCAGTTGCATCTGCTGCGCATTGTCGCGCTGCTGGTTTTCCAGCAAGACGGCAGTGGTAACGCGACGGGTTTCGTCGGCAATTGCCACGCCTTCATTGAGCACGTCGCCCCATTTTTCGAGCAGGGCTTTTTCTTGTAAAGTAGCCATATGGTCTAACTCCGTATCAAAAATTAACGAAAGGTTGCTTTAAAGTTATTTATAGGAAATCGATTTATGCGCCGCGCATGTATTGCAAATATTTGCCCATGTTGCTCTGTTGAGCTTCGGGTTTAACATCTTCATTCAGTTGCTGCGGTGCTGCAGGTTGTTCGGCAGGCTTGGCCACTACGATACCGATTACAGACTCAACCAATGCTTTGTAGTCGCCTTGGTAGGCATCATGCGGCTGCATCAAGGTAGCCACGCGCTCTTTCTGAATATCGGTTAGGCCGTTAGTGCATTCGGCCAATACCTGCGCATGTTGCAAATCGCGCAATTGCTTGGCCAAGAGCTGATTTTCTTCAACCAAGGCTTTGTTGGTTTCTTCCTGCTCTTTAACGCGCTCATCGGATTCGCCGAGCAAATCGGTAGATGCAAAGGCAGCTTTAACCTGCTCGGTCAAGGCCAGCATGCGCTCGTACTCGTCGGTCTGCACAAGGCGCTCTTGGTTTTCGGCCAAGAAGCGGGCAGCGGTGGCATCGGCAAACTCTGCGACTTCTTCAAACAGGGCTTGCTTTTGCTGCTCAACGCTTTCCTGCAGTTGTTCGTAAACAACGCGCTGGCTTTCTTTTAACTCTTCTTCACGTTTAGCAAAAGCTTCAGTGGCTGCTGCAGTAGCATCCGCTTCAGTTTTTGCTTTCACGTCTTCCATGGCGGATTCGACAATATCAATCAGGGGCTGTACTTCTTCAGCGCCAAGATTGACGGTCTTACCCCACTCAATCATGCTGTCTTTCAGTGACATACTTTTTCTCCAATCAAACGAACCAAATCTTCAAATAGGGCAAGGGACTGTTGATTGCTGAACCCTGCTTTATATTGTTTATTTATGGTATCTTTCATCGCATCGGTCGCTTCTACCAGCACGCCGTTTTGGTAAACCCATTCGCGAGATTCCATTAAGGCGGTAACAAAGGCATCCGGGGCAGACGGTTCTAATACCACATCGGCTGCCGAAATCAGGCGGAAATCCTTTTGCACAATATCCGTGCCAGTATGGTCTTTTCTAACCGAACCCAAGGCACGGCTGGATACGCCTAATTGAACTCCATCACGGAGTAGGCCTGCCACGATTGCGCCCATTGGGGTGTGCTGCAATACCTTGGCTTTGCCGATATAGTTGTCGCCGGATTCTTTCAGGCTGACAATCTTGATACAGGCACGCTCGGGATTTAATGTGGGGTCTTTCGGATGATTAAGTTCGCCCAAGGCACGGTTGTTATCGACAACCTCCTTGATATAGCGTTCTACTTCACCCCTAACGGTTTCCTTGGGATAGATGCGCCCGTTGATGTTGCGAATGTTCGTCTGCATGAAGATGCCTTCAATATGCAGAGATTTGCCTTCGGCTTCCTCTAGCACATTGAAGGTGTCGCTCAATGCGGTTTCAACTAATAGCTTCATGGTATCAAGCCTTCAAAAGTCATTTACATAATTTATTTATGGTATAAGCATTTTGATGTAATATGGGGTGAAAGTAATATAGACAAAATTAAACCCCATGGGATTTGCCCACGGGGTTTCTTGGTGCGTGTGTTTGTTATTCAGTAGGGGTATTGATGTTTGCGCCGCTCGGTTCAAACTTCACGCCGCTTTCAAAATCGCATTCGAGCAGCTTGAAGGCATCATCATTGCCATAGCTCAATTTCAGCTTGGTCGTGCCACCGCCCAGTTTCTGAATGCGTGTGCGGATGAAGGATTTAACCGTATTCAAGTCGCCTGATTGAGTACCAGCCACCCCGGCAATGGTCACGGCTGCATGATATTTGCCGTCAGGTGCTTTGCCGATTTTCACAATATCACGTGAACGACTGTTGCCTACCAAGTAACCCGCATCGCCTGCCAGCGGTTGATTAAACCAGTAATTGTTGCTGTAATCGGTAGCTTCATTCAGATGCTTGGCATCGATTGGCAGCTCTGGCACGGCAATGTTGGCAGTGCTAGTCGTTACATCCTCAGACAAACCAAAGGCCTTGCGGAAACGGCGGGCTTTGCGTGATTTACGGGCTACGCGGATTTTCAGGGCTGCGCCTTGGCTGCGCTTGCTGATAACCATTTTGCGCTTGGCCACGCGCTGCTTGGCGAGTTCAGTACCACCAATCTTCACGCAGGTAGTTCCGTTCCATTTGAAGCCTTTGCGGCATTGCATCTTGATTCGTTTCTTGCCTTGGGCATTGACTTTGATACGGCGCTTCACTTCGTTGAGCTCGTAATCGTCTTCCATTTCTAAGCCGTAAACAACGTCTTCTTCATTGAGGTAAACGATTACCACATACTCAAAGCCAACATCATCTTCAATGTCTTCGATATCGACATCTGATTCGACAGTCGCGCCTTCGGCTTTTTCGTAAACCAGTACGTCATAGCTGTACACGGCATCGGTAGCATCCAAGTAATCGCAGAAATCGAAGACTTGGTCTTTCTTGCGGAATGAAATATCAAACACGCCGTCTTCATACTCGCCGTCACCGCCAAACTGGCGGGCTACGTTGATGATTTCAATCACGGCATTGGCTTCAGATTGGTCAACGGCTTCTTCGTTGATTTTCTGCGCCAGCACGTTGTTGAAGTGGTCAAGCAGGGCAGCTTCGGCCTTTTCCCTCTCGGGATTTTCATTGCCGAGATATTCGATTGCTTCAAGTAGTTTCATCGTGGTCTCCAAAGAAAACAGGTTCATCTTGATTATTTATGCCGCGCCCCTTTTCATCTTCGACTTCGCCCAACAGGGTTTCAATTTCATCGTCAGTCATGTGCATGATATTGGATAATGCCCAGCGCTGGCTAAACATCTCGCCAATCATGCTTGATACGCTGTTCAATGTACCGATACGGGCTTCAAGGATTTCTGTTTTCTTCATTTCGACAAAGTTATTGTCTTCGGCATAAATCCATTGGATGTCGCGCTTGATGCCCGGCCAGTCTTCCATGCTGATAACCTTGCGCAATACCAGTTCAGTTTTCAACACATCTTCGACAACAAGGATAAAGCGGGCACGCAATGCCTGAATGAATTTCTGGAAGCGGTATTCGTCCCTTGTGATTTCGGTAATGCGTCCTGTGCTGAATACGGATTGTTCGGCTTGGAAGCGGCTGCGAGGGATATTCAGGCTGCGATAGAAAACATCGCGGCAATACTCAACATCTTCAATCACGCCTGTGTTTTGTCCGCCGGGTAATGTTGATACCTCGGTGCTCCGGCCATTGCTTCTACGGGGCAGCCAAATATCTTCAAGCATGGAATTGATATTGCGCTTGTCGATAGTATCGCCAGTCTTGGTGTCATATACCATCTTGTTCTTGAACTTGTTAATCAAGTCCTGCATGTACTTCTCGGCACGGCTTCTTGGAAGGTCGGCAATATCAATGTAAAACACACGGCGCTCGGGAGCTCTGACTACCCGGTAAATCACCATGGCGCTTTCCATCATCTTCATATTGTTATAAGGCACAATGGCCTTGTGAAGATGGCCTATAATGTAGTTGCCGTCATCTGATACCAAACCGCTGTCAGAGTAGGCAATCGCTTCTTCTTGGAAAATGGCAGCCTTGCGCTCTTTCTGCCATTGCATCGTGGTCAAAGTTTGGAAGTCTTTGCCCCATAATTGCGGCTTTTGACTGTTGGGCACATAGACATACTTGATTTCTTCCTTACCCAAATCAACAAAACCGTCGTTAGTCACCTTCGTGCCGCGCAATCGGCGGATATTAAGCGGGTCAATCTGCTGCAGTTTGATAATCTTCGTCTTGTCTTCGGATACCACCTTGTGCAAGAACAAGCGGCTGTCTACATACCACGAACGGAATAGGTTTTTACCAGTACCGTCGAAATCGAAGAGGTCGTGGTAAACGTAATGGAAGGCTTCCTTAATCTTATCTTGCAGGGAAGCGGTAAGTTTGGAATTATCATGAAACTGTATCGACATGGCCATTTCCGCGCCGTCGACGTTGAAGGTTTCGTTGATGATTTCCTGCACGGCCTCGGATACTTCTGCAGATAGCGCAATGCTGCGATAGCGGGCAATCGCATCCGCTTCAGTCTGTGGCAGGTTGGCAATATCGTGGCGGATGATGTTGAAGTCGACAATGTTTTGCGACCCTATATCATCATAACTCGCCGTGCCGTCTGGCATGGTATCGACAGTAATCGCGGTATCGCGTTCGATAGGGTCAACCGGATTGCCGAATAATTTGGTAAACCAAGACATAGTAACAATATCCTATGGGGTATTCATGCCACTATTTACACGGTGGCAAAGATGAATGATTCGCCTAGACGGCGGAGCGTGCTGTCAACTGCCCTTGTGGCAATGGCAGGCTGCTCGCCTTTACCGCCGTTATGGCCTGAACCACCTTCAATCTGTTTTTGCGGGGCGGTAGTCGGGGCAGGCACAATGACGGGCTTGGGATTGGCCTGCTGTTGCTGTACTGCTTTCTCGGTAGCCGTTTCCTGTTTGGCGCTTTCTGTCAATGTCGGCGTCATTGGATTGGCTGCAGGCTCGGCAGTCATTGTGGATACCGGGGCAGGCTTCATGTTTTCTTGCGGTGCTTGTGCCGCTTCAGGCCGGATAGTCGGCTCTGCAGACATTTCCCTTTGCAGGGCAGGCGATATGGCAGGCTTACCGTCTAATGTGGGTATAGCGGCAGTCTGCTTGATGGCATCGTCTAATTTCCTTTGGGCATCCTGCTTGATGGTAGGCGCAGGATTAAGGCCTTTCGCTTCTTCAGGATGCAGCCAGTCGTAAATCTTCGTGCCAAGGCTGGCGTCCTTGTCGCCTGTTAGTGATTGCACGCCTTTGTCGGTCAAGTTGCTAATCCAGTTTGAAGCATCTTCGCCACGGGCAGCCTTGTAGGCAGCGTAAAGGCCTGTACCGCCAAACACCAAAGCGGCAGTACCTGCAGCAATCGGAGCAGCTCCTAGGCTGCCTATTGCACCCACGGCATTGCTGCCCATCGTACCCAGCATCGGTAAAGCCCTTGCGCCCATCCCCAATGCGCCACGGCCTAGACCTACCGCCTTTGAACCCAATCCGGTTGCCCCTGCCTTCAATGCGCCTGCGCCTGAAGCCAGTAACGGCAATGCCCTAGCGCCAACAGTCCTCAAGGCCGTGCCTGAAGTACGCAAGCCTGTAGAAGCCAAAGAAGCGGCTCGGGCTGCATATTGGCGGGATACCCTGCTTGCCAAGCGCCCTGCTGCGCGTGTACGGCGGTTGGCACGCTGAACAGCCCGTTGCATGCCTTGGATGCTTCGACCCATCCTTACGCGCCCCAAGCGCCTTTCTCGGCGGGCAAACCTTCTTGCTCTATCTCGAAGTGTGCCACGGCCTTGTGTCATTTCTCGGATAAAGCGACGGCCACGGCCTTCTTTGCGTTCATCGGCTTTCTGTTCGGTTTTATCTTTCTGCTGCTCGGCCAGTATCTTCTCAAGAATGGTGGCAACCTTTTCCATCTGCCTGCGCTGCTTAACCTGTTCTTCGTCAGATTTAACCACTAGCGGCTTGGGGTTGGATACTTGGCGGATGGTATCAATCTGCTTATCCGCTGCAGTCTTCACGCTCTCGCGTTGGAAGCGCTCAATCTTGGCTTTCTCAGTGCTGGAAGGCTTGGCATCGGGTTGATTGGTATTGGCAGTTTCCCGGATGATGGATGCGGTTTTGTTTAACCCGCCGGTGATGTGGTTATCAAGGCGCGTAATACCGTCATCAATGTCAACGAGCTTTTGATGGATACGGTCGTCTGAAATCTGCCTAGCGGTATTGCCGTCTACTGTGGCGCTAGGGGCAGGCTGTGCTTCTTGGGTTGATTGCTTGGGTTGCTCTTCCTTAACCGCTTCGTTTTTGCGTTCGGCTTCTGGCTTATCCTTGGCTTCGCCTTTCTGTTTCGGTTTGGCGGTCATGTGGCGCCACGCATCGGTAGCACCTTTTTCAATAGATTGTCCAAGGCGTGAGTTCTCTGTGCCGTAGCCCCATAACGCATGCAGGCTAAGGCGCTCTTTAACATCTTCTTTAATCTTTTTGGTCAGCATTCCCAAGCGGCTGCGCTTCTTGAACGTGCCGTCTTTATTGCGCCCGGGCAGTGAATCCTTTTTACCGCCAAACAAACTCATTTGGTTTCATCCTTCCAAGCGGCAAACATTATCAGATACATTTTCATCTCCAAATACGGCATGGCGTCAATCTCCGACGGGGGTAATCCGTATTTGTGCGAAAGTAGGAAAACGCGCTTGTGCCACTCTGTCAAGCCGTTCATGTCAAAAATCATGCGAAAAAACTGTAAAGCCCCTGCAGGGTAAAGCGCTCGGTGTGTTTGCATTTCGGGCAAGTGATTTCCCTTGACCAATACACTTCCGGCATATTGTCGATAAAATCCGTAATCTGCGCTGCCGCTTCCTGTGGCAAGGCATCTAGGAAATCCAGCACTTCTTCAAGGCTGGCATCGACCAACGGCTCGTAAACGCCTTCCTTGTCAAAAATGGATTCGATGCAGTCAATCACAATGGCGTCATCGTCGGCGGTATCGTCTTGATGGGTAAACCATGCGCCGAAAGGCGGATATTTCAGTTTGATACCCATGCCGTCGCCAAGGTCGACGATATTGCTAATCGGGTTTTCGGTTACAGTAACATCGGCAATCACTACAGGAAGATTGAAACTGGTATTGCAAGGCTTGCCGTCTTTGTCGGGTTCGGTGCATTTAACTTGGATGGTAATAGCGTTTTCGCTGCTCTTGGCATACAGGTGCAAGAATAGTGATTCAACATCGACAAACGACAACTTGCTTACATCCGTGCCGTCGGTAACACAGCGGGTCAAGACTTCCAATACCGTGTTGGCAATGGCCGATACATCTTCAAAGGCCACAATAGTCAGTAATGCCTTGTATTCGCCTGCCAGTAAAGGTCTAAACTTAATTTCGCGTTTGCTATCCGGCAGGGTATAGCTGTAGATGGGGGTGTTGAGCTTGGGAAGTGCCATAATCAATTTTCCTTATAGGTTTGTATGCCATTATTTAGGCCGTATAAATGAAAAATCCCCTTGGGTAGGGGGATTGTATTGCTCTGTGGTATCATCGCAATCTGTGCGCATTGTGAAGCGACTGTGGCCTAGTTCAAGTAAATGTTGCTCGCCCTGCGCCGCTCGTTGCCTTTGGTATCGCTGGTTTGATTGCCATATACGGTCAATCTGTCATTACCCATGATTTCCGTGTTTCGGCTACCGTGGACTTTGGTGTGTTGGTTGCCCATGATTTCCGTGGCAGCATTGCCTTGTACTAGGATATTGGCATTGCCTTCTACTGTGATATTGCAGTTGCCTTTAACCAGTAGCTTTTTATCCTTGTAGATGATTTCAATATCGTCATTCATGTTCTTGTAAACCCGTTTGCCGTCGGGGTGATACTCCATGAATGTGCCGGATGGGTGCCACATGGCTATGCGGTTATTGCTGTCATCGGTTTCATAGATAATACCGTTGGGCGTGGCATAGGTATGATTTAACGGATAGCGGGCATTGTAAGGCGTAACGGGTTCAGTCCATGAACCACCAAAGGCAATCTTGGCAGTCTGCAGGTTTTCCTTTTTCTTCTTGACAATCGTTTCTTCAATCTTCTCTTTGCGGGCAAGCCTGTTGGTATCCGGTTCTGTCGGGGTTAATCCGTCTTCTTCAGGGATACCGCCAAGGCTGCCTAATACTATCGGCATTTGGCAAAGGTCGCCGTCGGCAAAGAAGCCGATTACAGTGCTATCCTTGATTAAACCTGTTGGGCTGAAGCCTACCCCACCCAATGCAGCGGATGTGATGGGCTGTACCGGAAATGCCCATGGCAGGCTTTCATCTTTGATGTCGTCATTGTGATAGCCATAGATGCGAACTTTTACCCGGCCTAATTTCTTGGTATCTTCGTTGGATACCACCTTGCCTATCCACCAATTGAACTCGCCAAAGGTGAAGGCATTGCTTTGTTGGATATTATCCATCATTTCTCCCAATTGCAAAGTTCGACGTTGACAAAGTAGCTGGATTTGGTGATGATATGACCAACCGCTGTAATCAGGTATTTGCCTTTATAGCGGCTGTCTAGGTTTTGTTCGCTCAAGCTGTCGTTGGCAGGCATATCCAGCTCGGCAATCTCGGATAGCCAGTTAAAGGCCTTGGAGTTGCCTGTAAGTTGAAGGCGGATTCGGTTTTGTTCGAGTTTGAACAAGCTGTGGCGTCGGCTGCTGAACCACTCTACGCCTTTGTCTAGGGTTGATTCCCCGCCGTCGAACATCTTTTCATGCTTGGGTATGAAGTGGATAAGCGCTTCAGGTTTGCCGATTTTCTGCCCGCCTTTGCGTTTCTTATCTTCGGTTTCCCATTTCTTGTTGACAAAGTCGAAGGTGGCCACTTGGTTGGCATCATAACCGGATGCGACATTAACCAAGGCATTAAAGTGGTCGATTGCCCAAGTGGTAAATTCCAAGTTCTTGTTGGTTTTGGTATCGCCATTTTCCCTGATATTATTGGGGCGCTGGATGAACTTAACATGGGGCTTGCGCTGCCATAGGGTCGACAGTGACTCAAAGCAGAGCTTGGCTTGGCCTTTCTTGATGGTCTTTGTATAGAACACGAAGTCGGCCTGATTGTTATGCAGGGCAACCTTGCACATCTCGGCAACTACAGTGAGCGGGCTGATATTGGTGGCAATGTAAACCATTTCATTGTCGGCTCGACTAGGCAGGCGCTTACCATCTTTGATGTGGTAGGGTACGCTGCTTTCTAATTGTTCGGGCTTGGGCTTTTCATCCTTAACCTGTGCATGCAGGTGTTTTTGGACTACCTGCTTGACAATTTCATCGGGGCGTTTGCCGTCGAAGGCTTCGCATACCTTGGCATTCTGATTGGCCAAGTATTCTTTTGTCGTGCAGTTCAGCGTGTACGACATGGCCTTGTGGTTAATCTGCCGTTTATCTTCAAGGCTGATTACGACGAAGGATAGATGTACATTGTCGTCGGTATCGACTTCCTGCTTGATGTTCAGCTTAATATCGACCTTGGCATTTGGCCGGATATTGTAGCGGGTAATCATGTTGGTAGTATCGGCAATATCCAAGACAGCCGTGGTAAACGGATTGGTGAGCTCTTGGCTGATATAGACGTTGGCTACCGCTTCAGTGATGTCTTTGCCGTTTAGCATCACGGTAAAGCGGGTTATATCGCCAAACTGCGCGTGTAGGTTTTTCATTCGAACTGTGCCCTAAATTCTTCTTCAAATGCTGCGACAAACTTTGGATTAACGATTTTGATTTTATGCTTCAGGCTGTTTTGTTCAACCTCGTAATCCAATACGGATACTGGCATAATGTAAACAGGCAGGTCTTCATTGCGGTCTAGCATGGCCTGATACTTGTCGCTGTCTACATCATCGCAATAGCGTTTGATTTGAGTGTCGTAAAAATGGTGGGTTCTATCTGACGTGCCATACTTGGCCTTGCAGTAATCTACCAATAGGTCATGTGATACTGGCAAGGCATGATAGGGGTTAATCAGGTTATTGCAGACCATGATGACCCACCAATATTGAGTGGTATCGTAAACTTCATGGCTGATTGCTTCAGGGGTCATGTCTGCCTGCACATAGTAATCCTGAAACAGATAGGTTTTATCAATGTTAAAGCGCTTGAACAAATGGGCTGCGCAGATGTTTGTCAGTTCATAAACGCGCCCGTCCAGCTTGTAAGGGGTAGTCCCGATAATATCAAACATGGAGATGGTATCCGGTAATGTGTTTAATCCTATTTAACCTTGCAATTATAAATAGTTGTATCAAATTCGGAAAAGTTTAGCATGAACGCAAAATTTCAATCTCTACTGTCAACCCTAGAGCGGTTGTATGATGAAGACCCGTTTATGGCATACGGCCTGCGCAGTACCCGCCATCCTAGTGAGTCAAAGCCCGGCGCGAAACTGCGCAATAGCTTTGTCTGGGAAGATGGCGAAAAGACCAACCGCCAACTTAACGGTGTCTCTACTATCGGCATCCCTGCCCATGACATCAACGAGCGGGGCTTGGTTAAGGCTATCCAAAGGCTAGGCCGCTCGGCTGCCAAGCTGTTCGGAGTTCCGCCGGGCACGGTTTACATCGATTACGGCGGTGACGACGTTATCTTGGTGCAGGGCGACAGCTCTGAAGGCGGGGAAGACGTGCACGAGTATGTTATCCGCCACGGGCAAACTGTATGGTCTGCTAAAAACGGTTCAATCTTGAAGGAAGGAAAAACTATGACTTGGAATCCATCATTCCGCGATTGGTATACTGCCAAACAGCAAGCTTTGAATGAAAACTCTGAACCTGAAGGGGATACTGATAACCCTGAAGGCAAAGAAGAAGGCAAAGAAGACGATAAGGAAGAGTAATGCGCAAGCGCTACGGCAAGCCCTTCAGGTTTAAACCCAAGCATCCCGAGAAGTATGTCGGGGATGTAGGCAGGATTACCATGCGCAGCACGTGGGAAAAGAAATTCGCCATTTGGTGTGATTTAAACCCGTCTGTATTGAAGTGGAACTCTGAAGGGGTTGCCGTGCCGTACTATCATCAGATAGACGGGCGCATGAAAAATTACTATATCGACTTCTTTGTACTCTTGAAGCAGGCGGATGGCAATACCGTAAAGCTGGCCGTGGAAGTTAAGCCGCATTATGAAACCCAACCGCCTGTACCACCAAAGCGGAAAACCGATAAATCCCAAAGGCGCTATTTGCAGGAATGCGTGACCTATCAGCAAAACTGCGATAAATGGCGCTATGCCCGGCAATGGGCAGATGATAACGGGTTTAAATTTGTCATCATGACTGAAAACGAGTTAGGAATTTAATATGAGTTTTGCAGATGTAGAGAAAGTGAAATACGCCCTGAAGGAAATCCATCAAAAAGGCTTTGCCTTACTTGGCCGTCGTGATGGATTGAAAGCCGTGGACGTGGCAGCCTTGCGCAAATCCGACTTCTATACCTTCCCCGTGGCCAACCTTAACGGGGATTCGCCCAGTGATTTGATTGAGCAGTTGAAGAAAATCTACGGCAAGCCGTTTACCAAGGCTGACGAGTTTTGGGAAAAGAAAGTGCCCGATAACCTGAAGGCTCGGTATAACGCCGATAAGCATTTGACGGCCGTGATTTATACAGGCAACGGCAATGCCCGTGATACGGCTGCCAAACTCCTTAATCAGATTGACGGCGATAACTAAGTCTAATCCTCTATGTGTGTTGGGAACTTCAAAGCCCGCTTAATGCGGGCTTCTTTTTGGCTTGGTTGAATTAATCAGCGAGTTCTACTTCAGAGAAAAAGCGTTTGATTTCTTCACGCATCACTTCTTTGGATGGGTAAACATTGCTCGCTGAAGTTCGGGTGGTTTCACCCTGTTTGGCAAAGGGATAATGAACGACAGTCTCGATACGGTAACTGGTGATTTCTCCGCTGCTGTTAATCTCGGCGGGATAAACGCATGCTACTCGGGTCTCGGTTAATGTGCTGATTGCTTTTTCAAACAAGGCTACGTTGGTAGTCGGGGCAGAGTTTTTCATGGCTTCAATGATACGCATGATAGATTTCCTTTAATGTAAAAAAGTGATTAGAGGGGTTAAAACTTAAGGCTGGTTACGGTAGGATGCGCCACCCTACAATAGCGACAGCGGCAATCCCTACAATAGTTACAATTCCCATGATATACAGCATATTACTTCTCCTTCTCTTAGTTTGGTTTAATCTTGACAAATCGCGTTGAGTACATCGCAATGCTCGGCAGCGGATGCAAACGTTGAGTGGCAAACACCTCGGCGCAATCGGCAGATGTCTACGTCACGGGCGTTCCATACGGCATGCTTAACGCTGAAATAACTTTCTAGGTCGCTGGCATCGACGTAAAAATAGGCGCTATTCAATGGCGGATTAAAACGCAGTTTACTCATGATTCGCATCCTTTATTTTTGAATCCGTCGATAACCTACATTGGGATGCCAATCAGGCATTCCTTCTAGAGGTTCCCATTCTTCTACCCATTTACCGTCTCGGAGAACTTGGCATTCTTGGGTCTCCCAAAATTCCCAAGGGGTCTCAGAAACCATGGCATCTTGGGCGAACTGTAGCATGAGTTCGGCATGTACATGGGCAGGCATCTTAATTACTCCTGAATATCAAGTTCAATCGGCATCCCTGTTACTTGGGATAGTTTAATCAGGGCGGGGAAGGTATTTTGTTCGATTTTGGAAACGTACAAATCCTCACCATCGGCAGCTTTGCGCAGGGTAGCGCATTCAATGTTTCCGCTGGCTGCTACCTTAACGGTAACATATAACCCGTTGTAAGAGTTAAGGTCAATATTGATAGCTTCAAATTGCATAATCATTCTTCATCCTCCAAGTTATCATCATCGGCATTGCTGGCGGTTGGTATTGTATGGCAAATCAGGGTTTGCAGCAAATGGTCGTAATCGCTGCTTCGGCATTCATCCAGTACAAGGTCAATCTCTTCAGAATTCCAACCTTGACGGCGGGCAGCTTTGGAAAATGCGCCCATCAAGTAGAAAGCATTGCTATTCAACCCTACAAGGTCAAGCTCGACGGTTTTTGGCGGATTAAACAGGTTTGGCATTTCGGTTTCCTTATTTGGTTACATAACGGGCTACGGTTTCACGGGTATCGGCTGCTTCAATCCGTACATTCCATCCTGAAGCGAATTCATTGGTAATCTTGCGTTTCAAACCGCGAACAGTGTTGGCATCGCGAACATACTCAATATCGCATTGGGGATGGCGAACAATGGCAAGGTAAAACATGTTGGTTTCCTTTATGTTTGTTGTTATCTACTACGGTTGCCATTATACGGGATATTGATTTAAATGCAATATGGTAAATGTAAAGATTGCGTAAAGTTTGATAATGCACTTTTTCCTTGGAATATCTGCAGGGGTGTTACAGTTTTCTGAAGGAAAGAGCGGGAAATCAGTATATAGGCCACAGTCGCTTGAGACTGCGCACAGATTGCGACGACGATACAGGGTAATACCCTAGCCTACCTCTAAGGGTTGAAGGCCTGAATTTCGCGTTTGTGATGCGAAAGCTGGCGCGTTACTTTCGCATATAAGAAAACCGCCAGCGGAATACTGGCGGTTGATTAGACAATCATTAACATCTATCTACAAATTCAGGGTAATTCATGATTGTTTTAAAAATCAATACTTTTGTTTCTGTTGGCATGGGGTTGGTTGTTGAGGGTCAACGCCATTACCACCAAGCAATCATTAACATCTTACGGCGTAATCTTGATGCTGCTGTTTACTGTAGGATTGTATCTTACCTTATGGGCTACCAGTAATCTTGACAGTAATACATTGCCTGCAGGGTGGTTATCCCGTTTTACTGCTGCAATATATTCAGCCCGGGGTATCTTACTATGTATCCGGTAGCTGCTCTCTTGGTAATAGTAGCTGTCAGTAATCACGCATTGTTGTTCAAGCACGCCCGTGTGGGATTTCCTAAGCAGGCCTGTGGTATAAACCGCAATCGGGCTAATATCTGCCTGCAGGCTGCCGTCATCATAGCGCCTTGTCGTATAGCGGCTGGATACCACTGTCGGTTCTACCGCTTCGATTTCTACAGGCCTGCCGATATTATCGGATACCGGGGTCAATACTGCGCCTTCGCCTTGTTCTGATAATACAGCCAAGCTTGGCAGGCTGTACAGGTAATACCCGTGATTGTCGATTGCTACCTGCTGGATTTTGCCTTGTGCCGTAACCTTTGTTACCCTGCCATAAAAGCCATTGCGGCTGCCTGATACGGCAATGATGCCGTCGCCGACTTTATACTTCTTACCGCCGTTAGTGATAGTGATGCTTTGGATTACCCCATGGCTAATCTTGGCAATGCGGTAAGAGCCGTTTAGTACATCGCCTTCTACAGGCAATACTGTATCCGTGGTATAGGGGCGGTTGGCCGTGGGATTAGATAACTGCAGGATGCAATGGCTAGGCACTTCAAGGCCTGTGCTGAACCGTAGTGTCTCGAACGGTAGCAGGCTGTCGCTGATACTGATAACCAAGCGCCCGGTATTGTCAATGACGGTAAACCTGTCAACATAGAAGCGGGCATTACTGGTCAGGCCTTGGCCGTGTAGTTGATACTCGGCAAGCTGTTCATATAACAGGCGCAATGCCGTATCGGGCACATTGGTTAAATCGCAATATAGGATTTGATTGCGTTCATTCAAGGCAAACGACGGCACAAGCATATCATCCCTTGGATAGCTTACTGTGGGTTCGTCGTTATACAGGAGCTTGAACAAGAAATGCAGGCCGTTCTTGCTGCCCCTTGCGCTATAGTAATCTCGCAGGAAGGAGACAAGCTGGCGTCGCTCAATCTTGATAGGCGCATCCAGCAAGTAGCCAAGGTCGGCCAGTATCTTGACCCAATACTGGCTCTGTTCGTTGCTGGTATCGTGGTTATCCAAGTAATCGCTGACATACTGCAGGGGATTGCCTTCCTTGTACAAGTAGGCAAAGTAGTCTGTCAGCAAGTTGGCAAACCGAGGATATTCCCGCTGAACATAGGACGGATACCGGGCTTTGATAAAGGATAAGTAGCTGTTATTCATCGATTACCCTCGTCTTCGTGATACGCACGATATTGTTTAGGGCGCTGGCCACGTCGGGATGCTTGGGGGTTACGGTTAGCTGTATGGCCTCGTTGCCCGTATAGGCAGTCGTGGGATAGCGCAAGTAGATTAGGCCGGTGGCATAATCGATTGTGCCGATTGCTTCATGGATGGGATGTTCTGCATCGGCGTCGGCATAGATTGCGCCATTGCCGTCGTCGTAGATATTGAACTCGTATATCCCGTATTGCGCCGTGGCTGCCAGTGATTTAGGCTGAATGGCATTGCCAAAGTACACGGCAGTCTTGCCCGTGTTATTGCGGGCAATCGTTACGGCTTTCTTCAGGCGCTTGCGGGTATAGCTGGATTTGATGCCTTGATGGGCATTCACAATGGCTTGGTTCAAGGCTACGTCTGACAGGTAGGTATCAAATACATTCAAGTGGCGGTCATTGTACTGCCTTACCGCATCAATAGCGGCATTGGATACTTCGCCATAGCTGCTTGATGTTTTGTCCATGTCGACAATCAATACCACATCGATTTCGCATTCGATAAACTCGGGGTCGACAAATACCGGATGCGCACCTAAGCGCTTGGCCGATTCCAATACGCTGTTGCGTATATCATCCTTGGCACTGCTCGACAGCTTGTCGGCATAGTAGGGCTTGATGGATAGGAATACGCGGTTATAGGTTTTCTGCCAATGTTCTTCCCCGCCCCACACATTGACTGCCTGTACATTGCGGAAGCGGGAAAGGATGGCGGATTTATAGTCTTCTTCGTGGAACAGGCGGTTTTGTCGGCGGAAATGATTGAGCGCGTTAAAGCGTACCGTTTCCAAGGATTCGCCGTCAGAGCCGCCGTTGCTGGTTTCGGTAGTTTCCAAGGTAAAACCGGATAGCGTGAACTCATTGCAGCCGTTGCCCTGTTCACCTGTAGTCGACAGATACTCGGCCACAATCAAATCATCGTGGGCAGGCTTCTTACCAAATACATTATTGCCAAAGTAAATCTCGTAATACCCATCTGCAGTAGTCGTGATATAGAAGACCCTGCTTTGGCTGGTCGTATTGAATACGCTGTCGGCCAAGCGGTATTGCTCGCCGTCGTCATCTTCAGATTTGCGGATATACACGCGCAGGCTGTCAATATCAATCGTTTTATCCTTGATGACAAAGCGCTGATACTGTACCGATTCGTTCAGCTTGAACTTCCACTCACGCTTCACGCCTTCCTGTAGGATAGTCGACTTGCTATGGAAGGTATAGCTACCGTTGGGATTCCTTGTGTAATCGTACAGGTAAACATCATCGGGATTGCTGAAACGGCGTGTCTCGGAAGTTCTTTGTGATTTGCCTGTAATAGTTTTCCACTTGTGCATCACAAGGAAGCCGTTGGTTGGGAAAGTATCAACCGTCTGCTTAACCACGGCTTCTACCCGTGACGCCCTGATACCTTTGGGTAGGTAGCCTAGGCCACGGGCTTTGCTGAATACCGATTGCTGCAATTGGGCGCTGTCAATACTGGATTCGTTGTTCAGCATATAGGCATACACGCCGAAATTGTGGGCATTGTATGCAAGGATGTTGAGCAGCGTGGCAATCCCACCCGCTTCAAAATCATAGTCCGCGTATTTCGGGTCGGCCTTCAGGAAATCCTTTAGGCCTTGGCGGTAGCCTTTATAGTCAATAGGGTTCATCTGATACGCTCCACAAAGAATTCGATAGTCTGTTCGTTAAGCAGCGATAGCACGCTGAATGTGATTTGGATGCGGTAGCCTGTCTCGTCGTCACTGATATGGGCGTCGACCTTCTTGATGTCTGCCCGTGGTTCAAGTTTGTTAAACGCCCACTTGATACGGCTTTCCAAAGCGGCTGCCACTGCCGGGCTTGGTGTTTCAAACAGCAATGCTTGGATATGGCCGTGCAAGTCGGGTTCAAAGGGAATATCATAGGGGCGCATCTGCGCAATATGCAGCAAGGCACGTTTAACCGCTGCAGCATCTGTCAGGAATGTAATGTCGCCCGTCATCGGATGCGGTTTTAAATTCAGGTTTAAATCGCTGTAATAGGCCATCTTATAGGGTCTCGTTTTCAAAATACACGTTATGGCTGGCCGTCATGATGATGCTTTCGCATTTGCCGTCTTCTTCAGGCGGACGGGGTTCCAGTTCAAACATGCCTTTGTAATTGTGATAGATGAGTTCTTGAGTATCGCCCCGGAGCTTCTCGGGGATATAGGTTTCAATATAGGGCTGTGGCAGGGCATCGTCTAATACGTCTTTCAAGAGTGCCGCTGGCCTGCCGTTTACCCAGACAGTACATTTCTCGCGCTTGGCAATCCTAGCATCGTGCTGGCCGAGCATGTTTTGATGGAATTGCAGGCGGTCATGTGCCCGGGCACAGGCTCGGTTGTTGATGTACACGTTAATGCTGCCCCATCGGATACGGCGGGGCGCAAAGGCATCATGGCCTGTGCATAAATCTTTCATCCGGGCTACCGCTGGCATGTCTTACTCCGTGCAATATTTGTCAGTGGCCATTGCAAGTAGGAAAGGCTGTGTGTAATCATGGTAAATCCTTGTTTTTGCAATGGGTGGTTCTTCCACAGTATTTAACGCCTTGGGGATAAACTGTGGCTTCGGCGGTTTCTTGCATAGTTCGGGATATATGTGATGGGTATCTACCATGTCAATATACTCCATACGGTATAGCCGCTATAGCTGTAAGCGGTATTGGGCAAATCCTGATTAACGGTATTGCGGATAGACAGGATTTGTTCGTCAACATCGTCAAAGCTTCTGCCGGGCAGGCTATGATAGCGGATAAGCGTCACCTTGCTCGGCGTAATCTTGATTTCAAAGGCCGTGCTTCTATTGGGCTTGTCCTGCTTCAGGTTCTTGTAGATGTCGGGCAAGATTTTACTGCTATGCAGGTGCATGACCAGTTGGTCAAAGTTGTTTCGATTGCGAGCATAGTGTTGGAGCAGTTCATCGGGGGTTCGGATAATCGTACCGCTGGGAATGCTGTATTCTTCTATGTCTTTCGGCCTTGTGGGGTCAAGGCAGCTCGGGCATTTGCCTAACTTGCTGAAGCGGATTTCAGAAAACGGCACGGCCACTCCGTCAATCATCATGGCGGATTCTGGCGCTTTCGTTACCCCGCAAAGGCCACGGGTATCAATGCGCTTGGGCACAAACTCTGTCGGGCTTGGACAAGGCGGGCAAAGGCTGTTCAGCTTGGGTGGCTGATAGGGTTTAACCGGATTATCAGCGGCTTCTTCAACGACAATATCCGGGGCGGCTTTAAACCTGTCTCTGTCTAAGCTCCAGTTGTTATAAACGCGGATGCAGAACCATTTCTCGGTATAGGTTTCCGGTTGGTTTAGCAGGTAAAGCCTAACTTTGAACTTCCATACCCTGCCCCATGCCTGTGCCGTGTCGTCGTGGTTATCGCTGTACCAGTTCCAGCTCGGCGGTAAATCGGTATTGTATTCAGAGCAGTCTAGGTTGCCGACTTCGCCCATAATCACGCCGCTGGAAAGCAGGGTTAAGCCGTCGGGCAGTTTGCCGTCAACCAATTCGTACACTAGGGTCTCGTGGCATTCAATCGGGCGCTTGCGGGTTTGCAATGCTGCAGAGGTGTAATAACCGAAACCCGTTAAGGCTTCCATGCGCGAGCTTGGGGTATAGCCTTGTCGGGTCGCCGTGATATTGCCCCTGATAGATGTCTTAGGGTCGATATGCAGAAACACATCAACATCTGCCGGGATTTCTTTTGTAATAAGCGTATTGTGTTCGTATGAAACCGCTTGGCCAAATCCGATAAGCTTGTTGCCCTGCCTTTGGTAAAAGCTCAGGGTGTAATTGACCATATCGTACTCGGTAAGCAGGATACGGATGTTTAGGGTATCGGCCTGCCGTAAGCGGATGATGGCGGTAAAAGGCTTTCTTGGCTGCGCTTCAAAGCGTAAAGGCGTGCCTATCTGCAATTGCGGGTGGGTAATGCCCAAGCGCAGGTCTCGAAGAATGTCTTGCAAAGCCATATTAATAACACCTGCCCTTCAAATCATGCCTAAACATTTTCTTTTCTACCGCTTGGATTTCATACTTGCTCTTATCTTCATCGCCGTTTTCATTGGCATACACGTATTCATTATCCAAACAGCCTTCTTCTAAGAACTCGACTTCGTACTTGATGGAAATCGCCACGGCCACTTGGTCGCCCATATAGGACATCAACGGGGGCTGATACAGGTCGGGTTCGACAATTTCGCCCGTATAGCTGGCAGATTTAAACTGTACCGTGGTTGATAATGCCACGCCGATATTATGGCCAAACCCTGTGCGGGGCGCAAAGCTGTCAATAGTCAATACGGCTTGGGAAGTATCGCCAAAGCATTGTTCGGTTTCAAATTGGGTATGGCGCTCTAAATCCCATCGTACCTGCTCGCCTGTTAGGCTTCTAATCGTGGTATCGTGGTCGGGATTGGGCGCATCCAGTTCAATGTCGGCTCGGTGAATATCCGGTATCAGGTTGCCGAATGTTAGGCGGATATTCAAATCCTGATAGAAATCATTGAGGCGGATTTGGTCGCCTGCATAGCTTTCAGGCTCGAACTTAATCGGGTCATACAAATCCACGAAGATTTGCTCGCCGAACTGGCTATCGGTTTGGCCATACCGTGGAGCAGTCAGCAAGGATACCGTTACCTTGGTTTCAATATCAGTGCTGCAGCGCCATCTTTGGTCTTCATAATGCGCCAGCTCGATATTAAACACTTCGCCGTAGGTATGGATATTCTTGCAGCATTTGCAGAGGTCGAAGTGGGTTGTTTCGTAATCAAACGATACGTCATTCCATGCGCCAAATACGCTTGGATAGGGATAGAAGAGCGGGCTTCTTAGGGCATGCAGTGAAACATTTACCTGTTCGCCCAACGGGCTTTCTATCTGCAAGGGGATGGCCGGTGGTACTTTGAGTTCGGTATTGGCTTGTTCGCCTAGTGATGTGCCTGCCTTGTAAACCGCTTCGGTTCGAATATCAACGAAGTTGGTTTGACTGCCAACCTGCGTGTAAATCCAATCGGATTTGTCAAGTATCCAATCGCCCGCCTTGGTTTCGCTGCCTGTATGGCTGGCAGCTTCATACAGGATAAACGTCCAGCGGGTATCAAACTTGGCGACATCATAGCCGATATACGAGCTGGCTTCGCCTAGCGGTATGTCCCTAGGGATTTTTAAATCGTCGACCTTGGTTTCCGAACCGTTATAGGCACGGATATGGCGCAAGGCCACATGGGATAGTACAAGATTAGACGCTTCGGTGTATTCACCTAGTTCGGTTTTGGATTTCGGTAACTCGACAGGCTTCAGCGTTTGCTTGGTCAGCTCAGGCTTATTGGATGCAAAGCCGTGGGCACTGTCAGGTTGGAAGGTTTGATTAACCTGCAGGCTCGGAGTTACAAGGCTGCCTGTTTGGATATATACCGATACAGTCGGATGCAACTGCAGGGGTACTTTGTGAACTTCAGAACCGTGTTCTGATTTCGGGTTAAAGAAGACAGTCGGGAAAGCCTTTAACTCAATCGCTATTGAATGGCCGTTATGTTTTGATTCGGCATTGAGTAGGATTGATGTTGAGAGCTTGATGGCGATATTGTCGCCGTGGCTGCTCTTGATGTCCTGCAGATAGGGGATGCGGGGGACTTCAAGCGTAAGCTTGTTGATGTCGTAGCCTAGGTAAGCTTCGCATGGGAAGCCGGGCGTAACCTGTACAGTCGTTGAAGCATAGAAGCCGTGGCCGCTGTTGATAACGCTGAACTCGGCAGGCTCAAAGATATAGGTATAGCTGCCTGCGAAGCTGCTTACATTGCCTAGGGTTAAACCGCATCCCGCATAGGGAAAGTTGAAATCGTTTTCAGGTTCGGGATAATAGCGGCAATTGTGGTCGTAGTCATTCAGGGGAGTAGCCCGATACTCCCCGAATTCGATATTGCGCCAGTTATCCGCCATCTGTTACCCCTTACGGCTGGATGTCTAGTTGTTCGTAGGGCACGATAAAACCGTATGCCCTGAATTTGACTGTGGCATCGTGCTTATGGAAGGCAAATACATCCACGCGCTCGTTGCTTAGTAGGTCAAAGATGTAAACCCCTGTTACCGGATGCGACGTTACTTCGCCTAATAGCTTGCCGCTGTCATGGCTGTAGATGCGGATAGTGGCGTCGGTAGGGTTGCCCATTATGGTGACAGTACCGCGTATGCGGTAAACGGTATCGTAATTGCAGTGGGCTTGAATCTTCTCATTGGATAATGCCCGGGGATAGGTGGTTAATGTCGATAAATCTGCCGACAGGTAGTGATGGTGGAAGGGGCTTGATAGGAAATGAACCCCGGTAGTACCGCTCTGTGGGTCTGCCCGGTGGTTATAGTCTTCCAGCACCATGTTGCCGTCAATCCAGACGCAATACTTGTCGCCCTGCTTGCGGATAACCAAGTGATGCCATTCGTTGAAGGTGATGCTATCGGCAATCGGGATTTGAATATCAGTAGACGCCAAATCCATTTCCATTGCCCCGCCTACCTGCTGTCCACGACGGCTGTTAAACCATATCGTCAATTGTTCATAGGGAAACTGCGTGTGGGCTTGCTGAAACAACACGCCCCGGTTGGCATCGGAAGTCCTGAAGAAGAACTCGATTGTGTAATCACGGTTAAGGTCAACCAGTTTGGTGTAATCTTGAGCCTGAGCTTTGATATGCGTGCCATTGGTAAAGCGTATCCCGCGCGTGCCCGTAATCTTGCCTATCTGTCGCGGTTCGGCATTGCGGTAATTGCCGATAATGCTTAGGCGGGCATTGTGCAGGGTCGATACTGTCATTTCGATATAGCCTTTTGATAAGGCATCGTCGTCAAAGCGGCAGTAATTGCTTGGGTTATCTACCCTAAGCATCTCGTCATAGTTCCAAATGCGCCTGAACAGCTTAACGATTTCAAGGTCGGTTATGGCTCTGGTAAAGATGGCCACGGCATCGAAGTCATAGGTGCGCGTTAATCTGTCGCTGTACAGCTTGGTGGCATCGTAGGGCAAGGCCTGCCCGCCAAGAGTGAACTCTTTTGAACCCGCATCAATTGTAAAGTGGTTAACGTCGACAAGGTCGGAAATATCCTTGGATGCAATCAAGTTGCCGTCAATGAAGACTTCTAAAACGTAATCCTTGAAACGAATAACCAGCCAAGTTGGTTGGCCTGCCAAGCGGGCGGGGATGATTTCGCCATTCCCTGTTAATACGGGTTGGGCTAGGGGATGCAGTTTGATTTCCCAATGGCTAGATGTTGTCCAGTAATAGTGTTGGGCTAATGTGATAATCCCGCCGTGGCTAAACAGGATGTCGGTATAAGCCCCCCGACGCCATTTGCCGTCGGTATCGGCTGCATTGCCCCATTCAGCTTCGCCACGGTTGACCAGCATAGAATAAGTGAATTCTTTATTGCCGAAATTGTAGGCAAGGTTATTTGGGACAGACACCATCGCTTTAGGGAAGCGGGAAAAACCTGCCCGTTCGGCTGGCTTGTTTGCCCCAGTAGGGCAGAACCTTAGTGAATATTGGTCAAACTGGTCAAGCTCAATCAGGCTTCTACCGCCTGCCCTGTAGCCCGCATAGACGTATTCGTTGCTCTCTTGGGTAATGATGCCATCTTGATTGCGCATCTCGTCAATGATAATGCCGCTGTCGATAAAGCGCGTACCCGTATTCCATACTTCGCCATCAAAGCTAATCAGCGTGGCGGGCTGCATATCCTGAAGTAATTGTTTAAATCCTGCCATTTGTACAAGGCCTCTTTATTATCGCTATCAATATTTAAACAGGCAAACTTGTCGGAATTGGTTGAATGTGGTTGAGAGCTGCAGAGAAATAAATCAGGAAATAGGCCACAGTCGCTTCACAATCGCCACAGATTGCGACGAAGGGGTTGAGGTAGGCTATGGTATTACCCTAGGGGTTGAAGGCCTGAATTTCGCAACTTTCGCTTTCGCCTTTCGCGTATAAGAAAACCGCCAGCGGGATACTGGCGGTTGGTTGATTGTTCGGTTCAGGCTACGTTATGCAAAACGAGGCTGGTTTGGCTGAACCCAATGAAAACGGCATAACCCATTTCGTAGGCATACTCGGCAATATCGGCAATCTTTTCAGCGGGCAAATCATAATAGGCTCGCATTTCCCCTTTCTCGGGCATTACTTGGCTGTCAAACCATTCAGAGATAATGAAGGCAGGTTTCTTAACAATGATATGACTGTCATTGCATCCAGCGTAAACAATGTATCCGTAGGCAATCAGACATTCTACAATTTCTTGGGTATGTTCTGCAGGAACTTCCAAAGCTTTCATGTGTCCTTCTTTTGGCAAATCTTGTTGTTTCATCCAATCGTAAGCGCTAAAGAGGTTGTTCATTTCGGTTTCCTTTGTCTGTTGTTATCTATCACGGTTGCCATTATACGCCATATTGATTTAAATGCAATATAGGTGGTGTAAAGAATAAGTAAAATCCCCGCCAAATAGTATGACAGGGATTAATCATTAACATTCTATCGCTTTTAAAGATGATTTCTGATTTTCCAGTAAATCCTTAAAACTTAAGGATTTCTGTTCAACAGGGTATCGGTTGGGTGTTGAGGGTGCAACCGATACCTACTCGAGTAATCATTAATATTTTATGTATAAGCGATAATGCGCAGGTTTTTAATCAGCGGGGGCACTGCGCTGTTTTTGCTGCGCCCTACCAGTTTGACCTTGAACTCGCTGAACAGATGCTGTGCCCCTGTATGAGCGGGCAGCAGGTCTGAAAGCAGCAGGTCAATCTCTACCCTGTCGTCAATCGTGGCACTGGTAGCAGTCTTATCATAGCCAGTTACCAGTATCCAAGGTGCTGCGTTGATGTTATCTACGCCAAGAGTTTTCAGTTTGACGTAGATGTCAATATCAGCATGGGCAGGCTTGAAGGCATCGAACCACAGGCGTAGGTCGGCTGCAGGGTTTTTCAGGATGGCAGTCTTAGTCACGTAGGTGAAATGCTCGCTCCCGCCTTCAGGGTTGGTCTCGGGTTTAAACCTGCCGCTACCATTTGGGTTCCTGTCAAGCAGGTCTGCAGTAGTCCAAGCCACGTCATTGCTGATACATACCGCGCTAAAGGTATCAATATTGACTTGCGGGCTTAGGTATTTGCTGCCTTTCAGCTTGGCGGTAAGCCGGATAGACGCCCTGCCTGCCATACGCTCATTCTCGTTGACAGTACTGGCAATCTTGATTGGTCTGTCAAGATAGCGGTCATCGTTCAAGTTGAAGGTTTTGCGTGGCAGCACGGAGTAGTTATCGGATGCAAACAGGCTGTTGGCTTCCCCATGCGATACCGCTTCAAAGCTCCATTCTTCTGTGCCGTCATGCAGCAGGCGAACCCCGCTGATATTCAGCATATCGGCTTTATGGTTAATCAGGGCGATACTACCGGATGCGCCAAAGCGGCCAGTCTGCAAAGCCTGCTGGTTGACTTCAATCACGAAGGTTCGGCTGTCGTCGACACGTTTTACTTGGTGCTGCTTGTTCAGCAGTTCAAGCGGGATACCGTTTGTGGCCAATGCGCCGATTTCATTTGTAAAGCGCCCTGCAGCCTGTTTGATGTCGTAGTCTTCCACGGCCAAATCAAGATAGGCCTTAAGCATATCCTTATTCCCTGCCTTGCGCAGATAGGGATTGGCAATGAAGGGGTCGTTATTGCTGATTACGCCTTCCAGCATGGCCAGCTTAACAATGGCGGATGTGGGTGTGGTGTAATCAATGGATTGCACGACGGCCTTAGCCCTGCCGTTGTTAATCTGCAGTTCGTGGCCGACCATCAGGTGGCCGTTAGTTAGTTCGACGTGGTATTCAAACTCGGGATACAGGCGCAAATTAAGCTTATCGCCTTCTACCAAGCCGTGGGGGTTCTTGGTATAAACGCGAACCAAGTTACTATTGGCTTCGGTTTCAAACGGGGCATCTACCAATGGGGCAAACTCTGCTCCGCCGGATATATCGAAGCGAACAGTCATGTCGGTAGAAGTAAACTCGCAGATGTAGAGCTTGTACATGATGTCTTCGTACTGCTCGGCATTCCACGTGCTGCCGTTTTGGCTGCGGAAGGATGAACCCAATGTAACTTGGGTATCCACTACCTTGTTAGGCACGTTTACCGCCGTTTCACCCAGTTTGGCAACCCACACTCTAGTGGCAGGACTTTCCCCGCCGATTACAAAGCAATACTCACGGCCTTTCTGCAATCTAACGGGCACGGGGAATACCACATGCTCGGCAGTCTTGGCATCCAAGCTGGCATGCAGCTTATCAGTCTGCAGCACGTTTTTGGATAACACAGTCTCTGTTGGATAACCGTTATCCATTTCGCGGATTTCCAGCCAAATCTCGTCGCCCTTGGCCAGCGCTTCAAAGTAAACATCTATGGCGCAGATGAAGCAGTCATAGTCGAACTTGAAGCTTTGCGCAATCGGGTCGCGGCCACCGCCACGGCCACCAGTGTTAAACCTTGAACGTGTCGTGGTAGTCCGTGAAACGCTGGTATTGGTGCGGGTATTGGCACGGGTCTGCGTAACTTGCTGTTCATTGTAGGTCGCCGTGGCCACATTCATGGTCAGGCCTTGGCGCTGTGTTTTCAAACCGCCCGCAAAGAACTGTGTCTCGGCATAACTGGTTTCGTTCTTCTCGTCCTTGGTGTTTTTCGGGTCATTGGTTACTCTGACTTCTTTCGCTCCTGTGAAGAAGCGGTTGGCTGGGATATTGATAATCCCGCGCAATACACCGTTAGCATTGGATAGCAGCAGGTTATTGGTCACTGCATGCTGTACATCTTCGCTATTGCCTGTAGCAGTGGTCATGGCCGTTACGTTCTGATTGTCGAAGAAGACATAGAAGCGGGTATTGGGCGCAAGGCCTGCAGCCGTGAACTCAATTTGGGTTGCCCGCATATAGGGCATCATCTTCACATCGGTAACAGCGTCATAGCGATAGGTATTAGTACGACTTTCAATGCTGCCACGGGTTTCAGTCCGAGTGTCGATTGAGTTTGTAGTCGTGGTGGTAGTCGTGGTCGTGGTCTCGGTAGTGCTGCTGCCAAACGAGCTTAGACGGCTGCCCCCGCTGGTTTCGCGAGTCGTGGATGTGCGTGTGCTTTGGCCTGTTACTTGCGATTGCAATGTACCCAAGCCGCTATTAACCGTGCCATTGCCCTGCATGGTGCTGTTGGCAAACACCCAGTCGTTGAAGGCCGAAACAATATTGTTCTGGCGGTTCACGATTTGCTTCAGGGCATCCACGCCGGTGTCAATATTGGCCACCATGTCGGGCTTGCGTTCTACATCTGCCCATGTATCCACGTTGGGGGTCAATACCAACTGACCTGCCTTGCGGTAAATCAGATAGGGATTGATGGATAGCGGTCTTGTGCCAAACGGCTGTTCGTCACCCAATACCTTTTTGAAAGGCAGCATGGCAATCCCTGCATTAACCACGGCATTTTGTGATTCATTGGGCTTGAACTCGGCCTTGCGGCTCACCATGGTATAGGTAGGGCGCAATTCCTTGCGGTTCTTGTCAATGGTGCAGCGATATTCGTGGCTGGCGGTTTCGCCGGTTGAGTGCTTGCTGAAATCATCAACCATAAAACCGTTTTTGTAGCGGTCAAGGCCGTTGGAATCCTTAACGTTTGCCCCTGCAGCTTCGCTCTCGAGCATGGACAGGGATGTGTAGTATTCCAAGTTGTTGATACGGGTTTCCAGCCTGCCAATATCGCGCATGGTATAGCGTTTGTTTTCGATACGCTTAACCTTGACATCTTGGTAGCTGTAGGTATAGGCCGGGATGGACACTTCATACAGCGGCATGATGTCGTCAGTTAGATTGGTCGGCGGGGTCGGGTTATCGGATGGCGTGCCGTATTCGTGGAAGAAGTGGCCGTCGCGGTCAACGCACAAATAATCGCGCCTGCCGACATAGTATTCAACATCAAATACCGCTGTTTCCTTGGTAGCGGGAATGGCTGCATCCACGTTATCCAAATCCATAATCACGGGGCGGAAATCCAAGATGCGGTCGACGCTGTACACCTTGCCTGTATAGGATACGGCCACCGGCAGGTTGGCATAGGTAATACCGCTTTCTTCATCATCGAGAACCTGCTTGTAGCTGTCGATAGTGAAGTAGCCCGCGCTATTGGTATCGCTGTGGTTGAAGTAGCGGATTTTAACCTCAATCATGTCATGATTGTTGTTTACCTGCTTACCCGCTTTCTGCTTGATGGCAGATTCTTTATAGGCATAGTGGGTCACGCCGTTATACAAATCGAAGTTGGCCGTAATATCGTCAAACTGTGCAGGCGTAGCAGCGTTATAGCTGTGGACGTACTCGATTTTATAGGCATCTGCCCTTTGTACCTTAATCAGGTCGTGGAAGTTATTAGTGTCAGTGCGCTTGATATTGGTAATGATGTGAGTGGCCGACTGCTTGGTCTTTTCCATCACATCCAAGCGCTGCAGGTTATGGATGACATAGATGTCTTTGCCTGCATGCGTACCGCCTACATCTACAGACAGGGTAGTGCCTGCCGGGGTAACGGTATTGCTGTCGGCCTTGATGGATTGATAGTTGCCCGCGCTGCCCACAATCAGGATGGTATCGCGGATATTACTGTCAAATACACCGTTATGGGTAGTGAACGTGTATTTACCCTGCGCATCCAAGCTGGCTTTCAGTTTAACGCGCAATGTGATATTGATACTGCCCCTAGTGTTATTGTCGCTGTCGCGCAATGATTTCACGTTGAGGTTGCTGGTATCGAAGAACAGGTTTTGTTCGGATTGGTTGTTTACCGTGAACTCGCCATTCGGAACTGCCAAGAAGCGGGCAGTTTCATTGGATACGCATTTCACGGGATTCGCGCCTGCGTTCATTGACAGGGCAGTCAGGTAATAGCGCCAAATCGGTTTATGTTGAGCGTTTTCGCCGATATATACCGCATCGGTAACAATAGCCGAACCGACTACAGCGCCAGTCGGGGCATCGCTATTGGGTTCGCCGTCATAGAACTGTACTTCCTTCATGGAGACAATGGATTTGCTGGAAGGATTGTTCGGCCATACGGAAAGGCCGTCCAGCGGAACCAAATCCATGTAGGCACGTTCGGCAAAGTAGATACTGCCGTTTTGTATCTTGTTGGTCGTGCGGGCTTTGGGCACGTTTACTGTCGAATCGTAGATGGTCTCGGTGCGATAGCCTTTAACGTAGGCAATGCCGCTGCCGATAACAGCCTGCAAGAGTGATTCATCGCCATCCAGTTTGAAGCCGACGTGGTCATTCACACCGGATTTCTTGTGCTCGCGGTAGCGTACTTCAAACGGCACGACGGTATAGTTGCCGGATTCTTCATAGGTGCGCTTGGCCAGCGTATCCATTAAATCGGCATACTGGAAGTCGGATTTCAATAGCTGCACATAACCATCTTCAATCACAGCCAGTTCGACAAACTGCGTACCGTCTGCCACGGCATTGTTGCGTTTTACCAAATTGAAATTGACCACAATGCGGTCTGCGCCACGGCTGGCTTCATTGGGATAACCCAAGGCATTGTCGTATAGGGTCGGGTCTTCCTCGGCAGTAACAATGCGCTCAATTACGTCAAAACCGATTTTGCAGGTTACCGGAGCGCCGTATTTGCTGAATACCAATTGGGAAGCGGCTACGGATACAAAGAAGCCGTTATAGTAATAAACCCCATCGGCCACGTTGAAGAACTTAGCGCCAAATGCACAGGGGTCAATCTCGTTGACGTCATCTGCAGATTGCGGGCAGGATGGGCAGCGTACCACTACCTTGTAAACGGTATTCAGGTTGGCATCTTTAACCTTCAGGGTCTCGCCATTCAGGAAGCGGTGCTGTTGGCCGTCAATGCCTGTGGCGGTATACAGTACAAACAGGGTTACGGGGTCGCTCTCTTCTTTGGGCGTCCAAGCATGCAGTTTGGCCTTAACCCCGCTGGTCTCGCCTTCCAATTCGATTCCCTGTTTGAAGAAATCCAGCTTGGTGGTATTGCCGTCGGCGTCTAGGTCTTTCAGGCGCACATATTCATGTTCGACAATGGCAATGCTGCCGTTTGAAACGCGGCTGCCGTTTTTGAATACATGGTCGGCAAACTTGCCCAGTTGGTCTTGGACAATCGATTGCGCTTCGTTGAGCTCCCTTGCCTGTACAGGACGCCCGGCAGCAAAGAGCACATGCTTGTGGTTCTTGCTGCCTGCATGGGTGTCGAAATACGGAGCTTGTTGCTTGTCAGTCATTGCATTACTCCAAAACAATAGTCAATGATAGGTTTTCTTCTTGCCCCGCCGTGCGCTGCTTGGCTGCAAAATCCTGTATCAGCAAAGGCAAGCCTGTCTTTTCGATAACCTGATAGGCGGGGTCGCTGTAATTGGGGTTCAATGGGGCTGCATAGTATTGGGCAGATGCGGGCTTGCCTTTGGCGGTTAGGCCTGTGGCAATGGCCACATAATCATACTTGCTATTATCCCCGGCAAGGTCTATGTAGCCCGTAATATCGCTTACCGTGATATTTAACAATAGGGCATTGGTGTTGGATAGCATGATACCGCTGTTGCCGTCGTTGAGTGTCACGGCCTTGGCCACTGCCCCTGCTTGGCCTGCAATGATGATAATCTCGGCACGGGTATAATCCTGTCCCTGATTGGTTACGGTATAGCCTGTGATTGCGCCGACGTTATCGATTACGGGTTCGGCTGTCGCTCCCGTACCATCCCCGATTACAAATACCGTGGCATGGGTATAGCCTGACCCCGTGGCTTGTCGGTTAATGGCTGTTACCTTACCAGATGTGATGACGGCTTCAGCAGATGCGCCTGTGCCCTGCGCATCCTTGTTCTGTACAGTGATGATGTCGCCGTGGTTGATTTGGTTATTGCTACCGGATACCCAAATAGAACTGATTTTCTTGGCAGGATTAAGTTCTACCTTAACCCCTGCAGCGCTGGCTTTTGGTTCGACGAATTCGCCGTGCTGTTGCAGCAGGGTTACATCGACCAATGTTTTCAGGCTGTCAAAGGCCAAGTCGTCGACAGGAATGTGGCTGTCGCTGATAAAGCGGCTGTATAGGGTATCGACTTTGCCGATATAGCGCCAAATATACCCGTCTAGGGTTTGGAAGTTATGAGTGCCGTCTTCAGTTGGTTCTACTGTCGAAGCCCCGTCTGCTCTCACGCAAATGTATAGCTGGTTTTGCGTATTGCGCAAGATAGCGGATAGGCTGGCCGTATAGACGGTATCCTTTACCCAAGCCGTGGCTTTAGCGCCAAGGCGGGCATTTTCTGAATTGAGTTTCTGCGCATAGAAGGCATGCGGGATAGGCTGGCTGCTATCACGGCCAAACAACAGATAGCTGTTCTTCATGTTTGGATAAATCCCGCGTACCGATTCGACGAAAATCCAAATCACCTTGCCGTCGGTCGCTTCGCCGTGAAGGTGTACCGGGGGGACATCCCCGCATCGCCCGGCAATCTTGGCAATATACTTGTTTTGGTTATGCAGGCGGATGTCGCCTAATGCCACATCTTCTCCCTGCTTCCAATCGGCGGTTTCGCGGCTGCCTAGGTTGCGTACAAAGGCGCTCAATAATCCTACAGTCAAATAGCCCGTCATGGTTTAGTATCCCTTCCTAACATCTTCGGCCAATACAAGGTCGATTTCTGAAAATTTCAAGTGCATCTTAATGTGGCTTGGAAAGCCGTTACGCATTACCGACATCATGCCCGCGCCTGTGTAATTAACATCAATCCCCGTAATCACGCAGCGCTTGAACTTGTGCATGTAGCGGTTTTCTTTGCCGCGCCACATGTAGGCAATCTCGACTTCATTGGGATAGCCCAAGAAGGAAGGCTGGTCGGCAGCCGCGCCGGGTGGCAGGCTATGCGCCCTGAACTCACGGATGATATTGTCGATTAAGTCGCAATCTGATTCGACATGCGGGTAAAACGTGAAATCCATGGCGAAGGTTCGAAAATCCACGCCACGGAAGAGCATAGTCAGATAGGGATTGCGTACCTGCCCGGATAATGCCCCGCGCAGTTGGTCAGCCGTGGCTCGCCCACCGCCATATTGCGCCATACTGGATGCAGCGCCATAAGCCATATTCGAACCAAACAGCTTGACTGTATCCCATGCCCCGCCCATTAGTGTGCCTAGCGACATTCCGTCTTTTTGGTTGACCATCTGCCCGCCGATAAAGCCTAGGCGCTCGGTATCCCATGAAACGGTATTGGGATTATTCAGGCTTTCCGGCATAAACAGGTTGATGGTCTGCAAAGGCGTGCTGTCTTTTGGCGATTTGCGCTTGTAGATGTCAAACTTAATCCATGCGGGGAAATGCGTTTCATCGAGGCTAATCCCCTGCGGATAGGTCAGTAATGTAGCCATAGGCCACTCTCCAATATAACTATTTTCCTTTATTTAGCAAGGATATAAAAATATTTTTAGTAAACTATATTGCATTTAAATCAATATAGGGTATAATAACAACCGTAGTAGATAACCAACAACATAAAGGAAACAGAAAATGAAAAACGTATTTCCCCAATTCGAACTCGGCTTCATGGCCGAAAAATCCCTGAAAGACACAACAAATCCGTTCGACCGTCTTCATGAACTGCTTAATACCACTACCCCAGCAGATGATTTGGGTGTTGCCTTCCTAGCGGGTCAGGTTTCTTACTACCTTAGCCTCTACATAGATACTTTCAACTTTGCAAAACAGAGCGGGAAATATTCTGAAGATGTAATCGAAGCTGCCCGTCAAATCGCTATTGAAAACGATACCGCCATTAAAGCCTACTTTGCCAGCCTCTACGATTTAGCCGTTACAAACTCGCATTGATAGCGAAAGCTGCCAAAAAGCCCCGATTTGAGGGGCTTTTTTTCTTATACAATATGTTAATGATTGTCGAGGATTGGATGGGTTGACCCTCAACAACCAACCCCATGCCGATTGAAACGAAAGCATTGATTTTTAAAGTAATCATGAATGTCAATGAATTTGTAGATAAATGTTAATGATTTATCAGGGCATCCCTGTATAGCCTTGGCAATATCCCTACCATGCGAAAGCTCACGAGTCGCATAGGCTTAAATTCAGCGAAATTCGCTTGTTCAACCCCTAGAGGTAGGCTAGGGTATTACCCTATAACTTAATCGCAATCTGTGGCCATCTGTGACCCGAGAAACGCTATGTTCAGATAAAAGTAAAACCCGCATTAAGCGGGTTTCTTTCGTCTTACTGTAAAACCTTGGTTTCAATCTCTTGACATCCTCCCCATCCTGAAGGCCGGGGATTCCTACGAGTTCCTACGCGAAGCGTGAGTTACTTTCGGCGGGTTCTTGCTGCTGATTGCCTTACTGCGCAATTCACTTCACAAGCTCTACGGGCATGTCCTGCCCTGATGGCCGTGCATTATACACTATGGCTCTGTGAAATGCAATATGGTATCAAATACGAGACGATACGAAAGGTTTATGTTTTTATATCCTTGCCCTAGAGCTCTACAACTTGAATCTCGTAATCAAATTGCTGCTCTTCGTAAATCCCCAAGCGCTCGACGAATTGGTTATACAGGTAGTTCTTTTGCTTCCTACCCCTGCTCATGTCGTCGACAATGTCATACAGGGTAGCCTTAGTCTTGCCGTCGGCAATACGCAATACACGGCCTATGGATTGCAGCAGGCGAATTACTGATTTAGTAGGATGCGCCAGTATCAGGTTGTGAACATTCTTGACGTTAATCCCCGCGCTGAATGTGCCATAACTGGCAAACAATACGATATTGTCTTGCCCGGCAAACTTGGCGCGTATCAATTCTCTTTCTTCTACCGGGGTCTCGCCGGATATGTAAAACACTTCCCTGTTATGCTTGGCAGCTATAACCTTAGCTGCTTCAAACATCGGCTTGCCGTGTCCATCTACAAAGTTGAACAACACTAGCGTGTTATGGCTGCGTGTCATGGTCAGATTTAATACGGCTTCCATCCGTGGTGGATAGGTGGTAATCACATCTATCTCGGCTAGGTATTTGGCCGTGCCCTGATTTCCGCCTTTGGGTATGGATAAGGCTTGTTTCAGGAAGGCATGGTCTTGATAATCATACATGATGCAGCGTATGTCTAGCGTGGCCAAGTTGCCGTCTTTCATCAATTGGCGCGTGCTTCGTGTCTTGATGATATTGCCAAACAGGGCGCGTAATTGCATTTCGTGGCATTTCGTGCCGTTGAACGTGCCTGTTAGACCAAAGCGCAGGATGTTGGTTTGTGCCATCTTGGCTATCATCCCGGATATGGATTTGCCGTCGGCCTTGTGGGCTTCGTCGCAGATATAGCATTCAAACTGGTGTAGGTAATCGGCTGGCTGCTTGTACATGGATTGCCAAGTTGATACCACTACCCGCTTGTCAGTATTGGGGTCAATCCCATTATAGACCTTATGGCATTGCTCGGATACCTTGAAGGGGTCTGTGGGTTGCTCGTAATCGGCAAAATCCGATACCATTTGTTCGACCAGTTGGGTTGTCGGAACTGACAGCAATATCTTGTAATCTGTGTGTTCAAGCAAGAAGCGACATAGCATGAACTGGATTAGGGATTTTCCGCTGCCTGTCGGGGATAGGCATAGTGCCCTGTTATTGACTATCATGTCCTTAAAGGCATCGATTTGATAGTCGTATGGTTCGAACCTGCACCACTGGTCTTGCTTGGATAAGAAGCCGTCTATATCGAAGCGCTCAAGGAAGTTGCCGTTATGGGTATCAACGTGTAAGGCATAACCTTTGGATTGCGCCCATTGCATGAAGGGATAAATCAGGCCAAGCGGCAATAGCCCGATATGCGGGCTAAACAACCTCAAGTAACCGTCCCACAAGCCCATTTTGTACTTGGGCGTGAATTGGTAGCCATTGGGGCGATAACTAAACTCGTCGCGTATCTCGCAGGCAATGTCGGGGCTGCATAGGATACGGGCGTTTAGGTGATTGGCGAATGCTATTGTGATGTCTGTCATGATATGAAAAATTAAATGCCTTGTTGATACTTGATATATTCAATCGTATTGCGGATATGAAAGCTGCGCTGGGAAAGTTCTTTGAGGAAAGACTCGATTGCCGATATTTTCAGGGTCTGTGTATAAAGGCGGTTCTTCAGGGCATTAAGCTGTTTGTCGCTATCCATCCAAATATTCAGGTCTTGCTTCAAAACCTTATGGTGCAGCGGCTCGGCCTTATAGGCTTCATCCGGTAGCTTGCCCATGTAATAGAGCTGGCGCTGCTTAACCATCTCGGCAATTTCCACTTCTAGGCCACGGGCTACAATACGTTCTTCAGATAAACGGCGTATCCATTTACCATGCAGCCGTGGTGCGTCTAAACCCGCCGTATCAAGGCGGGTTATGTCTATGATGCTGTCTTTTTCGATTTCTTTAAGGATTTCTTCCAGTAGCATTATTATCCCACACCCTGTAATAGTATTGGTAGGCAAATGTGGCGCTGCAGACCTGTACATCGGGTTCGACAACTGAAGTATCAAAGGATAACTGTTCAAGGTCGGTAACGTGAGCGCCTACAAAGATGTAAGTTTTATGCAGTGTACTATTTTTCGTGTACAAATGCAAAGTTAAATCGCGCCACGTTTTCATCGGGGTGTTAGACATCATGGTTTCCCGCATCCATTCATGCAGGCGGTCTCTGACTTCGTTATTTTCGTCTGCTAGGAAGTCGACTACCAAGCGGTCATAGGTCGGGGTCTCACCTGAAAAGGCTGCAATGCCGTTTTGATAGGGCGTATCAATTGGCAATAAGCGAACTGCCGGGAGCATGGTGCGCTGGATGGCGTAGTTGACGTCGGATTCGAACGGGATAACCAAAACGCCTGCTTGGTTATCCATGTTGTTATATCGGTTATTGGCTGCCATAGTGAGTCCTTAGTCAACGTATTTGTGCCCCCAAGCGCCGATAACGATTTTATAGCGCTCGCCATTCCGTAGGTTATCCATCTGCAGAGTAAAGTCTGAAGTCTTGGCACGCTTGGCCACGGCATACAGGGCAGTCTCTACGCTATCGTCTTGATGGGCACGCCAGCTAATCCCATCGGGGTTGAAGACGTTATCATAGGCTGCAAAGGCCTTCTTGATGATGTTCAAGGTCAGCTTGTCAGTGCAGATGCGGTAGCGGTAGGTATCATAGGCGGAAATATCAAAGGTGTCGGTTGTCATGGATAGTGCTCCGTTGTTGCTGTTATGGCCTATTTAGATAACAAAAAGCCCCGCATGATGCAGGGCGTGATGGGTTAATCCAATTCGATTATATGTAGGCGTTCTATTGCTTCAGCCAAGATTAAAGGCGTGCCTGCCACGGGTTGGTGTTTCTTTCTAGGCAGCCAAGAAACCACGCGCAGGCGCTTGGGGCTTTCGTTAGTGAATACGTCAATAATCACGCCCCACTCTTCAGATTGTGAGTAAATTAGAACTTCCCGTTTTGGCGCTGTCAGGGCAGCCCTGCCGATTTTATCAAGGATGCGGTAAAGGTCTTTGATGTGCATGAAGCTGGATTTAGCTGCCCGGCGGGCAAAGCGGGCTTTTCCATGGACTGACCAGTCGTAGAGAACTTGATGGCCGTCAATCTTCAACAAGAACTTTTTATTTGCGCCGTAATGGCGGTCAAACTTCAAAGCGTCTTTCTCGTCTTCTTCAAATTGTTCTTGACGGGATAGCTGGCGTTCTTCTAGGTAGCGTACTGCTTCCTGCAGGATAAATTCGCGAAATGCTGACATGGGATATTCCTTAAGGCGTGATACCTTTATTTATGCAAAAAGCCCGCTTGATGGCGGGCTGTTGGGATTTATCGGATTAAAATTCATTCCATGTATCCACTACAAACTGGATGAATGCAATTCTATCTTTATAAAAAACTTCGTCTTCCCCAAAGGATTTTGCAAAGACATCTTTGTAAGCTTTATGCAGCGAAACAAAATCAACGGGATGTCCGTCAAGCATGATGGCAATTTGAGTCGCTTCGGATTCCCATTCGTCGTAAACTCCAACTACCCCGTATGTACAAGGAACTAAGGCGGTATAGGCAGCATTGAAGAAGGAGGCAAATTCATCGGCAAATTTGGAAATCCCCGTTTTAATCTTGGGGCATTTAGTCAAGGCTTCGGCGACAAGTTCTTTGGCATCAGGGTGAAGCTTGTACATCCGAAGGATTCGTCCATCTCCAGACACTAATTCGATTTCATCAATCCGTTTCATTTCTGTCATGATATTTCCTTTCTCATCAATTACGGAGCAATTATAATCCTATATTAAATTAAAATCAATATATGGCTAATACAAATTATTCTTTGATAATGCCTTCCGCCTTAGCCTGCCTGTAGGCAAACTCTGCCAGTTGGATGTAATCGGTATCGTTATCCATTATCAGCTTCATAGCGGCATTGATGGATTCGGGGGTAACTGGTTTCGTTACCAATTCGTAGGCTACGTCAACCCCGAAGTCGTAGACAAACTCGAACTCATCTAATACTTCCTTCATCTTAAAGGCATGTGCCATATAGGTCAGCATGGAAGCAAAACAGGACAGGAATACATCATGGTCTTTATTCTTAGTATAAACACCAACGGAACAATCACGAGTTCGCTTGGCCTTCTTGTACAAACCTTCAGCGTTTTGTGGCAGCGAGTAAATCTGCATAATAATCAACCCCAATTGTAAAGTTATCAGTAACGGCCTGATAGAAACTATCCAGCCCTTCGACATCTTTCTTGCTGTAATAGTAATCGGCCTGCTTAGTCAAAGATACAATAAAAGCCTGCTTGATGTTTTCAAAGATAGGCTTATCATCGGCCAAGTATAAAGCCGCCCTAGCGCTCTCTAGCTCGTAATTACCACGCAAATGTGTTCTACAAGATGGTGTCAATGGAAACACGGCCATCATGCAGGCATAGAAGTAAGATGCTATGGCAGTCGGTTTGTCTAGAACATCTTTGTATCCTAGCGCCTGTAATTGGTAAAGTCCTGTGGCCTTCATCGTCGCCAATATCTTTTCCCGCGCTTCTTTAGGGTCAATCGGGTTCATACAATCCTTTCAGGTTATCGGGTTTTGCCATTATAACAAAAAACCGGATGCTTTGCGGGCATCCGGTGCGATTTATTGCTGTTCGGGTTTCTTTCGGCGTTTCCATTGTACTCGCAAGATGCGGATAATTCGCAAGCTGCAATACGACATGGCAAACAGGGCAATGATGGCAAAGGTTAGCAGGTAGGGAAACCATATGGGCATCAATACCCATAACCACGGCCAGACTAATGCGCCGGATAACTTGGCCAATATCAGTAATGCGCCAAGGCCGAAATGGCAGCCTATCAGGATAGTTACAAGGTCGGGGCGTTTGAAAGTCATTTTTCTGTCTCCTTCGGTTGAAGCGCTTTGGTTAAACGCTCTTGCAAGTATTTAACACGTTGCTGCGTTTTTTAACTTCTTCAGCTTTCTAACCGCCGTGGCCACTCTGATACGCTGCCAAAACGGCATGGAAACAACTTGGCCTTCAAACTTGACCTCGGCATCAAACCAAAACAGACAAGTGATGTGCAGGTCTACAGAACTGCAATAATAGAAGCAGGTATAACCCATGTCGGAAACCGTCCATTTATCCGGTTCTGATAATAGAAGGTGTAGTAATAATTCAATGGGATTCTTCTGCATGGCTCAATCCATCTTTCAATGTCTCTAGTAATTCTTGCTGGCGGGCTTGTTCTGCCTCAGTTGTCTGCCCGGCGTAGTAAGCAATTTTAGCCGCTCTAGTCTTGCGGGCAACCTTGGCCAGTTTCCACATTTGCGCTAAAGACAAATCCAAGTCATTGCCTTTGTAAGCCGGGATGGCAAAGAAGTATAAAACAATACTAATCTTTATGTTGAAGCGGGTGCTATACAAAGAACCGTAGTACGTCCAGTTAAACGGGTCGTCTAGGGACTTCAACAGATTATCAAATAATACGCTGGGCAAGGCCATATCATTTCCCCTTCTCAGCAAAGAAGGCCATCAGGTCTTTAACGCCGTACATGAAGATACCGCCTTCTTTGGCGTAAATCACGGGCACGCTTCTTGGAACTGGCAAGCCCTTGGCAGGAAACATGGCCTTGAACTCGTCGACGTCTAAATCTTCGCCGAGCTTGATAACGGTATAACTTGCCTGATTGGATTTCAGGAAGCGCTCGGCAATTTCGCATTGCGGGCATTGCTGCTTTGAATACAAAATGAAACTCATGGTGTCATCCTTTCTAACGGAACATTTGCGCGTATCCCATCGTTGAAGCTGTAGTTGGGGTCGATAAAGCGCAAGGAAAATCTGTCGGTAATATTACTGTCAGGCCATTTGAATTCGTACTTGCCTTCAGCGTCGGTATTGGTGTAGAAGGTCGTGTAATCATACGACATTCTCGTGATTTCTACCGTTAAGCCGCTGTAGGGCTGGCCTTTGACTGTAATCTTACCATAGATGCGCCCATATGCGCCAGCTTTATTACTGGCAGAGTAACCACTAGTGGTTGTGGTTGGGTAAAAAATAGGCTTGGCAGGCTTGTTGTATTGGAACTGCGAGGCCTTGAAAGCGGGGTCGTCGGCATCCTGATAAATTGCGTAACCGATAATATCAATCCCGGATGGGTCGGGCTTGATGGATAGCTCAAGATACCCGGTGTCAAAGCTGTTGGTTTGACCTAAGAAACTAAATCTATACCATTTCCACACGCCCTGTTCGGGCTTGTCTATAGATATCTTGTTGTTTAACCGTGGCGGTGCATCGGATGCGTGGTTATAGCGCATCAAGAAAGCTATCATAGGATAGTCATTAGGCACTCCCGGTGAAAAGGTATAAAAATTTGCCCCGTAAGATTGATACCACGAGAGCTGGTTTTTGTTGACTACTCGCAGGAAATCAGGCCTGATTTCAAAACTATAGTAATAATTACCTAAACCATTGCCTAGTTGCTGTTGATAATTCCGCCTAAAGTCAAACCATCTAACATATTTCCGGGGTGGCATGTTTGGCATGCTTGGATAGTTTTCAATCATGCCTTGTGCCAGTTCGGATTGTGTGAAATCGGTAACGCCCCAATCAATATCCTGCAGGCTGATATAGCGGGGCGAATTATAGCCGATACTATCACTGCTCCAGTAATAACCCTGTTCAAACTTGTACAGGGTATCATCGCAGCGGCTCAAATAAGCGGATTGCCTAGCCACGCCGGGCAGGCATATCTGCAGGGATTCTACGGAGCTTACAACATATGTACCGCCCCCGATAATGTCTTCAGTTGCATAATAGGAAGCATTAGATGTCAAGAAGCCGCCTTGTGAAGCACCACCGCCTAGGTTTTCTTCAAAATTAACATTTTTCTTCAACACCCCTGCTTTGTTCAATGTTACAAAACGCTTTTTTGGATAATTGGTTGATTGATGCCAATAATCAAAACGCAGGCCTGCAGTCTGCCAGCTCGTGTAATCGCTGCTATTGTCGGTGTTATCTGGTAACAATAACCTATCGGCATCTATGAAACCGAAACCATACATGCCCCAATAATAGGCATTGGATTGGTATTGCCCAGAGAAAGGGATTGGCACAAATACCGTGTTGAAGTAAACCCAGTTGCCGTCAGATGCAAACGACTTGAAAGCGCATTTATGGGATTTGTTCAGCCAATCTGCAGTCATGTTGGTTCGACTAAGTTCTGCAGAATTGCTATAGATACCGTACCACTTGTTCCCGCCGTCAATACTGATTTTGATATATTCGGCATTGAACTTGGCTTGGGTTTGAGTATTGGCCGTGCGCATGTTGGAAAAATCCCACATGATGGCATTGCCGTGTCGTCTATCTTTAACGATAAAGCGCTTGTTGGGTTTGTCTAAACCTACCGCTTCAAAGCCTAGGCCGTTGACATGGACTGCCCCTGCAGGCACGTTGCCTTCAAGTGTGATGTTGGTATAGGTATAGTGTAATACCCGAGCAGTTACGCCCCCGATTGTCAGCAGGCAGCCATTACTGAAATGCTCGGGATTTTGGATTGTGCCTGTAGTGGTATTTTTTTCGGCATCATATACAGGATTGCCAAACTGCTTTGTGGTATCAAAGCCGTCGGTAAAAACCTTATACATGGATTCAAGCCACGTATCGGTATAGATTAGCGGCACGTGGCTGTGGCAATCCGCCGGAAGCAGATTGTCAAACATTCTCATACTGAAGATATTAACCATAGTTGTTTATCCTATCGGAAACCATTGCCCGTATCGACCATACGAGTTAGTATCGTAATAGGGCTGGTAAATCATGAAGGCGGGTTTATTATTGTCTTCTACCAGTTTACCCGTATCTCTGTTCATGTTAGTCATTGAATTGAAAACTATGTAGGGATATTGCAGGGTTATGGTATCAACTATGTTCAAACCGGGCAATTGCCCACGCCATCTAAACAAAGATTGCCTAGTGAACACGGTTGGATTATCCGTGAAAAACGGTTTATATGTTATGCCACCTGAAACAGAGTTCTGTGAAGCATTAAACGGGTAAACAATGTTGCCGTTATTGATAACATAAACCTGTTCGTCTTGCTCAATCAGAGTGTGGATACGGTGATTACCGTCATTGCGATAGCCTACGCTAAAAAATATCAGGCTGTTCTCGCTGGCCAAGAAATACCAGCGGTTAGGATTCCAACTCAAATGTCTATCTGTCGAAGTGTTATAGTAAAAGCCCGTATTAAACCGATATGACGCTTCAGACGGATACACTATAAAAAACCCATCACTTATGCTGCCTGTTAAGTAGATAACTATGTTTTTCCAACGGAAATATAGCTTATCGGTCGACACACTAATCGGTTCAATCGGCAAGGGGCTGATATTAACCGCTTGGCTGCCTGTCTTAAACTCACCCGATAATACTTCTACCGTGATTTTATCGGCTGCAATCGCTTCAATCTTCAGGCGGGCAGCGTACTTGCCGTCGACATGCAAATCCAGCGCATTGTAAACGGTATAGTAACTTGTATCGGCCACCTTGATGTCATAGCGCTTGTTGCCTAAATCCGTGGCTTCAGTAATGGGCTGATAATTAATACGCTTGTTCAAGACTTGCCACAGGTTGAAGTAGCTTTGGAAAGTCGCCTGTTCAAACAGCAATGCTTTCTGTTCGGCAGCAGTTAAAGGCCTAACCGCCCCATCTTCAAAAATGTTCTTGGCATTGATAGTATTAAACGCCGGGGCGTGTTTCTGATAGCCGTATAGGGCTAGGGGTTTGTGTTTGAGTATCATAACTGAAAATATACCTTGCAAACCTGCTCGGAGATTGAATCCTGATATTTGCTGACCAATACGGCAGCCAAGTAATCTTTGCCGTCGATTACTTCAAACTTCATCCACTCAAATTTGTTATCCATGCGGATAGGCATAAATCCGGTATAGGCTGCCGGGAATTGCGCATAGCGCATACCGCGCCAAGCCATGACAACAGAAGACTGTGAAACCTTCGGCATCAATTCGCTGTAAAGTGGTTCAATATAATTTATCCCGCCAACCCATCGCAAGTGAAAAGTATTGGCCACTATCGAGCCACTAATCCCGGTAGACATATCTAAATTTGTCGAAGTATTGCCGATAAAGTTAATGCCATCCAAATACTCAAACTGCGTCAGAGTAGTCGCGCCAATCCCACCAAGCCCTGCCCAAGTAACGGCTGAAGTAAACATGTTCATGGTGTACACGGTCGAATAATAATCTTGCTGCCAACGCTGCTTGTCCATGTAGTTGGTGTTAACATGCGCTCCAAACGGCAAGCCTGCCAAAAAGGCAATGTCTTTACCATCGATTGTTTGCGTGATACCCATGCCATACAAGGAACATGTCGAATACTGAAAACTACCAATTTGTCCCTGATTAGGGCTAATCCCCAAATACACAAATTTATCGGATGCAATCAGTACCCAAGACGACGATTGCGCATGATTATACCTTTGGGAAATGACCACTGAGCTTGATACAACAGTATCTTTTCCCGGATTACCCGATATGAAAATAGTGTTGTGATTAGTCAACGGAGTAAAGCGGTTATTGTTATAGTTCTCGACCACGGATTTCCCGTCTTCCCATCTGCGCAGCATAATAGGCTGCATTACCCAATCTTTAGTAAACCACGGCGCATTTCTGTCTTTTTGCTGGATAGCCGGATTCCATTCGGTAGTCAAATCATCCTGAATACCTGTAGCGGGCAAGCCTTTGCGAATCAGAAAGCATTGGTGATGACCTTTCGGGCGCAGTACCATGTCATTTTGTGATTTATGCGGGCGCTCCCATCCGCCAGAAACCAGTTTGATTTTCCCTGATACGGCAGTTTCAGCCTTGTCTGCCAAGGTAACACCGTAATCCGGTTTCATCTTGATTTTCGTGCCTGATATATTCAATACGCGGTATTGGCCGTTAAGGCCGTCAATTCCTTTAATTTCGACAAGCGTGAAATAGCCATACTTGGCAGCATCAACAGCGGATAGGGTAACTGTTAGGCGGTTATCTGCCACGGCTGCCTTGCTTACATTATGTTCGTCAAAACCCGTGTACAAAACCTGTTCCATCACATCGTACAGGCTATACCCGTCTTTAGCGGCTGTAACAGTACCCGCCTTGTAGGTTTCATTTGTGAAAAATATCTGCATTATCAAACGCCTTTAAGGTTGTTTTCCCTATTTAGCCATTTTAACAGGCAGAAAAAAATGCCCCGCTTTTGGCGGGGCGAAGGTTTCTACAAAGGAAACGATATGAGAAACTTAAGGACCAACAGAAAGAAAAATCATGTCTAATCAAACCAAATTACTGCTTTTCCACTATTTAAACCAGTTAAGGTGCGGGAGGGTGTAATGCAGGGCAATGGATAACCGCTGCAATTTATTCTGGTGCTGTTCCCCCATCCCCATTAAAATGCGTAGAATTGTTGGTTGGAAGCTAGGGAGATAAGCTAGAACGCAACGTCGAGATGGACAGGAGAAACGTTGCATTGCCGCTATCAGGAGAAAGGAGGAAATCCAATAATAGCGGCTTCCCAACCAACGTGGCAAATGATACTACAGGCGCTTTTAAAATGCAAGCGTTTTTGTTGAGTTTTTTACCAGTACAAAACGGATGTCGCCCGTGTACATCTTCAGGTCTTCGACAAACGGCTTTCTTTCGCCCGTTTTAACATCATGCAGCATCACGCGCCCCGTTTCCTTATGCAAGCCCCGCCACAGGTTAAGGCCGTCTAGTTTCAAGGCAGGGCTGCTATAAACATCGCTGTCGTTGGATAAGGCAAGATAGGCCATAGTGGCAATACCGCATCTCCTGAAATCCGGATGCGTGGCAACCATCTTGACGACCCTGCCGTTTAGCTTGGCATCCCATTCGGTAAGCATGGTAAACACGACAATGTCGTTGCATTCGCCGATAATCTTACCGCCGTTGGCCATTGTCGAATAGTAAACAAGGCCGTAATCAATCCAATCTTTGTAATAGGCGGGATTGATTACCGGATTGCCGAGTTCGGGCATGGCTTCCCGCAAATCCGACCAATCAAAGTGTGTGTTATCAAGCAAAGGCATCTTCTCAAACTTTCCAAATTCCGTCATCAGGGCTGGTCATGGTCATGATGATGTGGTGCACCAAATCTTCAAGTTCGGGGTAACGCGATTTGCGGATGCGCCAAATCCATTCCCGGTTGCCGTATTCAATAATGATAAACCACCAAACATCATCCTGTCCGACGCCGAAGTTATCATAGACAATTTCGTACTCGTCGAATATCAGGCTTAGTGTGGCACAAACTTCTTCAAGAGTAATCATCAATAATCCTTTCCAATGCACAGGCCAAGCGCTTGTCGAAGTTTGGCGTGTAGTTGTTGGTAATAGTGAAATCTGCTTCAAAGGCCATCTTTTCGGATTCGTGTTTAGTGGCCGTTGAGTGGCGCTGGTCAATTGCGGTAATCCTGATAATCTTGCCTTGCATGGATTGCACCCATACTGCTTCATCGGGAAAACGGCAGTCAGTGATAATCAGGCAATCATCCTTGGGGATATTACTGTAATGCTCTGCCATACAGTCAACCCATATGGATTCTTTAACCAGCTTACGACCCCATTCAGTACCAAGGGTCTGCAATAGATGGCGCAGGGATACGCCTAGCCCGGGTATAACGGCTTCCTTGTTTTCGCGCTGTGTATAGTGGTTAATGTCAATCCCTAGGGCTTCAAGCATCCGGTATATGGGAGATGCAAAGCTGTGGGTATGGCAGTTGATTCCATAATGGGGCAGCATCATGGCAAGCTTGGCAGCGGCGTAATCCTTGCCCGCTCCCGCCTTGCCTGTCATGGCAATAATCATTTGGTTACTCCAATCTGTGATTGATGGCCATATTGTAGCATGGATAGCGGATACAGAAACAGCCCCGTAGGGCTGTTATTGGATTAGCGCAAGCGGCTACCGCAATTCACGCAAAAGTCTTTAAAACCTGTTACCCCGCATTTCTGGCATTGCTTTGGCGATATATCAACGGGGCTTAGGCATTTGCTGCATTGCTTGGCATAGGGATTGAGTTTGCTGTTGCATCTCGGGCATCTTCTAGCAGGGGTATTCATATCTGATTCCTTACGGGGTTAATCAACACGCAAATGATTATAGCGCAATATTGAAAAATATGCTATATTGCAGTCCTGTAATGCGCCAAGGCATTTCACAATCTTTCGCCACAAGCCCGTGATTACATCGGATAATAGGGTAGTACCAGCCTACTACGTCGTCGCAATCTGTGGCCATCTGTGACCCGAGAAACGCTATATTTTACTTGAAAGGATGTACTATGCAACCCAACGAATCCCCGCTGTTTGTAATTGATAATGGTGATACCTTTATCAAACTGTACCAGTCAGGCATTGAAGTTGCCAATACCAGCGAAAGCATCACTTATATCCCGTTAAGCCACGTCGAACTACGGGCATTGGCCGACGAAATCAGCAAAAACATGGAAGTGGCTTTGGCTGCCCGTGCCATTGCTGAATTGAAAGAAACCAAACCCGTTAAACTGGCAGGCCTGTTTCCTCTGTTTGATATGATGGATACCGATACCATAGCCAATATCTTCTATGGCAAGCTCGACGAGTTCGTTTCTCCCGAAACCAAAAATCGGTTGGTTACAGCCATCAACAATCAAATCAGCGTTATTGAAGAACGCGAAAAAGACGAATACAATGCAATTCTTTCCGCTTGATAACGACAACCGCCTGAAGCTGTCTGTCGCCAAAACCCTCGCCATCCTGATTGCCCATGATGCCCTTAGCGGCGAAGTTAAGCTGGCCAATGGCCAAGGCATCAAGGCAAAGATGGAAATGATTAACTATTTCAAACCCAATCCCTATCTGATTAACGGTAAGTATTACTATCCAAATCTGCGTATTCATGAAGGCGGGTTAAGCCCGGATGATATTGTTGGCGTCTTCTTTCGACGTGATTGGGAACTCTTGCATTTGATGGATGCGGCTTATACCATGGGCAAATCTGAAGGCCTTGCCCAATTTCACCCTATGAAGGAATCCCAATCATGAAGAAACCCTATTTTTCACTTCCCCTGCCTAACGGCGCAGAGTTAAACCTGTATAAAGTTAAAAGTAAACAAGCCCGCGTTGAAATCTATACCGGGGAAGCCGAGTTAGACGGGCTTCAGCTTTTGCGTGGATGGGGTAATCTAGCTCGCAAAGATTTGGTATTAAATCCGGTTGAAATGTTGGATTTTGGTAATCAGATGACAAAACTGGCCAACGAACTATTACTGACAGAAGCCATCGAGACCGCTTTTAATATGCGTGATGAAGATGACCGGTTTGCCGTCTTGCGCGAACTTGGTTCTGTTGAAGAAGTGGCTGCCAAATATGAAAGCTTTAATACGCTGCATATCGAAAAACTGTCAGACTTCGACCGTGCCGTTGTCTTGGCAGTAGGTATGGCCTATCGTGATGTACTGCAATCCTATACCAGCGATACAGAGTAAGGCCTGAAGATAAAACAATCCCCGCGTTATGCGGGGATTTTCGTGTCTAGATAATCAGCTTGATATAGGATTGCTCGCCGTCAACTTCTTCTTGGCCATCTAAATCCTTTAAGCCCTGCATAGCCACTTCATACAGCATCTTAGACAGGTTCTTCTGCGATACAGGCCTATCCATATCCAAGACTTCCCTAACTTCGTATTCAGACTTGCCTATCAGCTTCAGGCCGATTTCAAATCGGTATTTCCGGGGCTTGGCCAATATCTTCTTGTTCTTCAGCGGGTCGGCAAAATCGCCAAACATCTGTGCCGTGGCCTTGAATTCTTCATAGGTATCTGCGCCTATGAGGGGAAACACGGCATATCCGTGATAAGGCTTGGCAGGACGTTTCTTTCGTGTCTGCGCCATATTGCTATCTCACTGCATCAACAAAGTAACAAACAGGTTGCCCTTAACCAACGGCTTGTCCATGCTTTGTGGCAGCTTCTCGCGTATCAGGCGGGCAAGTTCTTCAGGGTTGAAGGTTGGGAAGCCCGGCATATCGGCAGCCTTGTTGAGCTGTTTGGCTAGAAAGATGCTGCTAAACAGAGCTAGGAATCCTAGGCCGTCCATCGAAGTCTTTACCGATTGCTTAGACATGTTTGGATTTTCGAGATTGACCAGCAGGTTTTCCAAGGCCTGCATGCGTGGCGGGGTCAGATATTGCTTAACGGTTTTCATTTGGCGGGTTTCCTTTGCTGAGATTGCTGGCGCTGTTTATGGTGGCGTTTTGGTTTCTTCTTGGGTTTTGGGGCAGGCTCGGGTGGTTCAATCGGTAAACCCAACAAGTATTGAAAGATGTAATCATACGTCAAAACCATTTCGCCCGCGTTATATGTTGATACAAATAACTCTTCTAGCATATCGGCACGGGCAGCGGGGTTCAATAAAACAACTTCCTGCCTATCCATAACTTTCTTATAAGCTGCCTGCAACCTGCAAGCCATCCTTCGCTGATAAGTATCAAACCCGATATAATCAGGGTGTTTTTGGATAGGCTTATTTTTTCGGATAGCGTCAAGCATTGTCGGAAAGATAAAGTAAAAATCATATTCATTCCTAATCCGCTTAGACGTCCGTTTTTCATCCAGTAGATACTTCATGATAAACACGTCAAAGGCGCTTCGTGGAGAAGTAAACTTACCAAGGTTTCCCCATGGCCGATAAATGGAATCAAAAATATTGTCGTCAAACAGCGGGGCATTGAGCATCTGCCTCAGTTTGGTTTTGATACTCATCGCAAAGCTGCTATTTGAACTCTTATCTTTGCCAACCGCAATCCTTGCCCGCCTGCATTGGTCGGCCAGCACAATCACAGTATCAACAAATTCTTTACTTTTGTTCAACAAACCAGCCTTGACATCTTCTTCAGTTGATTCATTTTCCAAATGATGTACCAAGAAGGCCATAGATTTGCGATACAGATTATTTTGCAATAAATGCTTCACATACTTCCGCTCTCGTTGTCGCTGCATTTCCCTACTCCTCAATCAAATAGGCTTCATCGCCCAACAATTCTTCTGCAAGCTTGGCAATCCCTTTAGGGGTTACATTCACTTGTACCCGTAAAAACTCGTTGCTGCCGTCAGTGTAGTAATACTCGCTATGGCGCAGGTAGCCCGCTTGAACTTTATCCTGATAGCCAATCCATGCGCCCTTGCCGTTGCGTTTGTAAATCCACGCATTGGCGCTCAACCAATCAAACAGTTCGCGGGGTCTGACCTTCAACAACTTTGCAGCATCTGTAATACAACAGTCGCCATCTGCCCGGCTAATCCTTTCCAAGGCTTGAACCTTTGGGGCGGCTTCAGCCAGCAAGGCAGCCTGTTTTTCGTTTTGTTCTGCCAAATCTGCAGCCAAGCGCAGAGCTTCTGGTAGGGTTTGAGGGACAGCATGTACAGGTTGGCGGATTTGTTCTTCGAGTTCCATCCACCGTCTGTTAATCCGTATCCGCATATCAGCGCGATAACCTGATACAAGGTCAACGCATTGAGCTCTGTTCAACAAGAACTCACGGTATTGCATCCCGTTTTGTTCATGGGTGTAGAGAGCTTCCCGTGCATGCGGGAAGCCCATTTCATCATAAACTTTATTAAGTTTATCAATTTCTCACATAACTTGGCAATCTCCCTGCTACTCATCAACACTTCTTGGGTATCTTGGTTGGGTTGGGTAAAAGTCATCATTTGATTATTCATCACAGTCTCCGTTTCATTATCAGGTTTAGAAATTTCAGGTTTCGCTTCTTGAGTGTATGATTTTTGCAAATCATCCCATGCCCGAATAGCCCATATCCTAATATCGGGGCTGTATCCTGCTACCAAATCCATGCACTGAAGGCGGGTTAGCAATGCTTCCGTGTAATACATCCCGTTTTGTTCGCATTTCCATTTGGTAAATGGGATTTCAGGCAGGCCTTTCTCAATATAAATTGCGTTCAATGTGCGTATATCAGCTAACACATGGCTGTGCCACTTTCCGCAAGCCTTAGCAATCTTACGGCTGCTTATCTTCGTTTCGGTATCCATCATAAACAATCCTTTCAATGCAAGTAAGTAGTCGCCACAGGCGACATCTACATTCCTAGGCATTATACCCGAAATCGTGCTATTTTCCTACTAAAAGGGAAAGGGGGATATAGGGGGTATGGGTTATCCCTTCAAAACCATACGCGACCTATAGTCACAGTGAGGGGCTTTTAGGCCTGCAGGGGCTTCACGGCCACGGCATTCTATCTGCGCTGTCGCGCAATGTCTGCCAAAACACCCGTGAGAAATCTTAAAAGACTATAAAAATTCTCGAGAACGGGATTCGTAGTGTTCATTTACCACGGGATGCGAAGGGGCGTTAGCCCCGTAGCGTCTCGTGGTAAATGTATATTACTAATTATCCCGTTCTCGAGTTCTGTAGAAAAATCGAATGTACAACAATCACTATCAGTTTCAACTCTGGGTGCGACAGCTATCTAACTTGCTGAAGGGGCGTTAGCCCCGAAAGCAAGTTACTAGGTGTCGGCTGAAGGGGCGTTAGCCCCGAAAGCCATCACTAAGTCAATCATGGTTAATGCACTCAATCTCACGCGTAGCGTGAATGATTTGCAGATTTCCTTCAGGTATTCGTCGAACACCGTCGAACACCGTTGAAACTCAACATGTACAAAAATCACAAGAAATCCTAAAGAGTCCTTAAGATTTCTATTCAAACCTAACTCAACTTCAACTTAAACTCAACTTATTCAATCTTCAGAAACCATAATCGCTAGGGGTGCGAAGCAGCCCTAGCGCATTATCGCGCGAAGCGCGCATAATGAGGAATCACAAGAAATCCTAAAGAGTCCTTAAGATTTCTATTCAAACCTACTCTACCAAATCAACCCTAGCAGTTACTCAAATCTGTTTCACGCTTCGCGTGCCCAACTTTTGTGATTTCTGATTCTATCGGCAGGCAGGCTTTCGGGGCTAACGCCCCTTCAGCCCACCTGCCCTACGGATTGCTTCGCAACCCGTAGTTGGTGGTGTACCTGATTGTTATCTACAAGTGAACTAGTGTTTATCTACATTCAGTCCTTAAGGATTCCTTATCATTCCTGAAGGCCGTGTTATTGATTAGATATGTATTACCTACAGCTTCAGGGCTAAAGCCCTTTCGCCGTAGGTAATACACACTACGCAACACGGCATTAAAGATTTCTTTATGTGTTTTATTATTCATCGTGATTCTTTAAGTTCATTCGCCACGTGATTTTTAGATACCTGCAATTCTTGCAGGCGTACCAACCCCTCTCGGGAGCTCAAAATATTCAAATTAAATGTAAAGAAGATTTACAATTGAAAAATGGTTGTGAAGGATGAATTTGAAACAAGGAATAAAAAAACACTTGATTTTTCAATCAAGTGTTTCGATTTTTATTACGATTCCTACAGGCACAGCACAAGCTAGACATCAGCCAAAATCAAGGGCTTTTGTTAAGAAATCTTAACATTACACATTGCCCAAAACATCTGATTTTGACTGCCGTGCGAGATGGATGTGTACCATTACTAGGTCTAGGATGACTGAAAGTTGATTAACAGTCGGGGTGGCGGTCACGGTGTACACCCCAAATCCCATCACTCGTGTAGAAAGGAACCCCCGCGTCTGTAATTCCGCTTGGATTTACTGCGGTTCAATAGTTTGCCCCTCGGCTCCGACGGTGCTGAATAATCGCTACTTATTCACTTCCCATCTAAGGTAACTACAACCTTGTACTAGTGGGGACTCTCCCACTTGAGTATTTCTACAATTACCCTATGCTCCCATTGCCCATTGTTTTACAAGGGGAGCACCGAAACGCATAACCTAACTTCAGTATCAGGGAAATTAGTACAGCGTTATGCGCACGTCGCAACTCGGTTCGCGGTTCTTCTCTATCCTAGATTGTGTTAATAGAACGTCGGCAGTCTGTGTACCTAGTACGGATACCTTTTCATCCATACCGTTCAGTGGGGTTAGCCCTGAACTCACCGGCGCTTCCTTAGTTGAACCTCTTCATCCTACCACCCTGACATAGATGGCCAAGACGTTACATCGAGTCTTTATACTTGGTATTTTTGGCGATTTTGATACGGGGCTACCCGTAAAAGAAATTTCCTTTAAGGCTTTATGGATTTTGAGGGCTGCCAAGCCAGCTCTCGGTTAGCACCGTCACAACCACACGGGAGAACGGATTAACGTCAGGGAACGATTCCCAAGTTTCGGAAATTTCCGCCTGATTGCCACCTTCAATACCAGCTCGCCGTAACCACTTTGCCAATTCTACGGTTTTAACTTTTAATGTCATGCTGGTATCGATACTGCGTGATAACAATCCAACTTGTTTATCCATCCGGAGCTACCCGGATGAAGGCCACCTCGCCTGATACATTTCAATCTTTGACGTTCGCCAGCATCCTGTATCCGATACTGCAATACAAAACACCGCTAGGTGGATTTTTGTCGACCTAATTAAAGAGCGATTGTACTAGCTAAAGGTTTATCCTACGATAGGTCGCTTATCAGTAAGCTTTAACTAGCTCCAGCGTGCTTCTGCACACTCGGATTTAAACGGTTTCATTCTATCCTTATTTAGTGAATTTTTCAAACTGTAAAGGGGTTGATAAGGTAAAATCTCGTTAAATTTCTCTGTATGTATATTATGCTACGCGCTTTTGGAAATCATGAAGCATATCTTCTATTTGAAAACAAGAGTTTACCTTAGTCAATCCTAAGAAATTGGTAAATGCGCCTGCGACACGAAGTTCATCAACAGTTAAAAATTCTTGTAGTTTATTGGTTACAGCTACCGCTCCAAACACGTTGATTAGGGTAATCAACTGATTGAGTGCCAGCCGGTGGTTGATATTGCCACTGTTCAGATAGCGCCGGATGCAGCGGCGAAACACCATGAACCGTTGGCAATCCGTAATCAATGCAGCCCTATCCACCGCCGTATGGATGGCAGGATAGTATTGTCGCAAATCGGCAGCCAAATCTTGCAGGTTCATGGTGTTCCTATCTTACGTTATTGCAGGGTAATGGTAAAGGCCACGGGCACTTCATGCACGATGCCGTTTACAGTAAACAGCAAGGTTTCTTCTACCTCGACTTTATCAACCCCTTCAGCCCATTCTTTGCGGCGAACTGTTGCAGCGACATCACGGCTTTCGGTAACTTCGGTATCCCCGGCAAGGGTGATGGTGTATTGTTCGGTTTCGATGTCTTCCAGTTTGATTTCCGCTGTCAGGCCTTCGCCGATAGTCAGGCTGCCGAATTTCAGCGAGCGGAAATTGCTAGGCGCTTTCAGGTACAGAGGGTCAAACTTGCCCTCATAGGCGGTAAACACTACGCCTTGGCCTTGCTGTTTTAAGGCGTCGCCCGTAAAATAGCCATAGGCAGCCACCAAGACTTCGCCTGTACGGCTATCTACCCATCCGCGAATATCCTTGACCGCGTGTTCATTGGGCTGAATTTCCATGTAGTTGATTGCCATAATCAAAACTCCCTTAAAATGGATTGAAAATGATACCTTTGTTTATACAACACAAATATTTATTGCTACTTTCGCCACAGCTTAAGCTGTTCGATAAAGCACGGAGCGGCCTGTATAACTTCAGATGCCCGTATTGCGGCGACAGCAAGACCAATCCGCATAAGCGCCGGGGATACATCTACAAGAAGAAGGATACCCTGAACTACAAGTGCCATAATTGCGGGGTATCAACCAGCTTTCAAAACTTCCTGAAAGACCATGACGACAGACTGTACAGGGAAATGCTGTTAGAGTCTTTCGGCAAGCCCAAGCAGGAAACCAAGTTAGAAGCATCCGATGTGGCAACAACTACCCAATCGCTATTGACGGCACAGCATCATATCCTGCAGCATTATCAGCGCATCACACCTAATAGCGGTATCCAAGCAGACTATCTGCAAGGCCGTGCCTTTACCCCTGCAATGATGGCACGGTTTTACAATATCCCGGATGCCGATGAGTTAATCCGACGTATCTATACTGTACACAAAATGATTGGCAAGTTTAAAGGTATCCCTGCAGTCGGGATACCCTACTTTGACGGCAATGCGCTGGCCTATTTCCAAATCCGATTACTGCAAGGCAAAATCCGCTACCTAACTATGGAGGTCGACGGCGGATGCAAATTGTTTGGCCTGCCGGATATTGACCCTGCAAAACAGGTGTCGGTGCTTGAAGGCGCATTCGATAGCGTGTTTGTACATAATGCCGTGGCCAACGGTGGGGCAGCCGATACGGGAAACCTGCAGCGCCTAAAGGGAATGGATGTTAGGTTTATCTATGACAGCGACTACCGCTACAATCCCGACATTAAGAAGCAGGTGGTTAATCGCATCAAGGAAGGATATAGCGTGGTACTGTATGGCAAGGATTTCCAGTACAAGGATTTAAACGAAGCGGTTATGGCCGGGATGAGCGTTGGCGAACTTAACGATTATTTGGATGCGCATACCTTTTCCGGCATGCGGGCTCAACTCGAACTATCGCGGCTTGGTAAATAATGCCAATATAGCGTTTCTCGGGTCACAGATGCGCACAGATTGCGACGATGATATGGGGTAATACCCTAGCCTACCCTCGATGTTTGACAGCCCTTAAAACGCGAAATCTAACGGTTTTGCGTTTTTCGTTTATCTGCGCTACAATATCGCCCACTTTTGTTAGATTGGAAACCATCCAAATGTTACTCATTGACTTTTATAACGTGGTATCGGCTGCCGTGCACAGCGTGCATGGCGAAGATAAAACGCCACCCAACCTTGAAACGGTCAGAACCTGTGCCGTTAATGCCTGCCTGTACTACATGCAGAAACTGAAACGCTACAGCGCCAACACAGTCATTGCCTTTGACGGCAAGGATAACTGGCGCAGTAGCGTTTTTCCCAATTACAAGCAGCAGCGCAAGAAACAGCGCGAGAAACGCGAGTTTGATTACCAGCTTTACTATCAGAGCTTGGAAGCCGTGAAAATCGAACTGGCAGCCGTTATGCCTTGCAAATGCATTGAGGTCGCCTATGCGGAAGCTGACGATATTATCAGCGTATTAGCCCGTATCGGCGCTCATAGCGAATCTGTTTGCATTGTATCCGGCGATAAAGACTTTGTTCATCTGCAGGCCATCCATACCCCGCATCCCATCACGCAGTTTATCCCCTATAAGGACGACTATATTGACGAAGCCAGCTTGGCTTTACCTTTGGAATTGCATGTGGTTGGCGGGGATAGCGGCGACGGCATTCCCAATATCTTTTCAGACGATGACGTGTTTTTGGTAGAAGGCAAGCGGCAAAAACTGTTTACCAAATCCAAGAAAGAAGAAGTGATGGCAATCGGCCTTGAGAAGTATCGGGAAGTGATTACCGAAGAGATGCGCGTTAAGCTCGACAGAAACCGCCAGCTTATCGACCTAACCAAAATCCCACAGAATATTAGCGATGCCATCCTGCAGAAATACATTCAAACCAAACCCGCCAGCGGTATGCTGATGAACTACCTTGTACAGCACCGCATGTCTTCAATCATTGACAGATTTGGAGGTCAGTTATGACGACCTATGTGCAAAAACGCTGCAAGGTATGCAATGAATTTATCATGGTAGATAAAGAACATCTGTACACGGGCTATATGCCACCATGCGGGCATGAATACAAAGAAGAAGCCCCGATTAAAGCAGGGCAGGTTATGCCCGGGATTGTATCCGGCAGGGTATCGGCCTCTTCGGAGTTTAAGAATTTTGTTGACAAGGTTTTCACTGTCAAAGGTGCTAACCATAACTTGAGGAAGTATTAAATGATTTGGTTAGCTATTGCAATCGGCACGGCGTTATCGCAGCACCCCAAGCCACATCAACCCAACCACCATCCCAAAGCATTACGAGCCACACCCATCCGCCACAGCAATGCGGAAATCCATTGCGTAGCCCGGGCAATTTATTTTGAAGCCCGTGGCGAACCACAATCTTGCAGGGAAAAGGTTGCCCATGTTATCGTCAACCGCATGCGCCACAGGATGTTTCCCAACAGCGCCTGCAATGTGGTTTACCAGCGCAATCAGTTTGAATGGGTAAAATACAATCCCCAAGTGAGAGACCACGTGGCCTATCAGCAGGCCATCAAAGATGCCACGGCAGTTTTGCAGGGCAAGCGCGATACCACTAACGGCGCACAGTTTTTCAGCACAGGCTACCGCTTTAGAAATACCCGCCAAGTCGACAGATGCGGTGGCCACGTTTTCTTCAAGACTACTTTGACATGACACCTGACAATAGTTACAGCGAAGAGCTATTCGGCATCCTAAACCGCATTGTGCAGAAAAAGCGGTGCACCATGATTGAAGCCGTATTGGATGTTGCCCGCGAACTGGATGTTGATGTCGAAGATTTCGTTAACGGATTGGGAGAGCCATTGAAGAATGCCTTGCGTGAAGAAGCGATACAGCAGGGCATGGTTCGGAAATGCGCCTTGCCTACGACTGCCCGCTTAACCGATTTTTGAGGAGCGGCGATATGGATGAACTAACCAAGCTGCTTATCAACAATACCTACCTGTGCTTCTTGGATTATGTGGCTATTAAGCTCTATTTCCAAGACAAGCTTGATTGGGATGTTAAAGGCACCCCCCCGGTAAATATCACGATGCAGTCTTTTTACAAGCGCCACGATTGCAAGACCTTCAAAGGCGTGGTAGAGCGACATAAGAATGACAGGGAAAGCTGGAGACAGTTTTTCATTTCCCTGTTCATCTACGACGATTCCGCCTATGTCAGGGATGCGCTGGATTATCCAGATGGATTGCTGAACTTCCACAAAATTAGGATGGCAATGCTTGAATCGCTCTATCCCGTCTTCAAACTGGATATAGGCAGGATACAGAGCTACCTGTCAATCGAGAAGCAGGATTTTATGGGTTTCATCAAGCCTAGAACCGCCAGCCCTGATATATTGACCAGTTCTGGAGCGACGGGTATCAGCCTTGAGACCATTGCTTTGCTTGATAGGGTATTTGCCTTTACGGATATTGCTACAGTATCGCCCCGCTGGGATGTACAACGGCGCAAAATTAAAAAGTACGGCTTGCTACTCCCTTTTGAATGGGGTAAAATCAAGCCTATTTTAGACGAACTCATTTCTCAACCCCTTTAAGGAGGATTTCATAATGTCTTTTGCAGACTTGAAAAATCGCGGCAAAAACTTTGCCGACTTGGTAAACAAAGTGAACAACAATAACAAAAACTTCGACGACCCGCGTGAATGGGTATTGACCCGCGACAGCAAAACGGGCAACGGCGAAGCGGTTATTCGTTTCCTACCTGAAACCAACGGCAGCGAGAACCCGTTTGTACTGCAGTACAGTCACGGCTTCCAAGGCAAAGGCGGTTGGTATATCGAGAACTGCCCGAGCACTATCGGCGGGGATTGCCCGGTATGCGAAGCCAACAATACCGCTTGGGAAGCGGGCGATAAAACCACTGCCCGCAATCGCGCCCGCCGTAAAAATTACTATGCCAACATCTACATTGTCAACGACCCGGCGCATCCCGAAAACAACGGCAAGGTTTTCCTGTTCCGTTTCGGCAAATTCATCTTGGAAATGATTGCCAAGAAAATCAAGCCAGAGTTTGAGTCTGACCAACCCGTAAACGTATTTGATTTGTGGGAAGGTTGTAATCTGCGCTTGCGTGCCCGCATCAACAAAGAATCAGGCTTCGTGACCTATGACAGCAGCGTATGGGAATTGCCTAGCCAGTTGCTGCCGACCGATGCCGAACTCGAGGAAGTATGGAAACAGCAATACCGCTTGGAAGAGTTTACCGATGCCGATAAGTTCAAAGCCTACGGCGAACTGAAAGCCCGCTTTAACCGTGTGCTGGGTTTGTCTGAAACTGACGGTGAAGATAGCCGTGATGACGAACCGGTAGCCCCGATGCCGAGCAGCAATCCTGCAGCCCGCTTTGGCCAGCAGCCCGTTCAACATGAAGCGCCTGTAACCCAAAGCGCCCCGTTGAGTAGCGAACCGATTGAAGCGCAGCCTGTACAATCTTCAGCGCCACAAGCTGCCCCTGCAGATTCCGAAGAAGACGAGCTGGCCAAATATCGTCAGATGTTAGGCATGTAATACAAAACCATGCTATAATCGCAGCCTGTTAATACAGGTTGCGATTTTTTTAATATGGCTACGATTACTTACCTAGGCAAATCCTTTGAAACATCCGTTTACAGCGGAACAGTCTATCCCGATATAGCGGCGCAAATCCGAGCAGAGTTTTATCCAGAATACAGTTTGGCAGATGTGCAGCGCCAGCTTTACGAAATCCTCTACCGTAACGGCAATGATACGTCTATCATCAATGCCTATTACTTTGCCCGCTTGATGGGCGACGTAGGCCTTGACAGGGCTGCTTATACCATTAACGAAATACTGCAATCCGATGAATGGTGCAGTTGGATGTGGGAATATATCCAGCGCAAACCCAAAGTGTTTCCGCCAAGCGACCCGCTGATTAAGAATGTACACGCCCTGATGCGCATTGGCATGTCTGCCTATACGGGCAAGATTACCAATTTTCCGTTTGCCGAATGCAAGCGCTTGCTGCTCAAGTATCGCTCCCATAAAACCAACCTGTATATCGACACTTCCTGTGGCTGGGGCGTTAGGATGATGGCAGCCGCTGCCGTCGGCCTAGACTATGTTGGTTTCGACGTTAATCCGCCCCTGATTGAAAACCTGAACAGGCTTGGCAGGGAACTCCAAAAGCTGAAGCCTGACTGGCAGTTTGAAGTGATACCCCATGGCAGCGAGTATTTTAAAGAGCGTCTAATCGGTAAAGCCGATATTATGCTGACCAGCCCGCCTTACTTCATCCTCGAGGATTATCGCAAAGGCGAGCAATCCTGCAGGCCTGATACAGATTATCAGGCGTGGGTTGAATCTTTCCTGAAGCCGACACTCGATAACAGTTTTCAGTATGCAGCGCCGGAAACCTGTGTCTTGTTCAATATCAAAGACTATAAGAAATACCCGATGGAAACCGATAGCGTTAATCATGCCAAGGCTAGGGGTTGGATGGTATCAAAAGATACCTTGAACAATTCTGCCCGAGTAACCAAGCGCCGGGGCGAACACAATATCAATTCGGCAGATGAAAACGTGTTCGTGTTTCACAGGCATGACCTATCCAAACCAGCTTCTTCATTAGGAGACATGTTTTAATGGTTGCAATAGTCCATCAAGGCCGTAGTGTTGAATTTGGGATGTACAGCGGCACAATCTATCCTGATTTCATCCAATATGTTAGGGATAACGTTTATCCCGAGATTGATATTGCTGATGTTAGAAAGCAGCTCTATGATGTAGTCGTTAGGGGCAAAACAAACAGCCATAACCTAATCAACGGTTACTGGTTTGCCAAGCTGCAGGGCGATGTACGATTAGACAGGGCATTCTACAGCCCCAATGACTTCTTGTTATCTGATGAATGGGTATCGGCTATGAAGGAATACATTGAAGCCAAGCCCAAAACCTTCACGCCATCTAATCCGCTTATGGTCAATGTCCACAAGTTCCTAAAAATTTCCCTGTTTAGGATTGTCGGTGGGGCAACCAATTTCCCATTAACCGAATGTGTGAGACTGCTTGCCAAGTATCGCAGGCCATCCACTAACACCTATATCGACACTTCTTGTGGCTGGGGTGTCAGGATGCTTGCCGCTGCAGTATTGGATTTGGATTACATAGGCTTTGAAGTTAATCCGCCATTGATTGCCAACCTGAATGAACTTGGCCAAGAAATCCAGCGCTTCAAACCTGATTGGAAGTTTGAAGTTATCCCGCATGGCAGTGAGTACTACGAACCGAGATTGGAATGCAAGGCCGAAATCATGTTGACCAGCCCGCCCTATTTCATTTTGGAAGACTATAAGAATGGCGAACAATCCTGCAGGCCTGATACGGATTTTGACGCATGGTGCGAATCCTTCCTGTATCCAACCCTAGATAACAGCTTTCAATATGCAGCGCCTGATACATGCGTGATAATCAATATCAAAAATTACAAAGAATTTGACATGGAAGACCGCTGTATCAAATACGCAGAATCGAAAGGCTATCAAACCACATTGGATACGCTGGCCATTTCCCAGCGCGTGATAGCCGGGGAAATCCGTTCAAGCAATGAGCGTGTTTTTGTTTTTCACAAACATCCCTTAAATCCCAAATCCGCATTGGATGATTTGTTTTAACCCTGAAAGGAAGTAATCATGCACCACTTTATTATTGACATTGAGACACTTGGCTTGGAAACCGATGCCCCGGTAGCATCCATAGCCTGCACCCCGATTGATTTCGCCCAACACGAAGCCTACAGCACATATGTCAACACGACCTTCAGCCTGAAGCTGGACTGGCAAAAGCAAATCCGAGATAAAACCCACAAGCCCGATGAATCCACCATGGCTTGGTGGGCGAAGCAATCGGATGAAGCCCGGCGTTATATCCAACCGCTGCCGTCTGATGTTACCTTGAAAGACGGCCTGAAGTTCTTAAACGATTTCCTAACCAACCACCACGGCTTCACAAAGGATAGTTGGATTTGCAGCAGGGGCATGGCCTTTGATTTTGCCATTCTTGACAGAAACTACCGCCTATATAACATTAAGCCCGCTATCCCCTATCGTAACCAGCGCGACATTCGAACCATGATTGACTGCATGCAGGGCAGTAATAACGGCTACTACGAAGCCAAGGCGAAACTTGACGAACCTTGTATCAAGCATGTGGCCTTATATGACGCTGCCTACGACGCCTTTGCGTTATCAGAGCTGATTGAGAGTCTGCGATGAACTTCATTGACGATGACGAAATAGACAATCCCGCCCCGATATTTGCACCGATGGAACTCCGTGCCGAAAGGCGCAGGATTTGCCAAGAGTGTGAACACAGAGCACCCATGCTGAAGATATGCAGGCAATGCGGCTGCGTGATTAAATCCAAGACAACGTTCAGCGCCAGCAAATGCCCGTTGGGCAAGTGGTAGAGTTTAATAAATATCCTATAGTTAATCGACACTATAGGATATTTTCACATGGCACTTGCATTTGCAGATTTGGCTAAATCTTTAGATTTGTTTGAAGTTGCCCGCGACCACTCACGGGCTGGCATCTTAGAAGAAGCGCTTATCCAACTGGCGAATCAGAAAGACAGCCATTTTGGCCAAGTAGTGATACTGGCAGGCGGGGCTGGTAGTGGCAAAGGCACGATTTTGAAGAACCTGCTTGACATCAAAGGTAAGGTATTTGATGTCGATGAGCTGAAATCGTGGATGACACGCATCCCCGAATGGCGCAAGGAGTTACAGGCTAGATTACCCGGCGTTGATTTGGATGATAAGAAATTTTTGTCAACGTCGGAAAACGTGGCTGTGGCGCATGACGTGGCCAAAAATGTTTTGGGGATTGAAGGCCGTCAAAAGAAAGTGATATTTGATTCTATCGCTTTGGCAGATTCGACCAGAAAACCCAATCTGATATTTGATGTTACCCTGAAAGAAATTCGCAAGTTTGATGATATTGTGAAAAGCGTGACGGCTGCAGGGTATCAAAAACAAAACATCCACATTGTTTGGGTATTGTCTGAATTGGAAGCGGCTATTCAAAATAACCGCGACCGAGACAGGGTCGTACCTAGCGAGATTTTATTGGATACACATCATGGCGCAGCGGATACCATGGCCGAAATTATTCGCCAAGGCGCGGCTTTGCAAAGTAAGATGGATGGGAACATTGTTGTGGCGTTTAATACCTTCAAGGGGGTTGGGTCGCCTGACAACGACGTTAAAACGCAGAAAAAACTGTCATCAACTGGTAAGTATGTTCAGTATGTAACAAAGGCGCTGTACGTTTTCTTGAAACGAAGAGGCCAGCCAGTGCTTAGATTGTCTGAAATTAAAAAAGAACTTAGCCAAAAAATCCTTGATACTGTGCCAAAAGAAGTTTTGCAAAAATGGCAGTCTTTGTGATTTACACGTTTTAACTTTTCTACAACTAGCATTTAAATGCAATATGCCTTTATAATGCAGTTGTAGAAAAGACGATAAAAAGAAAGGACGCGAATTATGGAAGCTTCTGAATTGATGTTGTACGATAGTTCTCGTATGTTACCCTATCAAGAAAGATTAGATGTTTTGACAAACAAATGGGGTGCTACCCAAGAAGAAGAGATTTTCGATAAAATCCGTGGGATTGGGAAATGGGTCGAGTTTCTTGATAACAGCCGTCTGTTTATCCCAAGAATACCATTTGATTTGCTGAAAACAATTTCGACGGGTAAAGACAAATACGGGTTTGATACTTATCAAGAGAAAGACTGCCGAGATTTGATTGCTCGTGAAGGATTGTAATACCGATTGGAAGGCTGCATTGCGCAGCCTTTTATTTTTGAGGAAATTACTATGTGGAGACCTAAACCGAGAAAATACGGGCAATACCCTGATTACGCTGAAACAGCGCAGTTTCAAGTTTTGCCACAACATGATACCTATCAAGCCAAACTTGATGCTGTCAAAAATATGCCTAGCTATGTTTCAACAAGCGACGAGTGTGTTAATGAATTTTCCGGTAAAGAAGGACGCTGGATTAAATTTTGTGATGATAGTTACCTGTTTGTAGCAAAGTAAACTAACCAAAACGGAGGATATTATGAGCACGTTATTTACCATTGCCGATATGATGGAATACAATAGCTATCATAGATTACCTTATCAAGAACGCCTTGATTATCTAAGAAATAACTGGAGCGTAACTATTGAACCTGAAATTTTCGATTCTTATCGAGGAATTGGGCGTTGGGTTTGGTATTCAGATGGTAGCGGATGGTTTGAGGCTCGAATCCCATATGAAATGCTACAAGATATTGTGTATGATAAAGATAAGTATGGAGGACCGATTTACCGCGAGGAAGATTGTCGTGCCTTAATTGTCAAACATGGCCTATAAGGCCTGCCTTTTTTACTAAAACAAAATCCCCGCCAGTTTGACGGGGATTTACTGCATCCTAGGTATCAATCGATGTAAACGTCGTTCGTCCAGTTTTTAAGTACGGCTTCGGCATCCTTCAGGCTTCCGCCATCTTCAATGATTTTCTTAGCTTTCGCCCCGGCAGCAGATTTGGCGTAATTGCTGGCAGATTCATAAGAATCCGCTTTATGCCATACGGCAGCGCGGGGATATTTCTTGCAAAGTTCGTCAATGATTTTATCCCAATCCTTCGTAGCGCGGAAAACACTGACCCCTGATTCGATGGCGCGGCGACGGCTATGATAGGCTTCATTGGATTCGCGGTAAGCAATTTCCAGTTCTTCTAATCCCGGCACTTTGGCTCGTCGGGCTTTTGTTGCTTCTGCAGAGGCTTTCCAGCGGGCAAGCTGTTCTTCCTTCTCCATCTTCAACCACTTTTCAGAACTGGCTTTGTCTAAGGCAATGGCTTGATTATTGCCTACCCCGAAACAAACCAATCCTTTTTGTACCCTAACAATATCGTAGGCAAACTCTTTACCACCACTTCCGTAGATTTTCTTTTTCTTGGTATCGATTTCAATGTCGTTACCCTTGAAGGTTTTGAATTTCAACATGATTCTTTCTTTCCTGTACTGGTTATCAACGGGTTTGATTATACGCCATATTGTATTTAAATCAATATATCAATAGTAAAGATTGGTTAAACCTTACAATACTGCCTGCGCTGGTAGTATTATTTAAGTCTGTTACCGATACCAAGGATTAACCAATGTCTTATGATTTGAAATGCGATATTGAGTTTTGGGCAAACCAAGAGAATTTCCATTATCCGGTATATACCCGCGAAGAACTGAAAGAGCGTATTGCTTTCCTTGATAGGCAGATGGAACAGAATGTTTGTGCCTATGCTTACATTAAATTGGCCGGGCGATTGTTTGCCCGTTTCAACAAGTTTTACAGCTTGAATGATGTCAACGACTTTTCAGGGCTATACCAAGCCGTCTATGATGAGATGTGGCTGCATCAAAAGTATATTGAAGCATTGGAACGAGCTCTTGAGCTATACGAAAAGGAAATTAAGACATAGGCCACAGTCGCTTCACAATCGCCACAGATTGCGATGAAGCATTAGGGTAATACCCTAGCCTACCCTCGATGTTTCAACCCCCTTAAAACGCGAAAATAACGCTTTCGCATATCGACTACTTTTGTCCATAATTGAGAACAATAATGTCAGACCTAAAATCGCCCCCTGTATTTCCTACTACGATTTCAAACCATACTTTTAAAGATAACGCGGGAATGAGTCTGCGGGATTACTTTGCAGGACAAGTAATGGGGTCGCTTCAAACCTATTTCAGCAACAGCCTAGCCTTGGTTCGCCATCCTGAAGCAGTGGCCAAATGGGCTTATAGAATGGCCGACGCGATGCTAGAAGCCCGCGAGAAGAATGATTAACCCCCATTGCTACCAATGCCCGCGATTTGCTATAATTGCGGGCGTTGTTTTATTAGAAAGGAAATAGAAATGCCGAAATTACCCGCCGAGCTGTGGTATCTGCAGCAAGCCTATGAACGCAATTACCACGAATGGCACAATGCCTTCAAGGCTGCCTATGATGTTGACAGGGAAGCCGCTTTGGCCATCCTGTTATGGAGTAGGGATGTGAAAGGCCTTGGCCGTCGCAGCCCGTTTCGTTCATCTGTAAGATGGCTGATTAAGCATCATCCGGCAGATGCCGAACTTGTGATTAGACAAATCCCGCTTATCGGCTGCTACAGCGATTTACTGCATTATGTCAACAGCCCCATGGGCAAACTGGTTACATCCATGATTAAGGCTGAGCTGGATGCAGGGAACCCCCTGATGGCCAAGTGGCTGCCTAGAAAAGGCTATACCGCCTACAAGATTGCCCGTAAGTTAGGCATGTCTCCCAAGCAATACAGGAAGCGCATTGTATCCCTTAACGATACCTTGGAAGCCAAACTTACTCGCAAGGATTACCGCCAAATCGACCCGTTAAGCGAACCAATGAATGCCATCAAGCATCACAGGAATATCCTATGGCACAAATACTGCAAGCAGATGGGCAAGCGCTTAAAGCATTATCCAGAGATAGACGGCGAGAAGGTATTAACCGAGAGAGATTTGCCCTACAGCTTCCCAAGCCATCTCACAGTCGTGCCAATGATTAACGCCAGCGCGGCAATGGGTAACATCAACAGGCCGACAAGCCCGATGCTTAGGGCATTATGGATTATGAAAGCCGCATTGCAAACCACAAGCAGCTTTGCCGTATTTGGCGGGCGTAATATCCACGATGCAGACCAAGAAGATTTTGCCAATATCGTTAAGCGTGTAATGCAGCCTAGGATGAATCATAGGGTAGATGTAACAGGATGGGCAGAGCAATTGGCTGAGAAAGGCATTAAGCCTGATTACCTGCTGATTATCGGCGACCGCTATATTGATGATGCCGGGGTTAGCGTGCATTACGGTAGATTAAGCACATTGTTTGACGGCAAGCCACCGCAAATCGTTTACTGGCGCTTAAATGCCAAGCGGGGCTATCCCATCTATACCAAACGCGGGATAATCTGCGTTGACGGCTATAACCCCATTATTGCGCAGACGGTATTCGATATGGATTTGACAAACCCCCGCTGCCTACTGAATACGATTATCAAGCGATACATGCCACAAGCGTAATATGTTAATGATTGCCCGAGTAGGTATCGGTTGCTCCCTCAACAGCCAACCGATACCCCGCTGAACAGAAATCCTTGCAATTTAGCCAGTTGCAAGGATTTCCGAAAATCAAAGAATTTCCGATAGAATGTTAATGATTAAGGTTGAACCATTATGAAACTGAAGATTGTAAGCGATTTGCACATTGAATTCCTTGGCAAGGCCATCCCTGAAGCCTTCCATGATGTTTACGGCAAATACCTAAGCAACTACGAACAAGCCGATGCCCTGATTATTGCCGGAGACCTTGCCCCGGCTTCAATGCTGCCCCATCTGCATGACTATCTAGCCCAATACATCAAGCAATATAAACACGTCATCTATGTGGCAGGCAACCACGAATACTATGGCGTGTCCCTGCTGCAAGGCAACACGTTTTGCCAATCCTTCGCCGACCGCTATCCCAATATGCACTACTTGGATTGCACTGCCGTAGAGCTTGACGGTATTAACTTTATCGGCGCACCGCTATGGTTTCCCAAGCCTTCCCCAGTAGAAGCCCTACGCCTGCAGGGCATGCTTAACGACTTGCACATGATTCACGATTTGAAAGGCTTTATCGATATTGATGTTCAATGGACATTGGCCGTTGAAGCCATCCAGTATCGCACCAAGCCTGACATGAAGAATGTGTTGATTACTCATCACGCCCCTACAGAACGCATATCAAATGAACTTGGTTACAGTAGCAGCGTAGGCTTTGGCGCAGAGCTGCCGTTTGATACCTCCAATATCACGGCCATGATTTGCGGGCATATCCATACAAGGGGCGTTTTCCAAACCAGCCAAGGCAACCACGTTCATGTCAACGCCTTTGGCTACTTTGGCCATCAAGAACTCAACGACTTGTCGCTCTGCATAGAAGTTTAACGCGGATTTACATATAGGGGATATTGATTTAAATGCAATATCCCCGTATAATATCCACGTACTGATAAGGAAAGGAACTGACATGAAACTGCGTTATGTACTGCTCGCCCTGATTGCTGCCTTAGCCTGTTTTGCCGTTAGCGGATATGACGACTTCGACGGAGCGATGCAAGAACAAGAGCGTTATTGCGCTGCCGTGAAAAACGGGGAGCATTCAGACTATAAAGGATACTATCAGAAAGTATGTGTTGAACAGAACCAACAGCGCTAAATCAAAAAACAAAGAAATCCCTGCCCAAGCGGCGGGGATTTTTGTTATACTATAGGCCTGTAAGTAAACCATCCATAATTAACCCTATTATAGGAGTAACACATGAACAGAAGAATTATGCGCGGTATGGCCGAGCTGTTATCAAGCGTCCTCGGCGCAAGCGTATTTCGCAAAGAAGAAGAGTGGGATGCATTGGGTAACGCGATGCTGATTGTATCCGGCAGCGGCAATGCCACGCCCGAAACCATGTTCGGAGAGTTCTTGTTCCAGCTCAAGAACAAAGGCATTACTTTTGCGGATAAAGAAGGCGTTAGCTACCTGCAGCAAAACGCCGAGTTCAAACGCCTATGGGAAGCCTGTTATCAGGTAACACGGGTGCTATCATGACCTATATCAAGCGAGAACAGTTTATCCTGCGCCATTTAACCATCATTGACGGTAATACCGCTTATGGGTATAGCGCCTACTTCGACCCGATGGTTGACAGTAAGCTGCCCGTATCCGGGGAAGTCAATGCAAAAGAAATGGCAAGCCTGCTACAGCAAGGCTTACCTTTCCAGTTTCCCGAGTTCAACGGAACGACCATCTTGTTCAGCGTGGCAGGCAGCGATAAAGGCGTAGCGGCTGCAATGTATATCACGGCATACGATAAGGATTATCGCGCAGATTGTGCCGATTGTATGGCTGCAATCGACGAAATCAGCAAGCGCCTTGAACAATTGTCTAGAGACCGCTATCCGGCCATCACGCTGTTGGTTATTGAGAACTTCATCTATACCAATACCCCGCTGCTTCAGCAAGCGCATATTGCCAAGGCTAAGATTATGTTGGCAGATGGGCGTGGTCTAACGGTTGCAGTTCCGTATCATCCGGAAACAGCATAGCGATAAGTTCGTTAATCGCATTCTTTGATTTCTGCATGTCAGCCCGGTAACTTTCATGCCGGGCTTGTATTTTGCGCACGATATTTTCCGTTTGACTCAAGGCCAAGGCAATCTCGTCATCCGTATAGACTTTGTTTTCATCAATGGGTTCGGCGGTCATAATTGTACTCCTAGTTCAGCCAGTTTTTTAACAAGTTCGTCGTTTTTCTTAATCTGCCTAACCAAATCATTGCGCACAGCCACTAATTGATTGTGCATGGATTGGATGATATTGTTTAGGATTTTGACCTGTATAAGCAGGGTATCGATGTCTTGCGATAACTGGTTGTTTTTCAGGGTCGCTTCGCTATAGTCGCTCTGTACCGTATTCAGCATTGCCCGTAATTTGATTTCATTATCCAGCGATTGCTGGCGGGAACTCTCTAGCTGCTGAATGAATTTGTATTCAGTATCGTTTTTACTGATTTCCAGTTTGTCATGCGATAATTTGTTGCGCAGCAAAAAATAACCCGCCACGCTAGTACCCAAGGCCGTCATGATGGGCTGTATCAAGTCTTGAACAATTTGTAAACTTATCCCTGATGAAGCCATTTACGCCATCCCTTCGGTTTTGGTATAATCTTCTTCATATCCGTAATTTCCTGTTCAATTGTTGAAATGCGAGCGGCCAGCGAATTTACGGCGCTGATGTTTTGTTCTAGTTGCGCAAGCAGCGTAGCCAAATCCGCGACCTGAACGCTGACGGCAATGCGGTTATCGTCCATGCTTGCGTTTTCCCTTAATGTGCGATTTTGTTCATTAACTTTATTTAGAACCATGATTTATCTTTTAGAGCGAGAATTGCTATGACCTTTGACGAAATTAAAGACGCCCATCCGGCCAAACCCTACCTAGACCACGGCTTTGTGGCATTGACAGGCCTGTTTGGCAATGATGTATCAATCGAAGAATTTGCCCGCATGAGCTATGGCGACGGCACAAGAAGTATTAACGATACCAGAAACCTGCTGCGCTATCTGATGCGCCACGGTCATACCAGCCCCTTTGAAGCCGTAATCGCCAAGTTCCACGTCAAAATCCCGATTCAGGTTGCCCGGCAACTGATGCGTCACCGTACCTTCAGTTTCAACGAAATGTCAGGCCGTTACTCCGTCATGAGCACCGGCAGCTACATTCCGCCGAAATCCCGGATGAACCCGCAATCAACAACCAACAAGCAGGGCAGCGAAGAAATCGAACTGCCCAACAGTTTAGGCCTGCAAAGCCGTTTTGTTGACGCCGCTGCCTATACCGAATCCAAGTATTACAAGCTGCTCAATGACAATGTATCCCGCGAAGTTGCCCGTGGTATCCTGACACTCAATACCTATACAGAGATTGCCTTCGTGGCCGATATTAAAAACCTGTTCCACTTCCTGCACCTGCGCTTGGACAGCCATGCCCAACTTGAAATCCGATTGCTGGCTGAAGCCATCTATGCCCTGCTGGAAGAATCAGGTAAGCTGCAAATCACGCTGGAAGCCTTTAACGACTACGCCCTGCACGGCCAATCGCTGTCGCGTATTGAATCCGAAATCCTGAAGGCAGTATTGCATAGCAATCCCGATACCGTTCAGGCCTTATGCGAAGCAGTGGAAGCAAACCAATGTTTATCCAGCCGTGAAAAGACAGAGTTCTATGCCAAGCTGGCGGTGGAAACCAAATCATGAGCGCTTGGCTATTACACGTCTTTGGCGGGCTACTTATCAGCCTAACCATTATCGGCGTGATTCTATACATTGCAGCAAATCTGAAGGATATGGAGGACTAATATGCTTGTGCCAACTACGACAGCGCTGTACTTCAAAGACCCCGACAAATATCCGCCACCAAGACATAACAAGCTGATACTGCTTTCCCGTTATGGCGTGGCCAGTATCGGCACATTTGCCAAAGGCTTTCATGTTGGTTGGGTAGAACTGCCGAAAATCCCGGAAGCTATCGAGGAAAAGATGTACACTAGTCAAAGATAAATCGTAAAGTTATGTAATCCCTAGCCTACCCGCTAGGGATTTTTGCTATGATTGGATTTGTATTAAAAAGCGAAGGAAACCAGAATGATTATCGAAGAAAAGAACCCGCTATTAGGAAGTACCCTGCAGGGCGAAACCAAGAATTTCAGCATTGCAGCCAATCCCAAGGCTTATCAGGTATTGACGAGCAACCTGTACAGCGACAAGATTGGTTCGATTGTTAGAGAACTGACTTGCAATGCCGTAGACAGCCACGTCGCTGCTGGCCACCGCCAACCAGTCAAAATCACGCTGCCATCATTGGATAACTTTGAATTTACCGTCGAAGATTTCGGCACAGGTTTATCCAAGGATGAACTGCTGCATGTTTATACCACCTTCTTCAAATCGTCCAAAACCAATACCAACGAACAGATGGGCGGTTTCGGCCTAGGCAGCAAAACTCCTCTATCCTATACCAACGCCTTTACCGTTAGAGCTCGCAAGGATGGCCAAGAAGTAAACGCTATGTGTTTCAAAGGACCGGATGGATTACCGCAAATCACCATCATGGGCGAGAAGGCTACCAGCGAACCCAACGGGCTGAAGGTATCCGTGCCCGTAGAAGGCCAAGATGCCCGCCGTTTTGTCCATTCTGTGGCCAACCAACTGTACTGGCTGGATATGCCGTTAGAAATCATCAACGGCGATTTTCGCGACAGTTTCAAATCCCGCGAACAAGATGTGGCCAAGCTGAAGAAAGACGGCATTGCCTTTGACGTACCCAATGCCCCTGCAAACCGCTCTGTAAACGTAGTAATCGGCGGGGTGGCTTACGGTATATCCAACATGCACATCAAGAATTGCCCGTGGATACACGCCCTGCGCACCGAACTGTTTATCGAATGCCCAATCGGTTATTTGGATTTGACTGCAGGGCGCGAAGAGATTTCATATGATGATACAACTATTGCCCGCTTAGACGAACTCTTGGCCAAGACCAACGAGCAACTGAAAAACCTGTACAAGCGCGAAGACTACGCCACGCCAGTTGATTACTTAGCAGATATTGACGATACCTTCCGCAATGTATCTTCTACCAAAGCATTTGAAACCGAATGCACGTGGTTAGAATCACATGTGATGTGTATCCGCGAAGAAAACGGCAACTTCCAAAGAACCGCTGGCAAGAAGATTGCCTTTACTTCGCCGTTTAACCTGTTGCTTAGTATTGCCCGCTCTATGAAGACAATTGATAAACGCGGCAAGCGCCAAATCGAATATATTGTGATGCCCAACCCCTTTAAGATGACGCCAAACCGGGTTCGCGGTTTCCGTCGGGTTGGCACAAACTTCACGGTCGTGGTTTGCCGCGACGACTTGGCAATGGCCAAATCAATCATTGGCGACGGTATCGAGACACAGTATGCAGATGTATTGCGCCTGACAAAGCCAACGCCAGCCCCGCTGCCAAAAGAGGAAAAACGTTTTTGGATTCCTGAAGTTCATCCGATTAAAAAAACCTATTACCACTTCAGGGATGATGAAATTTCTCAAATATTGCCGACTGAGTTTACCCGCAATGAACTTGAACAGCTGGGCTTCTATTTCCGCCAAATCCCCCGCAAGATTGAAAGGCGCGTTAGAAGCCTTGGTTACAAGCATATCGCCGAGTTCAATCCCAAGCTGATTAGTAAGGGATGTATTGCCAAGTATGCCAATAAAAACGGGGTTTGTTTTGCTGACGGTTATCCGGTAAACCTGCTGATGCCAAAAATCTATGCAGCGGTTAATGAAGTTTATCCCACAGAAGATAAACGTGATTTTGATTTTGAACATCTGCACAAATTACTGAACTTCCCAACAAATACCGTTTACAAGGAATTATACAAGAACGCCAACCTGAACATGTATCCGAGCTACGGCAGGATATACGACTACGACCGATATAAGGTATTAACCAAAGCCGTTGAACTTGGCCTTGTAGATACCCCTGAAGCTGTAGTACAATATCTTGAGTACGTTAAGAATGTAATTCAAAATCACGAATTTACCGCCTTGCTGCTATTATCGGATTTGATTAAATGGCGCAAGAATTTGGAGACCCCTGCTGCACACCTGCTTCACGGCTGGCGCGAACGGAATTTTGAATTATTGCAAAACCTAGCCTGTTAAGGATTGAACCATGTCAGAAAAATTTACTTACGAACAAAAGCTGGAAATCGGCAAAGCGTATGCAGAGCGCACCGAAGATACCCCGGCACAGGAAATCGCCGATGTTTACGGCATCACTACCCGCTCTTGCCAGCGCTATGCTGTCTTGTACAAAAAGCATTTGGCCGAGCAGCCCAAGACCAAACCTGCTAAGAAAGCCGCTAAACCTGCCAAAAAGGTTGAACCTGCTAAACCCGCAAAGAAGGCTGAACCAGTAAAGGCGAAAGCGCCCGCTAAAGCTAAAACCGAACCTGCCAAACCCAAAGCCAAGAAGGCAGCCCCCAAGAAACCCGCTGCCCCGAAACGCCAGTATCGCTACAGTTACATGGATTTTGGCCATCAAATCTATGTCGCCCGTCAAGAACTGGATAACGAGCCGTCTGTACGCATTATCCAAAAATCCGATAAAGCGGCTTTTGCAGCGGCAACAGCCTTAATCCGCGAAGGCGTGCCCGCCAATAGTGGCAAATGGGCAATGTTGTTCGAGGATGCCCTGACCAATGAAGTTAAGGCCAAGACAAGCGACCGAGTAACCGTGAAAGGCAATGAAGTATTTGTTGACGGCATTGCAGTCAAAGATGATATTGCCATTGCCCTGCTTGCCCGTTTCAGAGAAGGTATGAAAGACGAACTGGCTTCACTCTTGGCCTTCATGGATAAGCTGAAAGAAAACCCGTCCAAGCTTGCTCGCGAACATCTTTGGGCATTTATGGCACACAACGACATCCAAGTATTGCCAGACGGCGATGTTCAGGCTTGGAAGGTAGTCCGCTACAATTACTTGGATTGCCACAGCGGCACGATGGATAACAGCGTAGGCACTACCGTATCCATGCCCCGCGAAGATGTAGTGGAAGACCCGCATCAAACCTGCAGCGCCGGGCTGCATGTCTGCGCAAAATCCTACATCCCGCATTTTGCCCGTAGCACGAACCGCGTGGTGGCCGTTAAGGTTAATCCAAAAGACTTTGTGTCTATCCCGGTTGATTACGATGGCGCTAAAGCCCGCGTATGCCGTTATGTGGTAACAGAGGATGTAACAATAGATTTCCGCCCGTAATACCAATCGCGCCTAAATAGTAGTAATCCCAATACGGAGACAACCCCATGTTTACAACTATCTTAGGCGCGGTTAAACTTTGGCGCAAAGAGATTGCCATTTTCCTAGTCGTCATGTCGATGTACACGGTATGGTATCTTGACCGCCAAGCACAGTTCCGCGAAGGTAAGCAGGTGGCCACCCAAGAATTAACGGCCAAGCTGCAAACCGAGCGGGAAATCCATGAACGCCATATCCAGCAAATCAACGCCAACGCAAATGCCCGCATCCGCAATATGCAGGCACAAGTAGAAAGGGAACGCCATGAAACTCAACGCAGTATTGGCCGTATGCGCTCTGAGCTTGACAGCCTGCGCGGCTACGCCCAACGTCAAATTTACACCCTTGAAAATCCCGACGGCACCTCAACCACCGTCCGCCTTGATGGCAAAACCGCTGCCCGAGGCTGGCAGCTTTTCCAACAGTGCGCGACAAGATATGCTAGAGTGGCAGAAATAGCCGACCGCCAGCGGGACGACCTTGCTGAATGGAAAGGCTACGGTTCGGCAATCCAGCAATACAATGCCGAAATTTCCAAACTTAACCGCGAGAATGAATCCAAATGAACTTAACTGAAACCATCCGCCAAGCAGCCCGAGCTTGGTTCGAAGCCAACAACGCCAACGAGCAGGTTGCCTACCATCAAGCCCGCACTGCGCAATTCCATGTGGTTCGCAAGTACGCGCCGGATTTTGTAGAACTGCTCGGCTTGGATATGACCAAGGAATCCGATATGCACCTCTATCAGGCCTGCGTCGATTCCTTCTTGGAAGAATGCTTCCACTTGGTAGAAGACTAAACACCCTTGGGATGGGTAAGGCAAACCCCTTAATCTTGAGTAATCGGGATTAGGGGGTTTCTTTTGTGTGTTACAATTATTCTTGTTCTTCGATGTACTGGCGCAGCGCAATCTCAAATACCGCTGATGCGAAATCAACCAGCGCATTATCTTTGCTATCGGCTTCGGCGACCATTGCAGGGTTATCCAAACCACCGTTGAACACTAATTGACCGAAATGGCAAGTGAAATGCGAGCGGGCAAATGCAGCGGCTCGTATTTTATCCTCAACGCTTTCAGGTAAATCTTCAAGGCTGGCGCAGTAAAACGGGCAGTCTTCCCACATTTCATCTTCAGGGGTAAGGCTTTTGGCAATATCGCAAAGCGTTTCATAGCGGGCATTGAAATCGGCGATGTGTTGAATTAGCGACATGATGTTTCCTTTCTGTTTCCATGCTTCGCATTATAGGCCAATATTGATTTAAATGCAATATGCGACAACGTAAAGATTGCTTCGAACCGCTTTCGCATCACAAACGCGAAATTCAGGCCTTTCGCCCCTAGAGATAGGCTAGGGTATTACCCATCCTTCTAATCGCAATCTGTGGCCATCTGTGACCCGAGAAATTGCATTGACAGAAAACTATGATATACTATGTTTAAACACACGCGAAAGGGAAGCCCATATGGCGCATTATGTTGATAAGCAGAAATTGCATGAAGAAATCCTGAAATATCAGGCCGAACTCAAGGAAGCCGAAGAGAAAGGCCTACCCGAACCGAAAGCCAACCGTTATATTGCCCAAGCCATCCTTGATATGGTCAAGGGTATGGGACAGAAATTTAATTACCGCGACTATACTTGGCTTGATGAAATGCATGGAGCGGCCATCATATCCTGTGTAAAGGCTATCAAGAAGTACGACCCGGCGAGAAGCAATAATCCATTTGGCTTCCTTGACCAATGTATCGCATGGGCATTCCATGCAGTAATCAAAGAAGAAAATACAAGGGCTGCCCGCAAGGTAGAGATGATGCGGGATATGACTACCGATTACTTCAGCCGTGCCCCGGATGGCACGGAGTTCATGATACCCCGCGAAGAATTGTTGAAGATGTTGGACGAGTAATGATGTTAATGGTTACTCAATGGCGATGGCGTTGACCCTCAACAACCAACCCCATGCCGAATTAAACAAAAGTATTGATTTTTAAAGCAATCGTGAATTACCTTGAATTTGTAGATAGATGTTAATGATTAGCCTAAATCCTGTATGGTTTCCCTTCGTGTACATAAAATTTAGGCAAAATCTGGCAGAAATGCCATGTAATATCTTAATGATTGCCGTGAAAAGATGGGGTTGTCCTCCAACAACCAACCCCATGCCAACCTAAACAAAGTTTCTGAATTTTAAACAGTTTTCTAAAATGCCCATTTTTCAGTATAGTTGTTAATGATTGTCTAAAATTCATCCAATATCCCTTTCACGGCTAGGCAATCCCTGTAAATCCTGCTACAATCGCCCTACTTTTTACATCTCCACAAGGAGCTTTTTCATTATGGCCAAGATTGCCATTATTACCGACACCCATTTTGGGGCATCCAAATCCGACGAATGGCTTTTGCAAAAGCAGATGGATTTCATCCAAGACACATTCTTTCCTTCCCTAGTAGAACATCATATCTTCGACGTTATCCATATGGGCGACGTCTTCGATAACCGCCAAAACCTGAACACCAAGATGCTGGATACCGTTTACAGCGGCTTCTTTGCGCCCCTGCGCGACAGCGGGGTAAATCTTCGCGTATTGCTTGGCAACCATGACATCTACTACAAGAATACCAACCGTTATCACAGCCTGTTCCCGCTGCCGGATATATTTGACAATGTTACCCTGCTTGACTGTTTTGATGATTACATGATTGCAGGCGAACCGTTTGCAGCCTTCCCATGGATTAACAATGATAATCTTGAACAGGCTTTGCATCATGCCAAGACATCCCATGCCCGCTTTGCTGTAGGGCATACCAACATTATCGGCTTTGAGATGCAGCGCGGGCGCTTGGCCGATTACGGCCTGACTGCCGAAACCTTTAAGCGATTCAACTTGTTCTTGACAGGCCACTTCCACCTGAGAAGCCGCAAGGGCAATATCGTTTATACAGGCAACCCCTATTACCTGACATGGGCTGATTACAATACTGAGAAAGGCTTTGCCATCTTGGATACAGAAACAGGCGAGCTATCCTATATCGCCAATCCCGACGACCCCTATGCCCGCCTACAGTACGAATCCATAGACCACTCAACATTCGACCCAGCTGCCTATCAAGGCAAGATAGTCGAGTTACAGGTAAAAGACTTTGCCGTATCTGACCACGCCGAGTTCCGCGTATTGGTAGACGAACTGCAAAAGGCCTGCTACAAGTTCAATGTGGTCGTTCAATCAAACATTGAAACAGTATCGGATTTATCCGAAGCCGTTAAGCTTGACAGTAATGGCGGGATTAGCGCAAAAGACACAATCTTGGCCTGTATCGACGGTATCGAAGTTCAAGGCATGGATAAATCCCGCATCAAGGCCATTTTGGGTAATCTGTACGAAGGGGCACAGGCATGAGTAACCACATTACATTCAAAAAACTGACCTACCGCAATATCCTGTCGGTAGGCGCAATGCCGATTTCCCTAGATTTGACCAAAAGCCCGACCACTGCCATCCTTGGGGCAAACGGCCAAGGCAAATCCGTGTTCTTGGAAGCGCTGGCCTTTGTACTGTATGGCAAGCCTTATAGGGATGTGACCAAGGGCAAACTGGTCAATAACAAAAACAACAAAGACCTTCACGTCGAAGTCGAGTTTGAAATCGGGCAATCCACCATCATTGTTCAGCGCGGCATCAAACCCGATGTGTTTAATATCCTGATTGACGGTAAACTGGTCGACCAAAACGCCAGTGCCAAGGATTATCAGGATTATCTTGAGACCAACCTGCTTCGCATGGATTTTGATACCTTTAAGCAGCTAGTGCTTATCGGTAAAACTTCCTATGTTCCCTTCATGCGCTTAAATGCACCCAAGCGCCGGGCATTTGTTGAATCTGTGTTATCGCTGGATGTGTTTGCCAAGATGACAGCACTTCATAAAACACAGAGCGCCGAGACCCTGAAGCTGGCCAATGATGCCAATGCCGATTTGCAATACTTGCAAGGACAAGCATCAGCGACAAAGACCATGATTGCGCGTATCGTTGAAGAAGCGGCCAAGGCTGCCCAAGACAGAAGCGTGGAGTATAAGGCCGATATGCAGCGCCTGATTACTAGGGTTGAAGAACAGAAAGCGGTTATCCAAGATTTAACCGCCAAACGGGCAGCGATTAATCTTGAATCCGTCAAGGCCATGCGCGAATCTGCCGACAAGGAAAAGGCTGCCAGCAGTCAAGAAATCGGCAAGCTGCAAATCCGCAAGGCCGACGTTGATACCAGACGGGCATTTATCCGCGATAATGACATATGCCCAACCTGCAGCCAGCAAATCGACAGGGGCTTTAAAGAAAACTACTTGATGGAACTGGATACCCAAGCGGAAAACTACGAAGATACCCTGCAGCGGCGATACAAAGAATATGACCGCCTGCAGGCAGAACTCAAAGAGAAAGACGAGATTATCCAACAGGCTGCTAGGATGGATGATTTATTGCGCAGCCTAAAGCAATCCAATCAATCCCTGTTGCAAAATATGGCTGATATTGCTGCCAAGCTTAATGCCCCGGCGACCGCCACGGCAGATACCACCAAGGATGAAGCCAAACTGAAAGAGCTTGAGCAGGAAGTCGCCACTAAGCGCGAAGAACTGAATGCCCTGCAGGCAGAGGTTGAATATAACAACATGGTGGCCAAGCTGCTCAAGGATAGCGGTATCAAGGCCGTGATTATTGAACAGTTTATTCCAACCATCAATAATACGATTAACCTTTATCTGCAGAAATTGGGTTTGTTTGCCACCTTCAGCATCAACAACCAGTTTGAAGAAGAAATTAAGATGCGCGGCTTCGAGCCGATGCAGTATAATCAACTATCCGAAGGCGAAAAACTGCGCTTCGATATGGCCGTTATGCTGGCTTGGCGCGATATGGCAAGGCTGAAATCCAATATGTCTTGCAACCTGCTAATCATGGACGAAGTATTCGATAGCAGCCTCGACCAAGAAGGCGTCACCGCTTTTGCAGATTTGCTAAAATTACTTGGCGGGCTGAACGTGTTTGTGATTACGCACACCCCCGAAAAACTGGCCGACAGTTTCCGTTCCTTTATCCGTTTCCAGCGGGTAGAGGGCTTTACCACCCTAGCCCCTGTTAGCGGCTTTTAATCTTGTACTTGGAGTTTATCCTTATGAAAATCTCACAGAAAACCCTCGAAATCCTGAAGAACTTTTCCAGTATCAACAACAGCATCTTCATCAAGAAGGGCAGCCGCTTGGCAGTCAAATCATTTGGCAATACCATTGTCGGCCTGACCCCGATTGAAGACGAGTTTCCGGTAGATTTTGCCGTGATTGATATGTCAGAATTCCTGAACGTAGTATCTTCATTCGACGACCCCGAGTTCGAATTTGAAGAACGCTGCGTGAAAATTAGCGGGGATAATCGAACCGTTACCTACTATTACGGCAGCCAAGCCTACCTCGAGAGCGCCAACGTTATCCCGAAACGCGATACCCTGCCGGATTTGAACAATATCGTGGCAGCCTTCACGCTGTCTGAACACGATTTGAACAATATCCGCAAAACCGCTGCCATCCTGCGCTTGGAGCGTATCGGTATCAGCAAAAACGGGGTTCGCCTGTTTACACCCAACAAGCCGACCAGCAATGAAGTAAAATTCGACATCCCGGTAGAATGCCAAACCGAAGATGAATATCAATGCAATATTGATTTGCTGAAGATGATTCCCGACACCTATACCGTGCGCATTCAAAACGGCGACTTGGTAGTCTTTGAACGCACCGATGGTTTGGCCTATGTAGTCGGCTTGGAGCGCAAATAATCATGACTACCGTTCTTCATAATCCCCGCGAATTTTTGTTCGTGGAAAAATACCGCCCGCAAACCTTGGATGATTGCATTTTGCCGGAAAGAATCCTGAAGCCGTTTCGGGAAATGGTTAAAAAAGGCGAAATAATCAATACTTTGCTAGTTGGCACAGGCGGGGTTGGTAAAACCACCGTCGCCAAAGCCCTATGTAAAGAACTTAATTGCGACTATATCGTCATCAACTGCTCTGAAAACGGCAATATCGACACCCTGCGCACTACCATTAGGGAGTTTGCATCTACCGTATCGCTTGACGGGGGGATAAAAGTCGTTATCATGGACGAGAGCGATGGCCTAACGTCAACTACCCAACAAGCCCTGCGTAACTTCATTGAAGAGTTCTCGGTAAACTGCCGTTTCATCTTTACCGCCAACTTCAAGAATAAAATCATTGAGCCGCTGCATAGCCGCTTGCTCGAGTTTGATTTCACATTAACCAAAGAAGAAAAGCCCGCTATCCTGATGGCATGGGTTAAACGCCTTATCCAAATCCTGCAGCAGGAAGGTATCCAGTATGACCCCGAATTGCTGACCAAGGTGGCCGTGCATTTCTTTCCAGATTTCCGCAAAACCCTGAACAATATCCAGCGCTATAGCCAAAGCGGCACATTGGAAATCGGCGCATTGGGTATGGCCAGTTCGGAAATGGTCGACGTTATCTACGAGATGCTCAAAGGCAAGAAGTTTTCCGATATGCGCAAGTGGGTAGCCGAGAACCCCGACACCGACATCAACGTGTTAGGCCGTTCCCTGTATAACCATATTGACCAGTATGTACAGCCTGCCAGCATTCCGCAGTTCATCCTGCATTTCAACGACTACCAGCACAAGAACTCAATGGTAGTCAACAAGGAAATCAACTTGATGGCCTTCCTAACAGAGTTAATGGCAGATTTGCAATACATCTAGGAGATAGATTATGCCACTATCGCCTTTTGATATTGCCAAGAACATTAATGCACAGGCAGGTATCCTACCACTTGAAGAAGTAGCGGGCAGCGATTACATGCTGAATGCCATTTACTCGAATACCAAGGACACGGTATTTGCAGCCAATGAAGCCAACAGGTTTGGCTATCACTTGCCCAAGGATGCGACGTATCGCTTCTACTACCACTTGCTGCCAAAGAATCCACGCCGTTACGGCAAATGGCACAAGCGCCCTGTGGTAGATGATGATATTAAGCTGATTAAACAGGTTTACGGCTACAATACTGAGCGGGCTTTGGAAGTATTGCCCATGTTGCAATCTAATCTACCCGCTTTGCGCGAGTATGCTTTCCAAGGGGGATTTGGACGATGACAGATGTTGTACTATGGGAAATCGAACCCCTTAGCAAGCGCGAGCTGATTACGCTTAGGGAAACCCTGCGCCGTATCGGCCTAATGAAGTTTGTCAAGGGGGAAGGTTATACCCTGCACAGAATGTGTTACTGCTACATAGTCGGCAAGCGCCAATACCTATGTCATGCCAAGCAGTTCAGAGCTCTGAAACGGGGCAATCAACCCGTCCCCGAATTGGATGAAGATGACAAGCAGTATTTGGAAAATATTGTGCATCTGCTCCATAGATGGGGTTTGGCAACCGTATATGGCACACCGCAATTCCGCGACAGCCATAAGCTAAACGTGGTCAAGTATCACGAGTTTCGTAAATTTAATTATGATGGAGGATTATCATGAATCAAAATTGGACTATTACCAAATGCAAACCAAATGCCATTGCGCCCAAGAAGGCAACCCAAGACAGCTTTGCCTTTGACCTATCGGCCTGCATTAACAGCGGGGATTATGTGCCCGTATGGTTTGACGATAACCACAAGACTGTTGTTGAACCCAAGGTATTACCTGAAACGGGCGAACTGGGTTTTTGGTTGGAACCGAATGGCCGTGCCTGCATCCCTACAGGCCTGAAGTTCAATATTGCTGCCGGATACGGCGTATTGATTGTGCCACGCAGCGGCTTGGCCTTGAAACACGGCTTATCCCTGATTAACTGCGTTGGCGTGATTGATGCTGATTATCACGAAGAAGTCGGTATTACCCTGTTCAATACCACCCGCCAGCGCCAGTTCATCCCCCACGGCACACGCTTGTGCCAAGCCTACTTGGCCAAGATGGAAAACGACGACTTGGAAATTACCGAGGGCGAAGAAGCCAAGCCTGTTAAAGGCGGACGCAAAGGCGGATTTGGCAGCACTGGCACAAAGGCCTTAGAACCTGAAGCGATGGAAAGCGCCGAAGAAGCCAAGCCCAAAGGCAGACGTAGCGCCGGGACTACCACGCCATATGAAACCCGTTTAGAAACCGCTGAAGAGGCTGCCAAAGATGAATGACGTCATTCTATTACTGACCCAACAAGGCGCAATCATTGGCCAAGCCATCAACCGCAATCTTGACAATGAAGTTGAACTGGCCAACCCCGTATTGGTCAATCGCAGCATGAACCAAGTGATGTTTGTGCCTTTGCTGGATATGACCGAAGAAACCAGTATCACGGTATCTGCCAAAGACTGCCTGTTTGGTTTCAAGGAGTACACGCCCATCCCGCAAGTGGCTGAGCAATATCGGCAGATGTTCAGCAAGATTGTCGCCCCACGGCAATCCATTATCGCCCCGCGATAAACGTCGATAAAGAAACATCCCTATCCGATGCGGTAGGGATGTTTTTACAGGTATAGGCCACAGTCGCTTCACAATCGCCACAGATTGCGACGAAGCAGTAGGGTAATACCCTTGCCTACCTCTGGCGTTTAACGCGCTGGCTTCGCGTTTGTGAAGCAGTATCGGCCAATTGCTGAACTTCAACGGTTTCCGCTTCTTCAGCGGGGATTTCTTCGGGTTCTTCTTCAACCGCTTCTTCATCTTCAGGTAAGGCAGGTTGTTTATTACCCAACCGGGTAGAAATCCACTTGGCAGCCGTAGCATGCCCTGCCACTGTGCCCAAATAAATCAGCCAAAGTTCGGGCAGCACATGAGTGCGTTCAGGGTCAAAGTTAATCTTGAGTAGGGATATGGTCGTTACCGTATAAGCCACGTTAGACCAAAACTTGGTATGCGACACCTTATTGCCCGCTGCATCCGATGTAATCAAATCCGACATATCCTTGCCAGCAGCGGCGCGGTAAAATACAATAAGCAGATACACGGTAGTGGCCACGGCAAAGCCGACACCAAAGCCCTGTATCAAATCCGACATTTGCGAAAGGTATTTATCCATGAGCGGTCCATTCTACACGAATGTGAGTATCCAAAAAAACAAGGTAGTGCACCGATTTGTCGACAAGCACGGAAACAGGCAAATCGAAGTTGTACCCCATCAATTCAATTTATTTATCAAAGCTAAGGAGACTGACGAACCCGATAGTTTTTCTTTATATGGCGATGCCCTGAAGCGCAAGGTATTTGATAGCAACAGCGAGATGCGCGAATACGTCAAAGAGTACAACGACCTATTCGACATCTACGGCATGCAGGATGCCTATATTCAGTTCATTGCCGATACTTACCCTGAAGAAGAGATTGCCTTTGATATGCAATATATCAGGATTGCCAATATCGATATTGAGACGGAAATTGGCAAAGGCTTTCCCAAGCCCCAAGAAGCGGCACAGCAGGTAAACTCCATCACGGTTCGCATGATAGGCAGTCCAAACAGTATTACGTTTACCACATTAGACTACCGCCCCAAACTGGATACCATGAAAGATGATTACAGCGAAGTAATCGTCTGCAGGGATGAAGTTGAATTGTTTAAGAAATTCTTAAACTTGTGGCAATATCTAAGCCCGGATGCAGCATCCGGTTGGAACACGAATCGTTTTGACTTCCCATTCTTAATCAACCGTGGCCTGAAGATAGTGCCCGATGACATCTATAAGCTATCGCCCATCTACAAACATGTTTACGGCAGCCCCTTCAGGGATGTATCGAGGTTTGAAGGCAAGCCAGAAGGCAGTATCTATGAAATTGCAGGGCTAGACCTACTCGATTATCACGACCTGTACAAGAAGTTCAATTACGATACCCTGCCGGATTACAAGCTTGAAACGGTAGCACAGCACGAACTGGGCAAAGGCAAGCTGGATTATTGCGGGTTTGACAGCCTGAAAGAGTTTTACCTTGGCAACCCTACCATGTTTGTCAGGTATAACATCCGCGACGTGGCCTTGATTAACGAGTTAGACGAAAAACTGAAATACTTGTATTTGGTTTATACCGTGGCTTATCAGGGGCATGTTAATCCAACTCACATATTTGGTGAGGTCAAATACTGGGATTGCGTGGTTTATAACGAGCTGAAGCGGGCAGGGATACAGATACCGCCGAATCGGCAAAAGCAGAAACAGCCGTTTGTCGGCGCATTTGTGAATGATGTGATAGTGGGCAAATCCCGCTGGGTGGTGGCCTTCGACCTTACTTCCCTAAACTGATATGGGGCTTCTAGTGGTAACACTAGTTGAAAAACCTGCTTAATTGCTGGGAACTCTTGTATAACAAGACAATCAGCAGCAATCCCAATAAGGGGTTGTTCAACGACTATCGAAAGACGGTTTATACCGAATCGAGTAGAGTACCTGCCAAGCGGCGGGGAAACAGCAGGATACTGCGTAAGCAGCATATGATATAGTCTGAACTCATAGGCGACTATGAGCAGCGCGTAACGGCGCGGATTAGGATTAGCAACCCTGATTGAACATATTTGGTATCCAATGGTCATCAAGCAATACAATATCAGCCCCGAAACATTGCGCCATCCAAGCCAAATGCGGGAAGGCCTGATAGACGAACTGGTAGCATGCAAGCCCGATATACCTGAATTGCTCGAAGCCAAACGCCTAGGCTATGCCATGACGGCCAATGGCGCGATGTTTGATAAATCCCGCTTGGGTTGGTTTCCCAAGATTATTCAGAAATTCTTTGATAAGCGCGTGGCTTACAAGAAGGAAATGAAGAAGTGGCAGAAAGAGCTTGAGCGCCTTCTTCAGCAACCTGTAAAAGATAATGCGGCGATTAACCACGCAATTAGCCAAATCGCTGTCTATGATGCCCGCCAAATGGCTGTTAAAATTGCCATTAACTCTCTTTACGGCGCACTAGGCAACGAAGGATTCCGCTACTATAACCACAGTATGGCTGAAGGTATTACGACTTCAGGCCAGCTTGCCAGCCGCTATATTGAGCGCAAGGTGGTTGAATTGCTGAACAAGATGTTGGGTGAAGAGAAACCTGCTGAAGAATGGGTGGTCGGAGGGGACACAGATTCCCGATATTTTACAATGAGTTACATTGTAGATAAACTAACTGCAGGACAAGACTACCCGCTTTCCAAACTGGTTGACCTTGTTGATGCCATTGCGGCGCAATCGATTGAACCGCATATCGAGAAATCCTATGAAGAATTGGCCGATTACCTAGGCGCTTATACCAATGCTATGTCGATGAAGCGCGAAGTAATCGCCGACGTCGGGATATGGCGTGCCAAGAAAAACTATATCCTGCGAGTTCACGACAATGAAGGCGTAAGGTATGCCGAACCCCACATTAAGATGATGGGCATTGAAACTGCTCGGTCGGAACTTCCGGATTTCGCAAGGGTTGAAATGATTGAATGCCTGAAGCTGATACTGGATGATGATAAGGAAGCCGAGCTTCAACAACGCCTTGAAACCTTCCACGAGTATTTCATCAAGCGCCCGCCAAATGATATTGCCCGCAATAAGGGCGTCAACGGGATTGAAGAGTGGAGTAACGGCTTGGTGGCCAAGCCACGCGCCCCCTTCAATGTTAGGGCAAGCGTATCATTTAACCGATTGCGCCAAGAGAAGAAGCTGTTCGATATTGCCCCGATAGAATCAGGCGACAAGGTCAAGATTATCCGGCTGACAGAACCCAATCCCACGGGCTATTACTATTTTGCCTACAAGGATGATTTACCGCCGGAGATGGGCTTGCATGAATATATCGATTACGAAGGCCAGTATGAACAAATGTTCTTATCACCTATCAAATCCTTTACAGATTTGTTAGGCTGGAAAACCGAAGCGTCGGCCTTGGATGACTTCTTTTAATCTGCTATAATGCAGTTCGTAAATAACCACGGTGGCGTTCCCAACCGGTGCGCCACCTATTTTTGCATCTATACCTCAAGGAGTAGCCATGTCAGATTTACTCAACAAGCTAAAGGCCAGTACCAAAAACAAGCTGGTTAATGTATTATCCGAATCCGATGTCTTCAACGTCAAAGACTGTGCCACGACACCCATCCCGGCATTGAACCTAATCCTATCCGGCGATGTATTGGGCGGATTGCCGACAGGCATCACAACCATTGCTGCGCCATCTGCCCACTTCAAAACCATTTTGGGCTTGTTCATGGTCGCATCCTATATGCGCAAGTATGATGACGCTATTTGCATCTTCTACGATTCTGAAGGCGGTGTCACCCAACAAACATTCGAATCAATGGGTGTTTCAGCCGACCGCATCCTGCATGTGCCTGTAAGCGATATTGGCCAGCTTCGCACCGAGATTACAAACCATCTGATTAACATTAACCGTGGCGACCACGTGATTATCTTTATCGACAGTATCGGCATGCTGCCAAGCCTGAAGGAAGTATCCGATGCTGAAGACGGCAAGAATGTGGCAGATATGACCCGTGCTAAGGATATGGGCAGCCTGTTTAGGATTATGAATGCCAAATCGGTTGTACTGAATATCCCGATTGTGGTTGTGAATGCCGTCTATCAAACGCTGGAAATGTACAGCAAGACAGAGATGAAAGGTGGCACTGGCGCAAGATATTCAAGTCAACAAATTCTGTACATTAGCAAGGCCAAGGATAAAGATGGCGATGAATTGCTCGGCTATCGTTTCCGCATTACAGCCAACAAATCCCGCTATGTCCGCGAAGGAGAGTCAATCCCGCTCATGGTATCTTTTGAAAACGGTATCAGTAAGTGGAGCGGCATGTTTGAACTTGCTCAAGAGTTCGGCTGGATTGTTTCTGAAACACGTGGTTGGTATCAGCTCTGTAACAAGAAAACCGGGGAAATCCTACTAGACAAGTACCGGGCTAAAGACCTTATCGACAACGGCGAAGTTTACCTGCGTTTATTTGCGTGGGGTTTGGCCGATGAGCTGAAAGCCCATTACACCCTATCCTATAAAGCAACCTTCCAAGGGGATTTTGAAATTGACTACAGCAAAGCAGCAAGCGAAGAAAAATAGGCTGAACTGGCGCGACCGCTTAGGGTTCATTACATTACAGCCCGGCCAAGTATTGAACAGCCGGGGCGAAGTTATCGAGCAGACCATCTATCCCTTAAGCGTAATGATATTTTGCAAATCGCTGGCCAAGGATATAGGCGGGTATTGCATCCGCGTTCAATACCACGGCGAAGATGCCGAGTATATTGTAGGCCGGGATAATTGTTTGACGCGCAGTGATTACGCCCTGCATGCCCTGCATCAAATCCTGCTTTATATCCCCGACGGGATACGCATTGAGTTAGTGCATAACAGCGCAGCCATTAGAGATGTATTAGACGGCACATCTGATAAATGGGAAACCCTGTTCAAGTTTGCCCAACTGAATGCCACGGCGCGATGCAAAGACCATATATACGCCAACCATGCCCTGAAAGAAACCAACCCCGATGCGGTAGAAACCCTGAAAGCCTTGGCTGCTATGCTTGAGTACAGTTTTGCAGCCGACAAGCAGTTAGTTCATACCACAGATTTTGAAGGCATCCTGACCAGACGAGACCGTTTGATACAGGAAGCCGATAGAAAGGAACACGAAGATGATGCAGATTGAATTGATAGAGAAACCATCCAATGCCACATTGGTATTGACCCAAGGCCAAAGCCAAGGTGAACCCGTTTTCCGTTTTGCAATGGCAGCCCATGGGCAGGATGGCACGTTTTACTTTGCAGGCCAAGACAAATCATTGGTAGACATCACTACTTGGATTAAATCATTACTGACCGATGATGCAACAGTCGTTCATAACTCCGATGTGCTGCCCATGCAGAACGAGTTATTCCAGCATACCGATGTAAACAGCGACTATCCCCTGCTATCCAATATCATTGTCTATACCCGGCGCAAACGCCTGACCAAGTGGCTGACCTACAATCTGCTATCCCTGAAAACCGAAAGCAATGTGAATTTGCTGACGCCGATTTACGACGAAGAAGGCAACGAGGTATTGCCGGATACCAGCCTTGAAGACCCGATAGATGTGTTTAACGATATGGTGGATAGGATTAAACGCTCTGAAGAAGCTGCCCTAGCCCGTAACCCGATATTGTCGACTTTGATGTAATATCGGGAGTTAGCAACATGTCTATCTCACAAGAACAGATTATCCTAGCGGCACTGTGCCGTGATAAATCCTTTACCACATTAGCTGCGCCGTTTCTCAAACCCGATTATTTTACTGAAGTTGCCGACAATACGGTTTATGAAGCCATCAATGCCTACATAGCGACCTATGATGCCTTGCCATCCGAAGCGGCTTTGCTGTACGAAGTAACCAAAGGCGAAATTCCGCCTGAAAAGAAGGCCGAGCTCGAAGGCTATGTGGCCGATTTGTACAAGATGGATTTGCCGACGGCAGAATGGCTGAAAGACCATGCCGAGAAGTTTTGCCGTGAAAAGGCTGCCTATAATGCCATCATGACTTCTATCGCCATCTATAACGGTGATGAGAAGAAGCTGAAGCCCGAAATCATCCCCGATATGCTTAGGGATGCGGTTAATATCACATTTGACGTATCAATAGGACATGACTGGCTTGAAGATGCGGCTGCCCGCTATGAATACTATACAAACCCGATTGCAAGGATTCCCTTTCAGTTGGATGTTTTTAACCGTATTACAGGCGGTGGAGTACCAAGGAAAACCCTGAATATCGTGGCTGCAGGGATTAACGCGGGTAAAACGGGTTTCATGTGTAATCTAGCTGCAGGTTATGTCAAAGCCGGATACAATGTACTGTATATCACGCTTGAGATGGCCGAGGAAGAAATCAGCCGACGTATTGACGCCAACCTGTTAAACATACCCATGGATAGATTGCCCAAGATTGGTAAAACCGAGTTCCTTAATCAGATTGATTACATCAAGCAAAAAGGCTACGGTAAGCTAATCCTGAAGCAATACGAAGCAGGCATAGGCCATTCGGGGCATTTCCGCCACATTATCCGCGAATTGAAGGCCAAGCGGGGGTTGGATATTGACGTAATGTTTGTCGATTACCTAGGCATTTGCGCCAGCGCTTTAATCAGCCACGGTAAATCCAACAGTTATGAGTATCAAAAGTTTATTGCCCAAGAGCTACGTAATATCGGGATTACGCATGATATGGTGGTTTGGACTGGCGTGCAGTTTAATAGGCAGGGCGCAAGAAGCACCGACAATTCGATGGAAGATGTGGCGGACTCTCACGGCGTACCCGCAACCGCTGACTATATGGTCGCCCTAACCCGCACCGACGAGCTGGATGAAATGAATCAGGTGATGTGTAAGCAAATCAAATCCCGTTATGGCGACAAATCCGAGTTACTGCGCTTTGTACTTGGTGTCAATCAAGCCCGCCAGCAATACTATGATGTCGAGAATCCCGCATTATCCAAACTGAAAAACGCCGAAACCAAACGGATTGAAGCCGATGCGGGCTCATTCAAGACGGGCGGAACTGCAGCACGTTTTGCCAATTTGCTGTAAATAGGGTTATCTATATAACCCGTAAAGGAAATATCATGTCTGATTATCAGTTCAAACACAAACCCCTGCATGAAAACATCTTGCGAACTGCAGGCCTGCGCAGTAAGAAGTCTGCCATGTTCGGGATGGTTCGAACCAACAAAGACGGCAGCCCTAGACCGCACCAAGGTATCGACCTAGCTGTCGACAATGGCTATCGCGTTTATGCCGTGGATGACGGAGTAATCGCCGATGTAGCCCGTGGCAATGACGGGTATGGCTGGACAGTAACCCTGAAAATTAAAGACGGCCTGTATGCCTTCTATGCTCACCTATCCAGTATCAAGTGCCAAGTAGGGCAGCAGGTAAAGGCAGGCGACCGTATTGCATTATCAGGCAGTACAGGCAATGCAAAAGGCATGATTAACAAGGCCAAGGGCAGCCATCTGCATTTTGAAGTTCGAACCACAGCCAAGCCCGGCCTTGGCCTTCGTGGCAGGCTTGACCCGCTTGATTACTTCAAGCTCGACGATGATGTATAATAATCACAGTAAAGTTTTCCAACAACCCCCCGAAAGGGAATTTAACCATGACTCAACGTAAATCACAATCTACCCACTATGAAACCCGTATTTGCCGCGATGCGCTGAATGCCTTTGACGTGTATTGCAGCAAAATCTACAATCAGAAATCCTTGGCCAATCCGTCAGGCAACGGCATGCGCTGCGTACTGCACGGCGTATATACCATCGACATTAACGGCACGCTGGCCAAGCTGAACAGCCGCTTGCCTAAGGGATACGAGCTGGTCGTTGAAGACAAATACCGCGATGTATTCTTCAACCTGCTCCTGAAATGCACCAAGCGTACCCGCAAGCCTGTACAAGTAAAAGCCCCGGTAGCCGCTCCGAAAGGCAAGCGCGTTTCACAGCCCAAAGCCCCGGTAAAGGCCAAGGCAGCCAAGAAACCTGCTGCTAAGAAAGCGGCGAAGCCTAAAGCCAAGTAAGCCGAAAGAAACCGCCAAGCCGTAAAAAGGTTTGGCGGTTTTGTTTTACCTGCGCTATAATGGCAGCCATGATTAACCAGCTAAAGATATTCCACGATGACACCAATACCATCCGCAGAGGCTATGCGAGAATTGGCAAAAAGCAAAGTAAGTATCGACGAGCGAACAACCAAATGGCTATATACCACATGTGTTAAAGCCATTTGCGAGCGAGCCGACGACGGATACTTGTCTGCCGTTATCCCGTTATTGCCCAATCTAAACCCCGAATTGATTATCCAAGCCCTAAGTGACAAGGGGTATGCAGCATCTGTCACGTCAACACCCGACTGGCGCTGGCAAAATTACCGATTAATTGTTTCATGGAAGGAAGAAAAATGACCAACAAATACCAAACTTTATACAACGAAGAAGGCCGCTTTACCCCCGAAGCCGCTAAGATTATCCGGCGCTACCTGATGACAGCCCCGTTTACAACAACATTTGTTTTATCCAACAGGGATACCGTACCATTCAAGGTAACAGCATCCTACCGCGACAAATCTCTTGAAATTGGCGGTCGTCGCTATGACTACAATCTGATTTGCTATGAGGGTAAGGAATATGACATTGTCGACCTCGAATCAGAGTTCTTGATGGACGACATCCTAGAAGAAATCCGAATCGGCGCAGACAACCCGCCAAGCCTGCCCTGCTTTGCAAGAAACCGCTATACAGGCGTCTTGTATTACTTCTATGAACCGTTTGGCTGCATCCATGCCACGCTAGGCTGGCTGGGGATTGATTTACCGTCTATCTACGACGAGCAGTGGGAAGTTATCCCGTTTGATAAAGTACCCGGCGCGATTGAACATGAAAACGCTCTCATCATTGCCGGGCGAAACCGTGGCAACAGCGAATAAGATTTACCAAATCTTTACAAAAAAGGATATTGCTTTAAATGCAATATCCTTTTATCATATCCCCGTGAAATGCTTAACAGTAAAGGAAATCAAGAAATGCAAAACTATATCAGAACTGCTCTTGACCATATCCAAACCATGCGCCGTGTAGGACGCGACCATGCTTCAATTGCCGTTATCCCCAACGAGTACAGTATCGGGTATATCGCTGCCCGCATTGCCGCTGCAGGTTATACCGTAGCCGTAACCAAAACCCGTAATATCCATGTTGCGTGGTAAATCGCAGAAGCGCCACAGCGCATCACAGACCGCGATTAAGCATTAGGGTAATACCCTAGCCTACCTCAACCCCTTAATCGCAATCTGTGGCCATCTGTGACCCGAGAAACGCTATATTTGAAAAAGGATGTATGATGCAAGACGGAAAACTGATAACTAACTGCCCCCATTGCGGGCGGGTATCTGCCCCGCATGAAAACTATTGCGCCAATTGCGGTAGCCAATTACGCCCGCCTGCCAAGTTTTGCCCCAAGCATGGAAAGATGAGCGGGAATTATTGCGTAGTTTGCGGCTCTAGATTACTAACTGAAAAGGAAATGTGAACATGGAAATCCAACAACCCCAAGAACTGAACTATGAAGCCAAGCCCCTGCTGTTTGATGCAGCGTTGGCCAAACAATTTACCAAACTCGAACCCAATGCCGAGCTACCGCCCAACCTTTGGTGTCAAATGGTAGCCCTATCCAATATCAAACAAGTGGCCTTGGTAGGCATTAACGCGATGGCCTTAACATTGCCCAAAGAATACGACTCACTTGAAATCCAAGGCATCTTCGTCGCTGCAGGCTACAAAGTAACGCTGGGCAAAGAGCGCCGCATGCTTATCCAATGGGGTCGCTTGAAAGAAAGCGTTGAAGAGATGCTGTATCCTCCACAGAAAGATGCAGACGAATACTTTGGTTAATCGGAGAACCAATCATGATACCCTATGCCAGCCAAGTTCGATTTATCTACAAGACCAGACAAAAGCTTGATTACCTGCCTATCAGAAACAGTGAGTGGTATGTCATGGTAGCATTGGCCATTACCAAGGCGGTTAATCACAGAAAGACATTAGCCATCATTGAAGCGCCCATGGGGGTTGATGTGGTAGAAGCCAAAGAACATTTGCAGGGCGCGGGCTACCATGTATATGTGGATGAGTACCGCGTTTTCACGATTTCATGGGCTTAAGGTTTAGCAGAAACTGCCACGGAATGAAAAAATCCGTGGCAGTTTTATTACTATCATCTCGAACACGAAAGCTACGAAATGCTAAATCAGGCCAATTACAGGCCTATCCAAGCCCATCATAAACCAGTAAAACCATAATCTACTAATTTAATCAGGTAGCCTTAAAAGAAACTGCTAAGGATTTAAAGTTCCTTAGCAGGTTTATTACTATGGTCTCGAACCCGAAAGCTACGAAATGCTAAAACTTGTTCTTTCGGCCAAGCCCACATAGTTTTTCGGATACCAGTTGCCGTTGATGTTTTCGTTGAACCACCCTTCAGGCTGTTCTAGGATATTGAAGCCAAATTGGTATTTTACCTCAAGATAGTTCATATCCCGCTCCGTAGTACACACCGCCAAGATTTCACGCTTGAAGGCATCAACGCCTTTTTCTTTGACCAAATCCTTTAAGACCACACACGAAGACCAGTAATGCTTCCAATCCGATTCCTTGATTACCTTGGCGCGTTTCCCGGCCTGCTTGCGCTTAAACCAAAATACCTTCTTGCCTAGGTAGCGCTTACCTGTTTCAAGCTCGGTAATCAGGTAAACAAATCCGAATGCCCCTTCAGGCACAGTATCAAAAGGTTTCCCATTAAACAGCCACGGGTTTAAGTAAGGCTTTTCCTTACCTCTTGCCATAAGGTTTCTCCACGATGGTTCGAGCTTCGCCACGGTTATCATCCAGCGTCGCCCAATATTTGTATGAAAAGGTCACGGTTACGTTTTGCACGGCATTATTGCCATAACTCAAGTCAACGCTGGCCAGCGTTAAAGGATAGGCTTCAATCAGTTTCACGCCATAGGCGTCATTCCCTTCCCTATCCAGCGCCCATATATGCACATCCGATGTGAACTCTGAATAGAAGTTCAGGGTATTGTCATGGATATTGACCACAGCATTTTGCCAAATATCAAAGTAGCGCCGCGTATTGAGCGTGCTGTCGGCATAGAAGGTCATTGTTACCGGGTTATACATCTGGCTGTAAGGGACGCGGTATGGCATGACCATCTGCTTGTGTTCATAACTCTGCAGCATCCTATCCGGGAACATGGCGCTGTGGCACATAATATTGATTGCGCCAGTACCATTATACAGGCTTTGGGATTGCCTGATTCGACCCTGTTCTGACTGGTCATTGGTAATCCTACCCGTATTGGGCACGCCTTTAGGCAGGTTAAATTCCATCCGGTATTTGTTAGGGATGGATATACCGCGCTGCATTTCGCTGAACAGTTTCAGCACTGACATATCTGCTTTGGACATTATTTGTATCTCCTAGCATCTTTCCAAACGGTAGAATCCGGGGCTTTCTTGAATTGCTGTGTCGGCAGGAAGGCCACCTCTTCCCAAAAGCTCGAATTTACTCGCATGATTTTTGACTGAACATGGCTGGCTAGGTATCGCTTAATGCAATGCTGAAAGAAGGGCACTTGCGACAGCCTAGTGAGCATCTTGTAGGATAGGTGCATGTAAGTTCGCTTGCCATTCCCGCCAGTACGGATTGTCTTGCTGTACTCCATCAACTTATCAAGCAGCTTTGCCCGCAAGATAGGCGGTAGGTAATGCAGGTTAAGGCCTAGCCAGCCATCTGCATACACGTTGATGCAGACAATCAGCGGGAAGGCATCCCAATAAGGCAGCTTCTCTTTTGTCTTGGCGTCATAGACATACTGATACATCCCACCGATATACATTTTCTGACGGCTGGATACCGCTGTGGCCACATTGCGTTCATCATGACTACCGCCTGCATCACGAAGCTTGCCTAGATACCAGCGCAGGCTGCTGTCGGCACGTTTCTTCAGACGGCCTTGTCTTGTAGCAATGCGAACTTTCTTTTCAATCGCATTCTTCTCTTCAGGGGCATTGGCAGCCGTAGAAGCAGATTTAGGTTGCTTTGGCGCTGTCTTGGTTAATTTGGGTTTGGCCGTTTTAACTGGCTTCGTATCCTTGGCAGTCCGTAAAGGCTTCGTATCCTTAGCTGTACGCTTTGGCTTGGCATCCTTGGCAGTCTTGGCTTTGGTTTCTTTTGGCGCAGCTTCAGGCTTGGCCTTGGTAGCCTTCTCGGCTTCCTTGGCCTTCTTGGATTTAATCGGGGCAACCCGTTTCAGCTTTGGCTTTTCCGGTTCTTTAACCGCTTTCGGCTTAGGCTGTGGCAAATCCATCCGCTTCAGCTTCACATGCGGTTTGGCCTTGTTAGGCTGCTTCAGCTTGATTTTCAGCTTTGGCTTCTTCACGCCTGTTACTTCATCTTCAATATCTGCCATATCATTAACATTCTATCTAAAATCCTAGGATTTCTAGGATTGTTGGTAACTGTTTGTGGGACAAGGATTTCTGTTCAACGGGGTATCAGTTGGTTGTTGAGGGGTCAACCCATCCCACCCTCAACAATCATTAACATATTTCACGAATCCTGTATCCCCGCTATCTATCTGATATTTAAATACTGTTAGATACACCCCTATAGGATACTACCGATGGCAGTCAATCCATTTTTTGACAGGTTGGAAGCGCATAACGAACAAGCGCTGTTTTCCGACCTAGTCGACGAAGACATCCAAATCAGCGGCTTTGATATTACCTATATCCACCGCAGCGAGTTTGCAGTCGACGAAATCTTTACTGAAGCCAAGGCATCCAAGTTCAAAGATTCTTTTGTCATTGAAGCCAGTATTAGCGACAATGTAACAGGCTGGCAGGGCACAAACGAGTTCATGAACCAGTTTGGCTTGAATATTGATAATACGGGCAGCATCAAAATCTCCCAACGCCGCTGGCAGGAAGCACAGGCTGAGCGGGCATCCCAAGGCCTGAAGGTATTGGAGCGCCCGCTGGAAGGCGACTTGATTTACTTTGGCTATGGCCACGCTACCTTTACCAATAACCTGTTCATCATCAACCACGTTGATTTTGCAGATACCAATTGGCAGCATGGCCGGGCTTTCCTGTATCGCCTGCAGGTAACTAACTACACGCCGAACTATAACGAGAAAATCGAAACGCCGATATTTGACAGTATCCCCGAGCTTACAGAGCAGTTTGCCGCGATGGATTACTATAATGACTTGGCCACACAGAACCAAGAAGTTCAAGACAAGGCCGACACGCTTGTTAAGTTCGACGAGAAGAATCCGTTTGGAGGAACCTAATGCACACCGCCCTAACCACCCCCTTCTACCACGAAACCATTAAGCGGGTAGTCGTGATATTTGGCACAGTCTTCAACAGCCTGCATGTAATCGATGATTTCGGCCAAATCCGCAAAGTGCCGCTGTACTATGCTGCTAGAGACAAGTTTGTCAATTTCCAGCAAGAGCGCCCCGACCTGTATAACGTTAAAACCGAGCAATCCCTGCCAAGGATGGCGTATTACATGACTGGTATTGCCTATGCCCCGCAAAGGATGACGGATAAGCGGCAGCGCTTGGAAAGCCACGATACTAAAACAGTTCAGTTTAACCGCGTGCCCTACGACTTTACCTTCGAGCTGTATGTCAAAACCCTGCGTTTTGAAGAAAGCCTGAAGGTAGTCGAGCAAATCCTGCCTTTGTTCAAGCCCAGCTTTAACGTAACAGCAGATGATGTAGACAAAATGGGATTCCGTAATGACTATACCATCACGCTCAACAGCTCTGGCTATGAAGATACATGGGAAGGCGAATATAGCCAGCCCCGCTCGGTATTGTGGACATTATCCTTTACCGTGCAAGGCTATCTGTACAGCCCCAATGAAACGGCCAACCGCATTAAAGAAACCATCATGCATCTTGGCGTTTCTGATTACAATAAAATCTACGAAACCCTAACGGCTGAAGTTATCCCAAGGGAAGCCAACAGAACTGACCCACATAGGATTAAAGAAACCATTATCAAGGTAGACCCTGATGAGTAACTACGTCGACCCCATTTCTAAATCACTAAACGCGGCCACGCCGATTGCCCCGCCTGCCCCGGTAGTGAAAGAACATACCGAAGAAGCGGATTTCATGTCCAAGGTTCAGGCCTTCCGCAATCAGATGGCCACTAATGCCACATTGGATTACAAGGATGCCCGCCACAATATCCGCCTGCTTATACAGGGCGCGATGGATGCCTTCCCGGATGTTGTGGGCGCAGTCGAAGAAACAAGAAGCGACAAGGCTATTATCGCGCTTAATGGCTTCCTGAAGACTGTTACCGAGATGAATCAATTGCTAGTCTCTCTGAACTCTTCTGTGACCAAAGAACAAAGAACCACGCAGCAGCCTAATATCCAAGCTCAGACGGCCAACGTTGTTATCCAAGCCGATACATCCGATGCCTATCAGGCTGCCGTGGAAAGCCCTAAAGACAGATTTAATATAGGCCACGACGATGATTAAAGACGGCCAAATCGACAAGAAAAACCTGTGCTACATGAACCAGCGCAATTTGAAACGCGCCGGGGTATTGATACCGCTTACCAAGGCACAGGATACCGAGCTCAAGAAATGCGCTAAAGACATCCTGTACTTTGTCGCCAACTATGTCAAAATCCTAGACTTGGATGGCGGGTTTACCCTGTTCAAGATGCGGGATTATCAGAAAGAGTTCATTTCTACCTGCTACAGCAACCGCTTTGTCATTTCAATGATGGCTAGGCAGATGGGTAAGACCACGACAGTCGTGGCCTATCTGCTCCACCAAGCATTAACCCGTAGGGATATACGCATTGCCATCCTATCTAACAAAGCTGATTCAAGCCTTGACGTAATTGACAGGCTGAAACGCGCCTATGAAGCCTTACCGTGGTATATGCAGGTTGGCGTGAAAGAGTGGAACAAGTACAGCGTCGAATTGGGTAACGGCGCGAAGATTGTCGCCGCTGCCACTTCTTCATCATCCATCCGTGGCCGTAGTTTCCATATCGTTTACTTGGATGAGTTTGCCCACGTTGAAAATGATGTGGCCTTCTATACTTCAACCTATCCCGTGATTTCATCCGGTAAAACCACACAGGTTATCATTACCAGCACGCCTAACGGCATGAACCTGTTCTACAAGCTGTGGGTCGAAGCCGAAGAGAAACGCAATAAGTTTATCCCGCTGCTCTATGATTACACGCATAATCCCAACTATGACGAAGAATGGCTGGCCGATACCAAATCCAATATGACGCCGCAAGAGTTCGCACAGGAATTTGAATGCGCCTTCTTGGGTTCGGCTGCTACGTTATTATCCGGTTCGACATTGCGCAGATTGGCGATTAAAACCCCGCTGCCCGAATTTACTTCAGATAAGATTAGCGTGTATGAAGAACCTAAGCCAGACCATGTCTATGTGGCCATTGCCGATGTGGCTGAAGGCACGGGCAACGACAGCAGCGTGGTATCGGTCTTTGATGTTACCGCTATGCCCTACAGGCACGTGGCCGTCTACCGCAATAATCTGATAACGCCGTTACCCTTTGCCGACGAGGTATTCAAGATTGCCAAGGCATATAATGGCGCATGGCTGGCCGTAGAAACCAACAGCATAGGCAATGGCGTGGCACAGACCCTATGGATGGACTATGAGTACGAAAACCTGATTTGCTATGACGCCACCAAAGGCGATATACGTTTCAGCCCACAGAACTTAGGCATCCGTACTACCAAGAAAACGAAGTCTATAGGCTGCAGCAATCTGAAGACCCTAATGGAAACACAGTGCCTGATAACCAATGACGCCGCTGCCATTACAGAACTGACTACATTTGTGAAGAAGGGAAGCAGTTACCAAGCAGACAACAATAAGCACGATGATGTTGTGATGACGCTGGTATTGTTTGCCTTGCTGACGACCACGCCCTACTTTAGAGACAGCTTCAGCGATGCACCAAAAGCCATACGCAATCTAAGCGCTCAAGCGATGGATGAAGAACCTCTGTTTATGTTTGTGGTCAACGGGATTGACCAAGACGATACTTGGAATGATTCTTCAGGCGTGTATTACGTTTGATACGCGCCAATGCGAAAACGCCCCGAAAAGGGCGTTTTTTATTTGAGGCAGGTTAGGGTATTACCCTATAGCGTCGTCGCAATCTGTGGCGATTGTGAAGCGATTGTGGGGCATTAGAAGAAATCGGCCACAGTATCACATGCTTTATCTTGGTATTGATGGCTATTGATTAAATCCAGTATTTCGCCAGTATCAATATCATGCAATACATTGTCAACAAGCTTATACCGCTCAACTTCTTCTTTGGGTGCATAGACATCCAACAATTCTTCATCTGTAGCCGGATTAACCGACGAATTCTCTTCGGCCACAGACTTGCGCAATATCCGCAAAACTTGTTTTTGGTAGGCATCTGCAGGCAGGGTTTCAAATCCCCACTTATCTAGCAAATAGGCATCCATGCAGCATTTCCAGCATGATAGGCAGCGGTTTGGCGGGATAACCATGTTGTACTTGCCTGCCATAGTTTCGCGAACCTTGTTTCTATGCCTATCGGGTATCAGGCAGGATTGCGTATGTTTAACCCAATCCATGTGCTTATGATAGAGATAGGCCTTGGCATGATGTGTGGTTCTAAACGGCGATGTGATATAGCGTAAAGCTGGAAAGGTCGCTTTAACCGCCTTCACAAAAGCCTTGATGATTTCATCCGAATCTGACAGGTTGAGCTTGGGATTGGCAATAGCCAGCGAATCGCTACGAAAGCAGCCAAGGCTGAAAATGTGATAATTATTGGCTATCATGTAGTCAATCATCATGGCCATAATCAATTGGTCTTTCACGACAGACTCGCTGGTAGGCGAATCATATTCGCATTTGCCCGCATACGCGATTTTATGGCTTATCAGCTTCAGCCCGGTTTTATCTGCAAATTGTTCTGCCACCATCTGTTCTACCGGATACGACGAATTGAACCCCTTGGCACGGTATAACTGGCAGGCAATATGGTTGTCGATAAAATAGGCAGCCGTGGCAGCACTGTCTTTACCGCCGCTGAAACCAAGGATAACGGTTTTATTGTCGTTACGCAGTTCAACGCGTGGCAGTTCAATACAGTAATCTTTTTCGCAGCAAGGTTGTCCGCAGGCCGTATAGATTAAGTCTAGGTATTCATCCCATGCTGCATTAGGCACTTTCAGCGTTCTAGGAAACGGTATAACAGACAATTCTTGATACAAATAAAGCATGTAATCGGTATATGCGCCGTAGCCATAGCTCTGCGGTTTAATGGTAATCATCTTAAATCCCGTATGTGGAAAGTGAGCTATTCTAACATAATCAATAAATAACTTATAGCTAATTTCCAAATCCGATTTAATTTACCGAGGACAAAACCATGAGTAGAGCACCAGGTGTTTTAATCCGCGAAATCGACCTTACCGGGAGCGTGCCCGCCGTCGGCACTTCCTCTGGGGCAACTGTAGGCGACTTCACTTGGGGCGCAGCCTATCAGCGCGTGCGCGTATCTGATGATAACGAACTGGCTGCCACTTTCGGCAAACCTACCGACCGCAATTATGTGTCTTGGCTGTCGGCCAAATCCTTCTTGGCTTACACGGGCATGCTGTACATTGTGCGCGTGGTAGATAGCACTGCCAAGAATGCCACTGGCGACGGCGCTGGCTTGCTGATTAAAAACCAGCAGGAATTTAATGCCGTTAATGACGACACTGGCACTCACGCTGCCAAGCTGTTTGCTGCCCGTTATGCAGGCGCATTGGGCAACAGTATCGCCATTTCCATTGCCGACGCCAAAAACTTTGAGAAATGGGAATACGCTGATGAGTTCGACGCTGCCCCTGCTACTTCAGAACATGCTGCATCTGTAGGCGCGAAGTATGACGAAGTTCATGTGGTAGTCATTGACAAGCTTGGCCTGTTCACCGGTGTGGTTGGCGCAATCTTGGAAACCTACCCCTTCCTATCCAAAGCCCGCGATGCCAAAGGCCTTGATGGTGCTCCCATCTACTATGCCGCTGTGCTGAACGAACAATCCAAATACGTTTACTTCTTCGGCCATCCGATTACTGCCAACTATCACGATAACACCGGCGATTACACCGATGCTACCGACGCATGGGGCAGCAAATTGGTAGTCAACGGCGAAGCCAAGAAGTTCAAAGTCCTGAAGAAACAGGATGACGATAACCACCACGGCTATTACACCAAGCTGGAAGGCGGTAATGACGGCGGTATCCCGGATGCGCAAGAAATCATCCAAGGCTGGAATGAATTCAAATCCACCGAGGAAATCGACGTAGGTATCCTGATTACGGGTAATGCAGGTGGTAAGACTTCCCACAAAACCGTTTGCCAGCACGTGATTGACAATATCTGCGAGCGCCGCAAAGATTGCGTGGTTACTATCAGCCCGCAATTGGAAGACGTTTTGAACAAAACCCAATCTGATGCGACTGACAAGATTGTGGCAACCCGTAACGGTTTGAACCGCTCTTCCAACTATGCCATCTTTGACAGCGGCTGGAAGATGATGTATGACGTGCACAACGACAAATATCGTTGGGTTCCGCTCAATGGCGATATTGCCGGGTTGATGGCCTTAACCGAGAACCAATACGACGCTTGGTGGTCGCCTGCAGGTTACAATCGCGGCAAACTGCGCAATGTGGTATCGCTGGCCTTCAATCCTTCCGAAGACAGCCGCACCGTATTGTACAAAAACCAAGTCAACAGCGTGGTTACATTTACCAATGACGGGACTATCCTGTACGGCGATAAAACCATGCAGGCCAAGACTTCGGCCTTCCAGTACATCAACGTGCGTCGCCTGTTTATCACGCTGGAAAAAGCGATTGGCAAGGCCAGTAAGTATCAGTTGTTCGAGTTCAATGACGAGATTACGAGAAATACATTCCGGAACATGGTTGAACCTTACTTGCGCGAAGTGAGAGGCCGTCGTGGCATCTATGATTATCGGGTTGACCTATCAGGGAATACCCCTGAAGTGATTGACCGTGGGGAGTTTGTTGCAAGTATTTTTGTAAAACCTGCAAGGTCAATCAACTGGATAATTCTTAATATGATAGCTATTCGCACTGGTGTTGAGTTCAGCGAAGTAGTTGGCAAATCCTATTAAGATGTAGTAAAATGAAAAGTGCTGGCGGATTGCCAGCACTTTTTTGATATTGATATGAAACCTGATATTTCAATTTGTTATAGTAAATCTGGCAATTTAAATGCCCAGGTCGTGCGCAGGTTAGAGAACCAACATCCATCCCTTTATGCTTACATCATGGCGCAGTATCCATTGTACACGCGCCTTCAAGATAAACTGAAAGCGTTGCGCGACGGGGACTATCTACATTGTTATACATGTGGGAAAGTTATGCCTTACCCGCGAAAAAGACCTGAAGTACGTGTGTATTGTTCAAGAGAATGTGGTAACAATTCGCCCTACAAGAAGGAAGCCATCAAAAACAATTATCACAAATCGACAGAAAAGCGCAAACAAACCAATTTGCGCAGATATGGCGTTGAACATATTTGGCAATCACCTGTAATGCAGGCAAAGGGGCGGAAAACCATTCAAGACCGTTATGGGGTTAATAATCCTTATCAACTTCCATCTGTCAAGCAGAACGCCCATTCGGCTAAATCAAAACAAAAATCATCCGATAAAACAATTCAAAATAAAAAGGATTATGTTGCCAACCTTGGTATCGACACAAGCGGGTTGGTTATTGATTGGAAAAACTTGAAAATAGGCCATCCGTCAAAACGGGTTGATAAAGAAATGGTTGAAGTTGCTTTAGGGCTTCGCCCGGCAACAGTAGAAATTATCCGGCGCAATTATGTTCATGCTTACCCGGTGCTACACGATTATGGCTTATTGGAAGACTTTGTATCTTGCCCACAAAAGATAATTTCTGAATATCTTGATAAGTCTGGGATACAGTATATTCAAAATTCGCGTTCAATCATCCCGCCAAAAGAATTAGACATTTATATCCCTGATAGAAACTTAGCAATAGAAGTAAACGGAGTTTATTATCATGATACGTTGGTGGATACCCCGAAAATGTATCATTTAGATAAATTCAATCTTACCTTAGACAAAAATATTCGGCTTTTGCAATTTTGGGATTACGAAATATTGTATCGCCAAAAGGTTGTGGAAAATGTAGTGGCGCAAGAATTAGGATTATTACCGTCTATCCGTGAAGAACTGTGTAAAGTAAAACGGGTTTATCCGTCTTCAGCAAAATCTTTTTATCATGCAAACAGCTTATTGTTTTTCATTGACAAAAATACATTTTATGGGATATATCATCAAGGCAAGCTTGTTGCATGCTGCATGGTTAAACAAGTAAAAGATTGTGTATTGATGCGCGATTTTTGTGGCATTCTTGGAACGGCAGTAAGTTCAAGCATGATTGAATTGTTAGCAAATCATCTTAGAAATTGCTATAACAAACCAGTTGTGTTTGAAGCAGATAAGCGATTTTTGCCTATTTGGGTTGATAAATATCCTGCAATTTCTACGGTTTTGCCACAGAAAACTTATGTGTTGAAATCTGATAGTTGGCCAATCAATCTTAAACAAGATAGTGATTTAAACCCAACAAAACATCATTTATTGTATGATTACGGGGCAACGCAATATCTAATACTACAGTAACTTAACTACAATACCCATTAAATAGCAATAGCACATTTGATTATAGGAGTTAGATTATGGCTTCATCCACGACAGGCGACTGGCTTTACAACAAACAGCTTAAACATCTGCTTAAAGGCGAAAGCTGGACACCACCGACCACGGTTTATATGGCCTTGTTTACCACTGTCCCGCAATTGAATGGTTCTGGTGGGGTAGAAGTTTCCAAATCCGGCACAGGCTATGCCCGCGTGGCCATCCAGCAAAGCACAGGTTGGTCAGGACCGAGCGGCAGCAATCAGGAGTACTCGAATACTGCCGACATTGTATTTGGTGTGCCGACAGGTAATTGGGGCACTGTACAAGGTTGCGGCTTATTTGATTCACAAGACGGTGGTAACTTATTGTTTACAGGGTATATGGCAACTGCCAAAACTGTTACTGCAGGCGACGGCGCTCCCAAAATCCTCGCTGGGCAATATCGTATCAGCCGTGCTACTTGTTAAAACTTTGCATTACAACAAAGCCCGCTCAATGCGGGCTTTTATTTCTTTCCATCCCATGCTACAATTGCCCGCGTTATCAACCCGAAAGGAACTACAATGGCCTTAATTTCTGATGATTACAAGAATCCCGTATTGAAACCCGAGTATCCTGCCGACGCTGATTTGGCAGCCTGTGAACTGATTGATAAGTTTGCGCAGATTGTTCAAGCAGCGTTAGCCAAACCAACAGCATCCATGAAAGATGCGGTTAATGTTGCCAAGGTACAGCGCCAGCTATACCGCAAGGGCTACCTGCTTGACATTGTTTATCCCTTCTTTACCCGCTGGGCGTTTTGGTTTTACCTGTATATCGGCAACAAGCCCGAGAAGAAGCCCGTGCAAAAAGTGAATTTTGATATTGAAGAAGGTCAACCATGAACACCGATTTGCTAACCCTGATAGAACGGCACAGCTATTTGGTATCGCATCCCCGGTTTTCCAACCTGCTAAAGATTGTTCGGCTTGAAAAGGAAATGCTGGTTATCCATGGCTTCAAGGCCGATACCGAGTTACCACATGGCTTCATGGGCAAACTTGTTCAATTCTTAAGGAAATATTATGCTATAAAACCTGTCCTTTAGAGAGTATAGGTCTCAAAACAGCCGATGCCCTACTTGTTCTTCCCATAGCCCCATTGTATAATATAAAGAAATCGTATTTCAACCAATGCCAAATGAAACTACGCAAAGCCTTTAAGTTTGAATTAATGCCTAACGGAGAACAAATCCGCAAAATGAAACAGTTTTGCGGTTGTTCACGTTTTGTATTCAACCGGGCGTTGGCTTGGCAGAATGAACAGTATGAGGCGGATAAGAGTGTTAAGTTTAGCTATGTTAAACTGGCAAATCTGCTTCCTGAATGGAAACGTGAATTACCTTGGCTAAAAGATTGCAATGCCCAAGTTTTGCAGCAATCTTTGAAAGATTTGGAAGCTAGTTTCAAAAACTTTTTCGCCAAACGTTCAAATTTTCCAAAATTCAAATGTAAGGGAAAAAAAGAAAGTTTCAGATTTCCTCAAGGCTGCAAACTTGAACAACACAATAACCGCATCTATTTGCCAAAAATAGGTTGGGCCAGATACCGTAACAGTCGTGATGTTGTAGGCGAAATCAAGAACGTAACGGTTAGTCAGAAATGTGGTAAGTGGTATGTTTCCATCCAAACTGAGTTTGAGACAGAAACACCTACGCCAAACGGTGGTGAAGTTGGCATTGATATGGGAATTGTACGGTTTGCTACTTTGTCTAATGGTGAATATTTTGAGCCGTTGAATGCTTTTAAAACCTATAGGGGCAAAGTTGCCAAAATGCAGAAGCGTTTGAAAAATAAAGTTAAAGGAAGTAATAATTGGCTGAAATTAAAAGCTAAGATTGTCAAATTACATCATAAAATCAGTAATACCAGAAAAGACTACCTACACAAAATTTCCAACAACATCAGCAAAAACCACGCTATTGTGTATGTTGAAGATTTAAAAGTAGCTAATATGACCAAATCCGCTAAAGGTACAGTTGAACAACCCGGTAAAAACGTGAAGCAGAAATCAGGTTTAAACCGAGCCATCCTAGACCAATCTTGGTTTGAGTTCCGCCGTCAATTGTCGTATAAACTAGCATGGAATGGCGGTTTCTTAATAGCAGTATCACCACAAAATACCAGTAGAACCTGCCCTTGTTGTGGTCATACTGCTAAAGAAAACCGTAAGACTCAATCAGAGTTTAAATGCGTTGACTGTGGCTATACTGAAAATGCTGATGTAGTAGGCGCAATTAATGTATTGAACCGTGGACAGGCTATTCTAGCCGTCTGAAGATTAATCAGGGTAGGACATACCCGTAGAGCTTGTGAAGTGAATTGCGCAGTAAGGCAATCAGCAACAAGAACCCACTGAGAGTATCTTATGAAAAATATAGGAACTGGTAGGAATCTTCATCTTATAGGATGGGGAGGATGTCATGCGCATGTCTAAAGAGTGGATTCAGGAAAATCTGATGGTGCGCTCCGACGGGGCGCTTTGCTATCATGCCTATAACCGCCTAACGCCTGAACAGAAAGCCGAGCTGCAGGCAGCCTTTCCCCTGTACACGAACCGCAGGGATATTATCCAAGCATGGCTGCATGGCGATTATAACCGCTGCCAGCATTGCGGAAAGCCGATTACATATGACCAGCAAACCCGCTATGATTACCAATCAGGCGAGAAGGTTATGCGACGCAAGAAATATTGCAGTTCTCGTTGCATGTATACCGGATTGTATGGCAATACCAAAGAAGCCATTCAAAGAACAACCCGCAAGGATAATTTGAGCTCGTGGCTGTATGGCGGGTAAATTAGCAAATCTTTACAGTAAGGATATTGCAAATAATGCAATATCCTTTTATCATGGCTCTGTATTTTGAAGAAAGGATGTGTTTATGCACAAACTCAATTTGTTTGATATTTTCAAAAATCGCCTGACAATCGAAGGCGGAAATACCTTAACCATCTATCCCGATGCTGTAGGCTTCATGGCCACGGGTTTTACTTTAGGCTGGCAGGAAGCCAAGGCCTTAAGCGATTACCTGAAGGATTGCAGCGAGTACCTGCATTTGTCAGAAGTGATTGAACGCCTGAAGGCTGCCTATCCCGATATGCTGATTTGGCAATTACCGACGCCTTTGCTGATTGACGCATACTATGCCCGCGATAATGCGGTTCAGTTGGTTACCAACGGTGTAGTACAGGAAATCGTGAAACTGGTTCAGCAAGAACTGGCCAATGAAGGAGCTTCAAATGCTGCCGAATGATATTGATACCGGGGTGTTTACCGATGAAGCTTTAACAATCATCCAATCCATGTATCAGGATGGCGTGATGAAAGGCGAATTAGAATACAAGCCCACAGGCTATCCGTCGAAACAGGATTACGCGCCTTTCATCAATGCCCCCAAGGCCTGCAGTTTCACTGACGAACGTGATGAAAAAGAATTCGCCCGTCGTTTCCGCTTGGCCGATGAATTAAATGCATTTGGAGAATTGCTGCAGCCCCAGTTTGTTGCCGACGATAAAGGCAATATGTATATTTTGCATAAGCAGCTGGTTGGGTTCTGTGTATTGAGTTACAACGAGAACCGCCACGTGGGCGAAGAATATGTTTTATACGACAAGCGGCTTATGCCAATGATGCTGCAAAACGCTTTGGAAATCCTTTGCCCGCCTATCCGCCATTACAATGCCTTGCATTACAAATCTGCCAAGGTATTAGTTGGCTTGATACAGGAAGGCAAGATTAAGCACCTGAAGACGACAGGCAGCCCATGCAAGGAAATCAATGTCAAATCCGTAGAAGTAATTGCCAGCCCCGTGAGAGTTAAAAACTACATCATCAACGGCGAAATCTACGACAACCGATTGACCATGCTTACGGGGGATAATACTGCCGACATCCTAACTACCTATCATCAAGCCGACGAAACATTGCTGCGCCAAACCTACAATAACACCTATCCATGCCTGAAGCAATGCGGGGATTATATGGTACTGTTCGTCAATGAACGCACGTTTGTTAAGCTGAACAATACACTGGATAATCCCTGTTATGTAGATTATGATGCTTTGCCGATAGACAGCCAAAGCTGGCAGCATCTTTATGTCGAGGAATTTTTTGACCGTTTAAATGGAGTAAAATCATGAATTATGCAATCCGCGACGCTAATGGGCGTTTTACTAAATTTGCCGCTGACGTTATTGTCGAGATGCTGAAGGAAGGCGCTGTTAAAGGCAGGTTTGTTACTGCCGACGACGAACAGCTGTTATACCCTGCCTATACCGCCATCAATGGCGATAATGGCAAACCACACAAATACTATCCCCATAATATCAGTGGGCGCAGTTATACGTCAACCCTGTACTGGAATTCATCAAAGCATCCCAACAAGCTGGATATTGTTGATTTTGAAAGCCAGCAAGACTATGAAGAATTCATGACCCGTTTTAATGCCAAGTTGAAAGAAGTTGTGAATAATCCCACCCTTCCGAAAGCATTTGTCGATGAATGGGGAAGTTGTTATATCGGTGACAAAAACGGGTATCTTTGCATCTTCGACCCCCAAGGCAGCGAATACGGCGAGATATTACACGAAAGCGAACATGAAGACCGCATTATGTGTTGGCAGCCTATCCCATTAGAAACCGCCTTGAAGGTATTTACCAAGAAAACATTTAAAGGGGTAGATGAATTGAAAGCGGCAAGGATTGTCGCGGCTATCCAAGATTGCAAACTGGAAGGCGGGTTGGTTTGCGAATACGGCACTGAATTGAACGACTTGGTTGTCGAAGTTGACCACGACCCTTATGCAAGATACCCCTATATCATCAACGGCGATTATTTTACCCGTGGCTTGATTGATGAAAACGGCAATAGCGGCTGGAAGCTGACCAAAGGCAGAGATAAAGCTTGTATCCGTATGGCAAAACGGGATTTGCCCAAGCTGCGCAAATCCAAAACCACCGGCGCAATCGTATTGTTTACCGGGATTGAAACGGGCGTTGAACTCACTAACTATCTGTCTGATGATGACACCCGCTGCAGCGAATCCTATATTCCCCGTGATACCTATTCGCAGTGGCAGCCCCTATCAGTTAAAGAAGCTATTGAAGCTCTGAAAGGTCAAAAATGAAACTAGCCAAATTTTACCGAATCGACGACGATACCGTGTTCCTACATACCGGGCCTAACAATACGGGTTTCCTGTTATCCCACGATATGCCGATGGTAGCCGCGAATATTGATTTTGACGACTATCGCCAAATCGATATTGACGAAGCCCTGAAGCTGTTCTTGCCAAGGCCGTTGAGAACCAACCGCAAGGGCATGACCCCCGCAGGCGCGAAGGCCTTGGTCGGCCTTGCAATGGATAATCCAGATATTACTGTGCAGCGCAATGATGGAGAATTTCGCAAGGCTGGTAACGTTAATGTGGATTTATCAGATGAATACCCAATCTTTCCCTACTACATTGCAGGGGCTTGGTATCGCCGTGATTTATCGCATCCTATCGGCAAGAACAATATCGTGGATGTCGGTAATCCATACCGCCGATTATTGGATATGCAGGTTGTTTCAGACAACAAGTATGTTCATGTTTATGATATGGGCGACGGCGTTTTCATCCTGCGATTGGATAAATGCAATGCCTATTACCTATCAGGGGATAATGCCGGGGGTGAAGCGCCCGTGCCTAACATCCGCCCCATGTACTATCAGGATGCAATCGACACCTTTAAGCTTATCCAAGAGAAAGAACAGGGGAAGTTTAGAAAGAACAACCAACCGCTGTTCTACATGGATACCGACGACTATATCTGCATGATTATCCCCGCTGTGAATATGGTCATCAATTTCAACCAAAAAACTATTCGGTGCTTAGACGATTGTGGCAAAGGCGTGAAGCAAATCTTAACGCCCAAGCAGGCCAAGCAGGCTTTGAGATTGTTTAATACGGATAATCCGCATTTCCCAAGGTTTGCCATTGATAAATGCGAATCCCACATTGTCTTGTTCATCAATCGCAATACCGCTATCATCATGAACGGCCTGCATGCGGGTAAGCAGTATGTTATGGGGCTTGAATATGACGACATTGCCCTAGAATCTATCAAATGGGGCAAGGCTGTTGAACTCCTGAAAGGGGATAGCGAGTAATCCCGTTTTGCAGTATAATCAGGTTTCGCGGAGTAGGAAGGCGGTTTCATGTGAAGGATAAACCGCTCTGAAACAGCACGGGAAGGGCGCAATGCGTTGGTCTGCAACACCAACTTTAAACCCCCGCCTTCCTACTCCGTCCCGTGCATCTCTTTTTAAGGAAACATTATGAAACAAGAACGCGATTTTGACGGCAGGTTTACCGCTGAAGCGGCTGCCGTTATTGTACGCTTGGCTGAGCAATCTGCCATTGAAGGCATGGTATTAGGGTCGGGTTCGCTTGTATCCGCCGATAAGATTACCTATGCGAAAAAAGAAAGCCCCATCAATTTTCCATATAATGTCAATGGTGGGTTGTTTTCTGCTAGATTGATGAACTTCTCTCGTAACATTAGTATTGCCGACATTATCGGGTTTCAATCTGAAGAGGATTACAAAACTTTCCAACAGGCATTTCATCATGGCGAATACCCGGCAGAACATGACATCCGGTATCCCGCATTTGCCGTAGATGTCGACAGCGGCGAAATCTATTTGTTTGTATCGCGGAATGAAGCGTATTGGCTGAAACATTTGGGTTGCCAAGAAGTCGAAGAAGATTTGCATGACGTTAAGAAATGGCTGATTGTCGATTTTGAAACGGCCAAGCAGTTGCTGTTCCCCCGTAAGCGCCGGATTAACCGCCGTTATACTTGGCAGGCTGCCGCTATTTTGAGAGAATTGTTTGAAGCCAAACTGATTACCAAAGTCAAACTGGCCAACGGTGATATTGAAGACGTCGAGTATTTTCGATAACGACCGCTTTGCCATTGCTGGCGACCCTGTTCAGTTTTTAACCAATGAAGTTGACAATATGTTATTGTCAAAATGCTATTACTTGCGTTATGAAGATAAAAAATGAAATATCCTTGCTTTGCCCTGCGCTATCATAAGGAAGAGTAAATGCAGATACGTTTTGAAAACAAAGAAGATGCCCTGAAGTATATCAACGAACTGGCACAATCAGGCATACAGGCCGATTTGATGCGTGGCGATAAAGACCATTACAAAATCCATAATGGTCAAAGGGAAATTGATATATACGCCCCTTGGGCTGTCGCAGTGTATCCAAAAGTTAATGATTGAGTTCTGTGGCATGGGTTGCACCCTCAACAACCAACCCATAGGCAGTTGACAAGAAATCCTTGCAATTTAACCAGTTGCAAGGATTTTTATTTTTCTTGATTTTTCTTGAAAGATGTTAATGATTGATGGATATAACCCGATAACGCGCCAGCTTCTCGAGTCGCATAGGCGAATTTCGCGTTTTTAAGGCCTTCAACCCTTAGAGGTAGGCTAGGGTATTACCCTGTATCGTCGTCGCAATCTGTGCGCAGTCTCGCGCGAGCAATCGCTATGTTTAGATAAAAGTAAAACCCGCATTAAGCGGGCTTTACTTCAACACGATTTTCTTAGATTTCCTCTTCAGCCTTAAAGCGGGCTTCGATTGCATGGAGTTCTCGACGGCGGGCTAACTCGGGATTAGTTCCCTTAGAACCCCATTTTACCCCTGCAATCAGGCGGTTTTCCCGGTTGTAATGAACAATCTTGATTTCTTGGGTAAACTTATCGGAAAACCATTTACCATGCATCATTGAGCTCCTTGGCGGATAACGGCGAAATCTGAACAGGCGAGGTAGGCGTCTATGGCATCTACATCATTATTTACGAGCTGGATAATGCAGTCATCCCGAACTTGTTCAACGGGTTCGGCATGAATGGTAGTGGCGCTAAACAGGGCAAGCAGTAATAGGGTAATGCGCATCTCAATCTCCATTAAGTAATATCAACAATACGGCTATAGTATATTGCATTTAAATCAATATGGAAAGGGATATTTTATGAGTTTCACACTTGAACAGTTTAAGCGCATGTTTCCTTATGCAAAAATGTCAAACATTGACAAGTATTACGAGCCATTGAAGGCCAATATGGCTTTGTTTGGGATTACTACGGATGAAGCCGTGGCGGCTTTCTTGGCACAGCTTGCCCATGAATCAGGTAGTTTGAATTATGTGAAAGAACTGGCTTCCGGCGCTGCCTATGATACTGGCAGGCTGGCTGTGCAGTTGGGCAATACCCCCGAAGCCGACGGGGATGGCCAACGTTATAAAGGCCGTGGCCTGATACAGATTACCGGGCTGAACAATTACAAACGGGTCGCTGAAGCCTTGGGCATTGATTGCGTCAATCATCCCGAACTCTTGGAAGACCCGCAATACGCCACAGCTTCTGCCTGTTGGTATTGGTCACAGGCCGGATTGAACAAGTATTGCAATCCCTGTACAGATGAAAACTTCAAAATCATCACGAAGAAGATTAACGGCGGTTATAACGGCTTGGCCGACAGGCAGGCGCATTGGAAGCGCTGTAAGGATGTTTTGAATGTAAAATGATTGTAAAGCATATTGCATTTAAATCAATATGGCGTATAATGGCGACTGTGAAAAGAACTTATACAGTAAAGGAAACATCATGAATGCCAAACAAGCTTTAGCCATCCGCTTTCTCTGCCTGCAGCAAGGTTATCAAATGGAAGCCAAGAAGAATGACGGAAATTTGGAATTAGCTGCCCGCAATCTGACGATTGTTCAGATTGACCATGACCAGCGCAATGCCGTTTCCCCGAATGAACTCGCTACCCTTGCAGGACGCCTGATGTTCTACTTTGGGATTTACCACCATCAATACCAGCAAGCCCTGATTGAAGGTTGGTTGAAAAACGATAAAGACCGCGAAGAAGCCAAGAATGCCGCGTTTAACAGCGAAGCCAACCTTTATCGGATGTATGCCGACACTTGGATAAGCGCTTGTTGCTAATCGCCTGAAGAAATAAGCCCGCTCAATGCGGGCTTTTCTGTTACTGGTAATCCGGCAGTTTATCGTTTTGCCAGTTCAAGTATACCAAATCGGCATAAATGATAGTAATGCTTCTTCGGGTATCCCTTCGTCTAGGCTCGGATTGCTCCAAGACCAGTTGGGCTTCCAAGTATTCAAGAATCTTGCGTTGAGCTTCTATCAGGGCTTCCAGTTTGATTTTGCGCATAGCTAATCCTTTCAGGTAATACCCCATATGCTATCATAGGCCTGATAAATAACGCTAGGGGGTTATCATGAAGGTTAAAGGACATTCGCATTTAAGGAAAGACGGGGCGTATTGCTACGATACCAACGACAGCGCCTATCAAACCGCCTTGCGCTTACTGGATAAGCAGCGCAAACAAGCAGAATTGGAAAATACCGTGGCCAGCCTAAGCGAACAGGTAGCGGCATTGCAGGCCACGCTCAACAAATTACTGGAGAAAGCATGATTGCCACTAGAAGGGATTTCAAACGCTGGTGCTTAACAGCATTGGGCGCTCCCGTTATCCAAATCAACGTTGCCGACGAGCAGGTCGAAGACAGGATTGACGAAGCCCTGCAGCACTATTTCGACTTCCATCAAAACGGGGTATCTCGGATTTTCGTCAAGCATAAGGTAACACAGAAAATCCTTGATAACGGCTATTTGGTATTACCGGATGAAGTTGAGCAGGTTGTCAGAATCCTGCCAGTTGGCAGCAATCTGAACAGCCTTAACAACCTGCAATATACGGCCTATCTTTCAGACATGATTACGCAGGTCTACAGTGCTACCGGTGGCGGGCTGCAATCCTATGTGCGTTCGCAATCCTATCTGAACTTGATGAATGATATATTGACGGCCACGCCCAGTATCGAGTTCACCAAGCATGGCAACAAGCTTATCCTGCAGGGCAAACAGCAGTGGAATGTTGGCGACTTTATCCTGCTGGAAGTCTTTGTCAGAAATGACCCGGTTAATTACCCGGAAACGTGGAATGATTACTGGCTGAAACGCTATGCCACAGCCCTGATTAAGAAGCAATGGGCGAATAACCTGATTAAGTATAACGGGGCGCAGTTGCCTTCCGGCATTACCATCAACGGCGATACCATCCTGCAGGAAGCCAACAGGGATATTGAGGAGCTCGAGAGAGAATTGCGGGATACTTGGGAAGTGCCTGTACTTGGCGAAATGGCTTAGGCGGGGTATAATCCGGAAACTTTCAACCCCTATTTGGAAATCCCTATCATGGACGATACTGTACGAATCATCTTGGAAAATGCTGCCAAAGAAGGCACAGAGCGCTTGCTTGAAGCCATTGCTGACAATGATGTTATTCCTCATTTTCGCGAATTATGGCTAACCGCTTTGAATGCAGATTGGATAATCGAAGACGATTACTAAAAAAGAAGCCCGCATTAAGCGGGCTTTGTTATTCTTGGCTTAACCGTTAAAGGCAGACATCCATGATGCGCGGTAGTCGTAGAGCAGTTGGTCTTCTTCTTTAAACATTTGTTCGCGGAACTGCGCTTTTTCTTCAACGGTAGTATAAAGTCCTTTGGCTGCGCATTCTATGTAAAACCGCTGATGAATCCCGAAATAGTAACTCAAGCGTCCTGCTCGGCGGGCTTCGGCTTGCGGGGTCATTTCCCGTTCTTCCATTACCAACGCTTTCAGGTTATCCAAGGATGTTTCCAAATCGGCATTTTGGTTCAAAGCGGCTTCTTCGCTGTAACCCCGTTGGATGTTCATATGAAGCAGGGCAACATCTTTTTCATTTAGTTGGCGCATTTTCTGTTTCCTTTCTGTTTTCTGTTGTTATCTACTACGGTTGCCATTATACGCTATATTGATTTAAATGCAATATAGAATATTGTAAAGGCATGGTAAAACCTAATTTAATCTTTACGTTTTTTACAATTCGGATATTGATTTAAATTTAATATCCCGTATAATGGCTTCCCGTAATAGTTAATAACAAATGCAAAGGACGCCATCATGCTGTTACAAGCCGAAGAAATCAATGAAGTCATGCAAGACGCCACGACCTTTGAGATGTACGCGCAATTGATTCCCGCCATTCTGGAAGCAGCGCGATACCAAGGGGAAACGTCGCTCTTGTATGAAGTAAAGACCCCCGAAATCCAACGCATCGTCGCTATCCTACAGGATATGGGTTATACCGTATCCCAATCCAGCGGTAGCGAGATTGTTATCGATTGGAAAAATCCCATCATCCATCACTAAAAGGAAAGATTATGCTTAACCTGATTTACTTTACCGCCGACGGGCGCTTTAACCAAGAAGCCTGCGCAGTCATCAACGACCTTGCCCGCCAAGGCAAGCTGAAAGACAACTTTATGACGGATACGCTGTTCAAAGATGTAGAGATTTCTACCTACGAAGAAACAGATGACGAAGCCGTCGTATCTATCGGGGGTCGCGAGTATGCCCGGGATACCCTGCGCTGCTTGGATGATGAAATGCGCGATATTATCGGCCTGAAGAAGGATGCCGATTGGAACACCTTTGCCAAAGAGTTCCAGCGCCGCTATCAAGACCCGTATGCAAACAACCCGTTCTATAAGATGTGTAAATCCTCCGCCCCTGTATTCTTCACTACAGATGCGGGCGGTATCTACTGCCGAACCGACGAACATACGGTTTGCCTGTTTGAAAGCGGGGATAGTTGGAAATTTGCCGAATGCAATAGCGTAGATGACGACCCTAATGGGAGTATCGCTATGATGCCGACCCGCGTTGCCTTGGATTTCCTGCTGCAGAAACGCAAAATCAACGGCCATCCGTCAGCCAAGTTTCTCGCCATTGCCTTCAACATGATTCAAAAAGGCCTGATTAAGCGCGTTATCATTGATGACGAAGAAACGGAAATCCGAACAGTTTCCCTTGATAACAAGCTCTTTACCAATGCGCCGTATGAAGTCAACGGGATTTGGTTCAAAGCCGATTTTGTTGACGTCAACATGGATTTTCGGATGGAACTGCTTCCTGAAGATGCCAAGAAGGTTAAAGCTGAGTTCAAACGTCAGAAATTATGGCTGCGCCAATCCAACTTTGATGATGCGGTATTGCTGTTCACTGGGGATAACTCGGGGATTGATTTGACAGGTATCAGTGATGAAGGCGTTCATTATTCTGAATGCTGGAATCATAGAAGAAGCGATACTTGGCGAAAAGTTAAGCTTGAAGATGTATTGCCCGATTGATTGTTGAAGGCATGCGAAAGCTGGCGCGAAAACGCCAGCTTTTTTGCTTGTTCAACACCTAGAGGTAGGCTAGGGTATTACCCTAGGGCTTCATCGCAATCTGTGGCGATTGTGAAGCGACTGTGGCCTATGTTTGTAGATAACAGAAAAGCCCCATTAAGGGGCTTTCGCTTTATGCCTTTCGCATGCCTAGGCAATCAGTATCCATTCGGGATTATCGCATACTTCCCAATCCCGGCGAAACTCGCCGATTTCTAGGCTTCCGTCTTTGGCAGATTTGATACAGATTCCATCATGGGGCGTGGCCATCAACACAGTTGCCTGTGTACGGTAGTGCTTGTATTTGGCTGGCCATCTGTAACTATGGGTATAGCGCCTTAAATCCTGCCAAGCAATCAAATCGCCGTTCTCGGCATAGCGCATAGAACATGCAATCATGTTGTTGTTCTTGCAGTTAATGCGCATCCCGTAGCCGTTGGCAATCCATGCGGTGACTATCCCGTCTTTAACGCTGAAGCACAATAGTGGATAATCGGCAATCCGGTTGAGTTCTTTCAGATGATAGTTGTCTCTGAAGCCGATAATATCCTTATCACTTGGGCTATCCGATACCATCAAGCGGTTGTTGTATTGGCGCTTGTTGATTTCATAGGGATATTGCCAGTCGCCCTCTTCACGGTAGCGGGCTTTGTATTGTGGATTCTTGATAGTCGAACCGTCGCGCAATAACAGCACGGCATTATCAAGCTGCAGGATAGTCGTGATGATATTCGCGGCTTCAATAATGCTTAACCGCTTGCCGGGGTCATTGGGTTGCTTTTTGTGTTTCATGTTTCCACCTGTTTGTAAACTTGGCCATCTTGCGGGCAATCCTATCAGGGGTTGTTGGCAAGTCATGGCGGTCGTCTTGGATAATGTAGATGTGGTCAAAGTAAACCCGCTTGGCAGGTTTAGCCCCGTCGCGCATCCCAAATACCTGCCCGCCGTAATCGCATAAGAGATACCGCTGGCCGTCGTCGGGGGTAGTGG